ACGATGCAGAGTATACTAAGCTACTAGAACAATATGGGGATGATCCTGTTAAACTGGGTAATGCTTTAAAGGCTTTAAGAGCTAAGTCTACACAGGAAATGTTAGACTATAAAAAAAGCTTATTTGGAAACGATTGGTTCTTTGGTAGAACACCTCAGGTAGGATCTACTATTACCTTTGCTGAAAAGGGTAGTAAGCTTACATATGCAGAGAGAGCTAAACTTCAAAGTTCTAGGGATTTCAACAAGAGCCTATTGGAAAATAATAAACAGTTTCATAAGGACATAATGAAGTCCAAAGAAGAAAACAATAAGATGATTCAGAATATGTCTGCTATAACAGCAGCATTAATCAAACGAGGAATGGGCCTATGAAATTGATAGAGAAGCTACAACAAGGTGGGGGAATCCCCGCCTTTGTCAGCTTTACAAATGTGCCTCAACCACAACCTGCTGCACCATATACAACTCAGCAGAACACTAAGTCTACAGAGACTAATGATGGTGGAATTGGATTACTCGACAAGAATATGGTTAAGTTCTTATATGAGAATGGCATTCCTAGTGATGTTGAGGCATTTATAGATAAATCAGGTATATTCTCCAATGAAACATTTAGCAATCCATTCAGGAAGGATAGTTCATTAATACAGTATAAAACTATATTAAGAATGCTTCCCAGAATCAAGGCAGAAAGTGAGCGATTTAAAAACGCCATGTCTGCTGCCGAAAAAAATGATGGTCTAAATGAAGTAGCTGTTACTGATGGGGGGTATGTAATTACTATGGATTCCCAAGGCAATATGAGTAAGAAAGCTATGGGGGATGTCGATTTAGAGAGTGAACAGATTCTAACCAATTCAGAATTGGCTAACTATAGAGCCAATAATATAGGTGCAGCATTTAATACTGATATAACTAGTATTATATCTAATGGAGTTGGAGTGTCTAAGATAACTGACTTTATTAGAAATATAACTGATAAATTGGGCACTAGTTCTAGTACTAGAGAGGGATATGTAAGTCAGCAAGCTGGAAGGGTCTTAAAAGGTTTAGAATATTTAAAATCATTGAATCCCAATGCCAATGATCTAGCTGGGATGTCACTAGATGGGGTCTATAAAACAAGTGGGATGGACAAGAATCAAATTACCCAGGCTAATGCAGCTATAAATTACATTATGAATACCATGCCCAAAAATATGAGAACAGTTTTGCAAGCCAAGGCTGCCTATATGTTGGGAGACAATTCTGCCCAAGGAGTAAAGAAATTGGTAAGTATGCTAACTTCTTCTGCACTAAAGGGAGAACATTCATTTACTTTGGACTATAAAGAGAGTCTAAATCCAGATGGGACCAAAAAATCAGAAAAGTCTAGTAAAGATGATAAAGTTATTGGGCCAGCAGAAGGATTTATACTAGGATATGGTGATAAACAGGTATATAGGATTAATAATGGAACATCATATGATCTAAACGTTTATGGAAACAGAGGGATAATAACAACTGAATCTGGTAGACCACTAGGTAATGCAACATTAGCTGACGTATCAAATAAGAGCACATTTGCTGGATCTTTAGACTTGGAAAATGCCACTATGGGCAATCAGCCTATTGATTTTAGTACAGCTGATAGAATAGCTATCTATGGTTCTAAAATTGTTGGCGCAGATCTACCATTAGATTTAGAAGCTAAGGCTAAAGGTATTATTAAACCTGATTTAGACTCTCTAAGAAGAATGGAAGCTGCTGATGAGGAAATTAGAGCTAAGGGCTTAACTGCCCCAGAAGATAAAAATAGGGTCTATGCTGCACACCAATTGCCATTTAAATTTGACCAGAATGGCAACGTTAATCTGGAATATTACGCTAGATTTGGAATATTGGATGCCTATGCTGATGAATCTGCCTTTAAGGAGGATGTTACGTTTGATGATTCACTGTCTACAGTGGGGGATGAAAATGAAAGGAGAGGTATAGAGCGTATTCTAAAGGCAGCAGATAAGGATTATAAGATGTCTGAGGGATTATTTGGAGGCACTACCGTTTATAAAGGATCTGTGTACGTTCCAATAAATAGTAACATACTTAATAGTTCTTGGGGTGCAGGACATAATCCAACAGTACAAGGTAATGATGCTAAACTATTAGAAGCCAAAGAACAACTTCTACAAAAGGAGAGAAATTATCAAAGACCAGCTCCTTTGTCTAGCTATATAAATTAAATATAATATATGAAGAACAATACCAAGGAGAACGACTTGTTCCTAAATATTGCAGCTAATCCTACATTCTCAATTACAAATTTTAGAGATGTAGGGTTAAATGCAAGCAATACGTCACTTGCAGATGAAAATACTTACAAAAATATTCCTCAAATACAGGAGAATCCATTATTTCAAACAGATGGTAAGTTCGATGAGGCTAAGTTCAGTGATGCCTATCAAGCAGCTGCTATTGCTTATAATCATCTAGCTGATGAGACGTATCAGGAAGATATAATTAAACAAGCTACTTTTCATAGGGATGATATATTTGCTGAACCAGAGCAAAGACGTCAAGGGCCAGAAGTGTCCCTTACTAGAACACCTAACCCTCTAAGACAAAAGAAAGGAATTAGAAGGATAAATCTCCTTGATGAGCCTACTCAATCTATTGATGAGATTGCACAAACTCAAAAGGTATGGGATGGTGCCACTCAAACATGGCATGATTCACCTAATGATTCATTTTGGACAGACTTTTGGGATACCAGAGTTATGGCCCAGTGGGATTTTGATGCAGATGAACAAGGAAGGCCTACTACTGATAAGGATAAGATAGTTTATAGAAAGGGAGACTTAAAGCTAAATGAGAATGGTACATACTACTATGAAAACCTTAACGGAAGGGAAGTGTATGGTAGAAGAGTATTATCCAAGTTAAATACCTTGACCACTGATGGTTCAGCATGGAATAAATACGATTTTTTTGATTCTGATGATCTAGAAAAAAGTGTTGGGGGCACTTTCATGAAGAATGTTGCCATGATTGCTCCTATGTTTATTCCATATGTTGGTGCTTGGTATGTTGGTGCAGGTATTGCTACCGAAGTGGCTAAGGTAGGATCAGTCCTTGGTAAAATGTTCTTAGGTAGTGATAATCAATTTTTATCAGCAGTAGAGGGATTTACTCAATCATTAGAACCAACCTCTTCCCAGTATACACAAGACCATGCTTGGAGTATAGAGAACTTACTAAACCTTACAGGGGATGTATTTAAACAATTGTATGAACAAAGGTGGTTATTCAAGTATGCTCCAGCTATACTGAAAGGTAATTTAGGAATGTCTGAGGATTTACAAAAAGCTAAACAAGCTGAATGGGTTTCAGAATATATGAAAACTAAAATTCTCGATATAAATAAAATACCATCTATAAAACCTGATGATGTAGCTAGAGCTACTAAGGAACTACAAGCTGTTAGTACTCTTAGGGCCCAAACTAGGCTAGAAGATTACATGAAGGAGTACAATAAAGTAGGGGAGCTAATCTCTAAGGCATATATGACTGGTATAACAGTTCAAAGTGCTTATGGGGAAGCTAAACAACAAGGTGCTTCTGATATGGAAGCTGCATTACTTACTTTAGGATATGCTGCCGGTGAGTATGCCATTATAAATAGTAATTTAGGAAAGTGGATACTTCCTGAGTTGAGAATGGAGAAGGAGCAATGGAAACAAATTGCTAAAACCTTAACCCAAGCTGGTCAAAAACCTCTGCAAAACAGCCCAAAAGAACAGAAAGTTCAATTTATGAAAAAATTGTTCCAGATGGGTAAGGACATTGCACAGGCTAATTATTCAGTTGGAAAAACCACACTGAAAGCTACAGGTGCTAATGCTATTGGTGAGGGTGTGGAAGAGGTTTCAGAAGAGTTATTATATGACCTTGCTAAATCTGTATCTAACTTAGGGAGCTGGCTATCTGGAAGTGATACTAGGCTAACAGCTTGGGATGATATGACTAACCGATATGGTCTATCCTTCGTAGGGGGTGTGATTGGTGGAGGTGTGTTTGATATAGCATCGGATGTTAAGAGTGCCCGTAACATGAAGGATCTAAAATATAATGATGCTTATCAACAATTAGTATACATGGCACGTAATGGTAAGATGAATGATTTCTTAAATACAGTCAACAAGATGTCTTTAGGAAATAAGTATTTATCTGCCACTAAGCAAATTACTACAGCCGATGGGGAAGTTATATGGCAACAAGGTACTGAGACTGATAATCAGGATCTCGCAGCTAAAACTATGCTTAACCAACAAGCTAAAATGATTAATGATATTTTAGCAGCAAACTCAGCCAATATTAGTGATGATAGTTTTTTAGAGATACAAACTCTAAAAGATCTAAGGTTTTCCCAATTATCTAATAGTTCAGTTGCAGGTAGGTACTTGCAGGACTACAACAGTATATGTACTGATATTATTGATCTTACTAATCAGCTAAATAATCTGAATAGTACTGCATCAAAGATGGAAAAGGGAGTTACAGATCAGAATGAGAGGGATAATGGAGAGGATTTATCTACTCAAACTGAGAGGAGCAACCTTCAGGCTAAACTTAAAGAGGCTATAGAAAAGAAGGATTCTTACATTAATGGTGATAGAGCACCAGAATATGTAAAGGAGTCTATATTTGAAATGTCTCCAGCTTTAAACTCTCCGTTTGTATCTTCCACATTAATTAGATATATAGAGTCTCAAAGTGGTAAGAGGGTTGATGAGTGTAGTAAAGCAGAAATAGCTAAATATAAATTAGAGTATGAGAGTCTAAACAAAACTGATAGAAGGGATAGGATACACCAGGCATTCATGATATTTAATACAATGAATGAGCAAACTTCTCCCATGTTTGCAGATCATAGTATGAGATACTATGAATCAACAGACGATGTACTTAATGAGCATATAAACATTCTACATAAGTCTATAAACGAGACACTAGAAAGACTTGGATCTATATCTGACTCTGAAAAATTTCAGGATGCAGCTGGTAATTATTTAAGGGAGAAATCGTCCTCTATAACCTTAACATTGGTCAAAACCTTAGGTGACCAGTCTGATGTTGATTCTTGGGATCGACTTATAAGTGAACCCATAGATGAGGATTATAGTGAAGCTGATAGGAATAGAGATGCTTCTAAATTCCTAAGTAATTTCATATATACTAAAATAAATGACATTGTTTCCCCTATAATTTCTAGGGGCTATGTTAATCCAGAAGTAAGACAGACTCTTCTAGATACAATACAAGCTGCTGAGAATTACTTCTATATGGCAGAAAACGAAGCTTCATCCTCTGGTGCTGATACTGCAACATATGAGCTTGCTATAGATGCTCTTACTAAAGCATCGAGCCAATTAAAGAAGTTGCCACACTCTCCAATTACAGAGGTGTTGGATAGTTTCGCATTAAGTATTACTGACAATGGTATAAAGTTTTCTAAACTACTGCAAGATTTAGATGAACAACTTCTCAATGCACAAGAGGATCTATCCACATTTGATATAGATAATCAGGTTGGGGCACAGATTGATGAAGCTTTACATATCTTACAAGCAGCTAAAAGTATTGTTCTAGCAACTAGAACTGACTCTACAACAATAGACAATTTATTTGGATACAATTCTACTGTAAATAGTCTAAAGCCGGAAGTACAAGTAGCTGAGATACAAGCCCCTATAGCTGATTCTATGATACAAGATCTGGAAATCTTGGAGAACAAGCTAAAATTCTTCCAAAGGCTTACAGATGCTAACAACGAGCAAAAGTTAAATGAGCAGTCTAAGACAGCAACTAATAAAGATTATATTACATATAGAAAATTAGTGCAGCTTGCAGATGCAATCCCAAGTAATTGGAAGGGTTCAGCAGAGTTTAAACTAGCTATAGATAGTCTTACTAATATAAAAGAGTTATCTAACATCAATAAACTTAATCTCACTAATGATGAAAAGATATTAGTTGAGAAGGATAGAATTGCTGCTGAAGATGCTATATATACCTTGTTCGAAGCTAATCCTGATAAAGTATCCGACCCAGTAGAATTATCTAAGTTTATCAATACTAAGAATTTTAACATTTACAACAACAATGAAGATGTTCTAGATTCCTCGTCTAAAAACATAGATGATAATTCATTTGTATGGTATTTGGCTTCTAGGGCAGCTATTAGATCTACAGATTTCTATAATGAGTTTAAACAAATTATTAGGGATAATATTGCCCCACTTCCAACACAGGAGTTAGCTGTATACCTAGGATATGCATCTATTGCAAATGGCTCAATTATTGATTCTTTTGTAGATGCTATTAATGAATCTATAAAGAATGACTGGAAGACTTTATCCGATTCGGAGAAGAATGAAATAAATAAGAGAGTAAAACCAGCTATATATTGGGATTATCCATTGGATTCTTCTGTAGCTCCTAGATTTTCTAGGGTTACATTTGTAGAAGGCATTCCTGGAAGTGGTAAGACTAGTGCAGTATTTGATACTATAGTTACTTTACTAAGAAAATTTCATCCAAGCATCTTAAACAATACATGGGTTGGCCATGCTACTACTAAAAGTGCTGAAGGGTTAGCTAATAGCCTAAACCTAGAGGGGGCTTCTAAGTTAGACAAGAAAGGTCTTATGAAGAAGATTTCTCCTAATTGGCATGAATCATTAGATGCTAACGGTAATGTAGATATTAATGATGATATGTATATTATGGATGATGAGGGGATATTAAGGTCAGCATTTGGAATAAATGAGGTTGATTCATCTTCTCTCCCATCTATTATATTTATAGATGAAGTTTCAAGGTATACTACATTTGATCTTGACTTAATTGAGAGGTTTGCTAAAAAATACGGCGTTCCAGTTATAGTGGCTGGGGACTTCGATCAAACTAGAGCCATAGGAGTACATAAGATACCTATAAACGGAAAAGAGGTTACTAACTATGTACAGCTGTTTAGAAATAACTTCGTAAGAACTCCTAAGTTGGGGGTATCCATGAGAGCTAACAACTCTCAAAAAGTATTCAACATGAAGCTTATAAGATCTAGTCTGAGTGACTTGAGAAACAATAATTTCTCTGACGTTCTGACATTGCATTACTTCCAAGATGGGACTGGTTTATATGGTGATAAGGTATATGATTCATACAACTATGACCAGAGCTTAGTCTCCAAAGATATAGATCTTATGATTAGTACCTTAAAAGAAGGTCAGAAAATCGGATTTATATACACTGATGTAAACACAGACATCTATAAACTACTTAGCACTGCAACATATAAGGATTATATAGACTGGCATGAGGGTACTTCTGCACAAGGGTTAGAGAATCAATATTATATTATTGATGATTCTGATGCACAACCTGAACAGTACTGGAGTGATTTATATACTGGAATTAGTAGAGCTATGCAGGGTAGCATTATCATGCATACTAAGGATTATAATGCTATGACTACATATTTTGAATCAGTCGCTGATACTATGACTAACGTAAGCCAGTTACCAGAAAAAAGTATTAAGGATTTCTCCCAGACTAGGAAAAAGCTATTAGAACAAGTAGTACCATCTGGAAATCCTATTAAAATTGTTCCCAGGAAAAAGGATAGTGCTATAGTAGCTATACCTCCAGTTAATCCAGAAGGAGGTCTAGAATCTACAGTGGTTGAAACCATAGATGATTCTGGAAATCCAACTACTGAAATTGTAACTAATGATGGACTTCCATCAGAGGAGGATTTGAAGAAAAAGACACTAGCCTCTAGTGAAGACCCAGAACATCCTGCAAAGGAAGTAATAGATTCCGATCCAGACTTAACTAAACCACTAGACCAATTGAATATGATTCTTCATACATTCAATACATTTGAATCTGGATGGGTTAAGGATCAGAATGGTGTCTTACGTCCTGGAGAGGATGCTGATTCGAGAATAGACAGCTTTAATGGTCTAAGCAAATTGAGTAGCCTTCCAAGCAGTATGCACAATGTAAACAGTTACACTGACTTAATTGGCCAACTAAGAAGCACTGTATTTAATAATAAAGATAAGGCCGAGTTGGTCTCTAAGGTTAAATCAATTCTTAACTTAAACTCACAAGTTTATGCTACGTTTGCATTTAAGAGTTCTGCTGGAGTAACTACCAATCAAAATTACGGAAAGTTCGGCAAGAATCCTTCAGAAGAGATTGATTTTGTATATGCACATGATCTTAGAACAAAAGAGGCTAGGAGAAAGGCCCTAGTATTAATAGTTGGGGAGTCAATAAATGGTAAAAATAACGATTTGTTAGAAATTCCATTAGCTACATTAACTTCTCCTTTGACCATGTTAAATCTTAAGGTCTTTTCAGGCATAAAAGACATATACAATGATATTAATATATCACACTCCGATAAAAGTACTCATTTTAGGCTTGGAGAGTTAAGAAAGAGGCTTTCAGGAAGTAATGCATACGGTAAGGATGTTTTTATCAAATTGTTAGACCTGTGGAATTTTACTCAAAATGGGATATTCTTTATCAATGATCCCACTTGGACATTGGCTCAGAATTTCAAGTCTTCTGGTCCTACTATGGTAAATAAAATTAAAGGCTACGACTACGAGGTAGAAGGATTTGCGTATGATGCTGACTGGATTAGTTTAGAGGAGATGGGTGAGAACCCAGGAAGAAACATATCCAGTATCATGGTATCTCCACGTGGTACATATACTTATGGAGATTCCAAAGTTGTACAAGCAGCTGAACCTGGCCAACCATTTGTATTAATTACCGATGACATTTCACTTAGCGGTGATAGGCTAAGGGATTATTATTTAAACCAATTGGTTGATCCTAATTTGGAAAAGAAAGTGAAGTTGGTATATGTTATTCCTCCTAAAGCATCTTTCAAGTCTTATTTTGACAACCTGAAGGCTATCATTACCAAAGATGGAACTCCCAAGAATATAGGTAATAACCTTACCGCATTTAGGATGTTAGATATCCTAATGAGGCAACCAGGCTTTAAGACTTCTGAGTTAAATTATATAGACTCCGCATATGATGGTATATTAGAAGTAGTAAACAAACTAGCAGGAATGAATACCATAAAGGACAGGCTAGCTTACTTAAAAACTTCTGTTAATATACAGGGCTTAAACTCTAATATTAGTGTACAACAGGCCTTACAAAATTATCTACTTAGAATGGTATATCCTGGTAAGGCTGGAGGAGGTGTAGTATTTAAGCCAGAACTTCTAGCTAAGATAGAGGACATCATGAAGGCAAATAGAATTGATGGTATATTCTACGATGTTAAGTATGATAGAAACTCTAAAGGTGTAACTATGGTTGATGCTCAGGTTACTTCAAAATACACTATCGATGGTATTCCGTTCATGATAAACGGTAAGGTAGACTCTACTTCATTTTTTGGAAATGTATTACCTATGGTAGAATCCACCCTTAATAAAATAAAGAAAAGTGGGAACTCTATTTCGTCTATAGATAATGCTAAGTATTTAGCTGGGGATTCCAATATCAATATTCCAACTAAGAGTCCTATCCAACAATTTATTGAGAACTTTGGTATAGAGATGGATGCTTCTGTACGTAAAGAAATAGAGGATAGATTCAAGGGAAGTGCTGGATACACCACAGATGAAATTTGGCAGTATTTAAAAGATACTGGGCATTTATCCTTAAAAATTGGAGGGAGAACATATATAAGTCAAAAAACATCCCAGTTTGAAGGGCTATCTCCTACTGGAATTAATATGGTTCCAAAGACTAACAATATATATTCAGTTGACATGTCTATAGGAGAGGATTCCTACACAGGTGAGTTCAACTTAGCAGATAGGGTATTGTTATTGGTTAAAGTTACTAATGAACCTACTACCCAAACACCTGCTGCTGAAGGAGTATTTGCAATAGAAACTAGGGATGAGTTGAGTACATTCATACAGTCTCTCAAACCTATTACATTTGCCAATGCAAATTACAACAATTTAAAGAATGCAACAACAGTTGAGGAATTTAATACTAAAGTAAATGCGCTTCCTATTACACCAAAACTACTTAGTAAAATAGTAGACAAAGTTAATGACTTTGGGGATGGGCCTAATAAGGAAGCATTACAGAACTTAATAGATTTCTTAACAACTAAACTAAATATGAAGAAGTTCGTTCAGCAAACTGAACAATCTTGTCCAATAACAATTAAAGTTAAATTCTAATTAAAATGGAAAAATGTATTTTTAACAAGGGTGATGGGAACCTAGATCTTCTTGATCACCTTGTAGATGTTTGTGAGGATTTATCAGAAGTAGAAGACTTGACTGAGAGGAAATCTCTGTTTATAGGTAATCTAAAAGAACTGGGGGAAGGATTCACTGAATCCTCCCATCCAGCTCTTGCGGAATTTATAAAAGAGTACATTGACTCTAATTATCCTGACCTATCTGATATAGTTCCTGTGAATGCCGACATATATTTATCCGGCAAAACTAGTAATATTGATGAGACTTTACAAGAATCTGAGGCTAAAACTAATACACTAGAAATGCCAGATGACGTTGGAGATAATCCACGTGGTAATTTCATATCTAAATCATATGGAACTGCTACTGAGGTTCAAACGGCTATGGAAGCTAGCTTCAGAAGAAATGTTGTAAACTCATTTATAGTTAATAGGGATAAGGGCACTGTCATAAGTGACACAACTACTCTAAATGGAGAAGTTAGAGAATATCAAGAACAACTATTACAAAACATAGTAACTTATTTAAAGGACAGGTATCAGAATGTGCAATCAAGTAAATATGATACAGATTCTATACTCAACACATTAAATACTTTATCTATGTATAAGGATGGGAGATACACTGGTGCGGTAGAAACAGTAAATGGTATTGCAGATCCGTTCTTTAGTAAACAGACCTCCAATTCATTAAATGAATATTATTCCAATGCGCTAGCTAGACATATTCCATCTAAAAAGTTTATTGATGCCTATAACAGTTATGTTATCCTTAACAACTTTGATCCACTGCTTAGACTAACATTAGGTAAAGTCCTAGAAATTAATCCAGAAACTAATGGTAAGTTCGTAGCAGATTCTAACAAGTATTCTCTAAATGGTAAGAATAATCTTCCTACCAGTTGGAGGACTACTGAGGACATCTTTCCTGAAAGGGAAATTAGTAATATAGACAGGTTGCTGGTTGAAACCACACCAATGTACTTATGGCAAGGTGAGGCCCCAATGAGTAATAGATCATTAGGATTACAGGAATTCAATTATATAGTATGTAAAGTAAAAGATTTAGTAACTAATTCTTATGCAAGAGATATTGTATTTGATGGTCAGTTCTTTAATGACTATCCTGAATTAGCTAAACACAGATCTAGGATATATGGTAAGACACTCTACGAACTAATAGCATTAGTGAGAGAACATCCTGAAACCAATCTTAGTACTATATTTAGCATATTATGTGATCCTAAATTCTTCTCATCACAATCCACGACTTTACTTAGGGAATTCTATCGTCCTGATATGGATATTATGTATTCCCTATATAAAGGAATGTTTGAAGATTCTCCCAATTCATTGTTTGGAATTAAAAAGAGGAATCCTGGTCAAACTAACTATTATTCATATATTACCCAAACTGCTAATTCTATAGCTAACATTAGTTATGCTCAGTATAGACAGGATGAGTATGGTAATATAGTTATGAGAACTCTTAAGGACTCTTCCTTGAATCTTACTAAACTAAGGATCGAGAACAAAATTAACGGTATGTTAAGTAAGGTGGCACCTATCAAATATGATGATCTAGTAACTAAGTACAATGCCAGTTATGAGGATGGTATATTCAAATTTACCATTCCAAACGCTGATATAATTGTAGAGTTTAAACCCTCATCTGATAGGAATACTGCTTTCACTCTTACTAGGAAAGTGATGGAAAATGGTCAGGAAAGCTTCTCTAACGTTCAGTACTTTGAAGGTAGAGACGATTGGAATAAGCTTCTTGGATTCTTTAATGACTTCCTAAAGCTTGATTTTGCTCCTGACTCTACCTATATGTCTAACTATCTGTCCTTGAAAAGCGAGGGTGAGAATGTCCAGTATGATCTAGCAATCAATGACTTGCTCCAGTTCTCTACTAGTGTATTCTTCAATTCCTACTTATCTCATAAACTTACATATCCAGAGATGAGTTGGACAAAGCTCGATGATCTACTTGCCAATACATATGATGATAAGAATAGACCTAACATAATCAAGTCTTCAGGAGAAATAAGTTTAATCTCCCGTTCTTATACACCAGTGTTAAATGATTTAGCTAATGCTAATAGTATGACTACTGGAATGTTTGCTAGTAGTATTGTGAGGGATGCTGAAGGTAATGGCTTAGGATCAACATCAATTACCCGTATGTTTGATTCTACTCATACTCAGTGGGCTGCTCAATGCCTTAGAAATCCGAGGTCTGCTAGTCGAGGATTTAGTTTATTGAACAACCCTAAGATGTTGAGAGGTGTTATTACTTCCAGAGAATATAAAGGAAGAGATAGCGCCAAGAGACATACTCAATTTAATGTTGCTGAGTCTTACTTCTCCTCATTAGTTTATGACTATGTAGGGGGATTAGTAGCACATGAAGGAAATGATCCAAGGGCTGGTGTTTCTGGCTTCATGCCTTCAGTAAATTCAGATAAGACAACTATCCTGAAGATGCTGATTAACATGAACGACATAAGTGCTGCCAAAAAGACTTATGCCCAACTTAGTAAGGAGGAAATTAGGAGTATTATTAATTCAGAAATTGGAACATGTTATACCAGAATCATGGATAATATATTACAGGATTTTGCAGAGTTAGCAAACTTTGCTAAAAGTACTGGAAATAACATTATTCTTAATCCATTAACTAATTTTTCTGAATTTAATGCATTGTATGGAAAGGATGCAGCCAATCAATTAGCTATTCTTACTAAAGCATATAACAGTACTCACAGAGTCCCACTAGAATTTATAGATCAAGTTCATTTTATTAATAATAAGGGAAAGCTTGCATTTAATAGATCTTTAGTGTCTCTTACTAACAGATTCAGTCCTGGATATTTCTCTTCCAAGAACTTCGACCCAACTCCAGTATTTGGGAGATTAACTACGGCCAACGAGTTTTGGAATCTTAAGGAGAGGGAACTACTATCCCAAGCTTTAGATAACAACTTTGTAATTGAAACTACCAATAGTAGAGGTCGCACGTTAAACTCTCCTGAAATCCAGCACTTTGCAAAAATGGGTTCCTGGATTGATCCAAATACTAAAAGGGTTATACTTGCAAAGTTTACTCCTAGTGGTGGAGGCGCAACGGTAAACATCTCTAAGTGGTCGGATTTTGGCGATCTTGGATATACTGAGCAAGATTCTTTCGGAAGAACTGTTAGACGTACATATTTGTCTGATGGATTCGATATATCTAAGTTGAAAGGTAAGTTGGAGTTACACCCGACAATGGCTAATCATAATGCTCTTGATTATTTATTTACTCAAGAATATATGTTATCTACTGTAGGTACTCATATCTCTCACCCAGCTAAAAAGGCAGCTAATGATGTATTTGACTTGGTCGAAGAGGCTGCAAGGTATGTAGCTCAACACAAGAGAAATGTGTCTTTTACAGCTAGTATGCATGTATTTCAACAGGATACTTTGACTGGCATTCCATCTGTCTATAGAATGGCTGTTATCGATGATCTAAAGGCAGTAGTATTTAATGTAATGGGTGATTTCGATAAGGGGGGTGCTAAACCATATGATGGTGCAACTTTTGTTAATCCATTCGTTGTATACTTGGAGAATAATTCTCTAGGTGGATCTAAGGCTGGCATAGATAAGAAGCAATTCATTCACTCCTACAAGGAAAACACTTGTACTGGTATTATTATCAAAACAGCTGGGTTTGGTCTAACTAATGATAGAATTAGAGAGTCTGCATTTTATCGTCTTATGATGAAAAAAATGACAGATCATGTCTGGACAGACAATGTTGGTATACCGTTTGTTACAGACATTACTAAGGATTTCAGAGGTAACCCAATCCGATATGATGATATGTACTACAAGGATACTGACGGTAAGTTCTACATGATTAAGGTAGAAAGTGCTGAGGGTGGAAACAATTTCTATGCTGTTACTAAGTCAGAAGTTGATCCAAATGGTAATATTATTAGAGAACTCCCAGTAGAAATGACTGGCCCAGTAAACACTAATTATGCCCTTTGGAATATGTTTGGTGGTATGAACTCCATGGAATTAAAGGATGATGGGTTTGGTAATAAAACTCTTCAACCGTCTGAAGTATCTATCACCAATGTAGTTAAGGCTATGAATAGTATAGGAATAGTTACTAATCCAGAAGGTATCGTAGATACTCAGGAGGACATCTATCAAGTTCTTAAACATTCCGACATCCATTATGTTCCTACTGCTGGTGCTGTTAAACAGGGTGCTGCCAATATTAATAGTTCTGCATTCTATTCTAACACAGAGAATTACAACATAATGACGGTTAAATTAGATTTCGCTGGTATTCAGTTAGATGCTTCTCATGAGGCAGATGAGGCTAACCTATCTATCATGACTCAGGTTATTTCTTCATTAGCCTCTAGAGGATACACAGCTGATATGGCCCAGGAAGTTTATGATGCACTAAGTGCATTAACTGAATATGGAATTAGAGATTACATTGATGGTTACTCTAAGTACTTAGAAACTGAAAACCCAGAAGAGTTCCAAAATGTAATTACTAAGACTATTGTTAAATCTCTGATGAATAGTACCTCAAGGGATGGGAGTATAGTTCAGGCTGTAGCTGAAACTCTTCTAGAGAAGGCTAGACAGGGGAAAGAGCTAAAGTTCAAGGATACTAAAGGAATAATTCCCTATAGTGATCCTAGTGTATTTAATCAATTGGTTTCTACGATTAGTTCTTCCCTTACCAAAGCTGCAATTCGTGTCAAGTTTAATGGTACACTGTCTGTATTAAATCCGTCTCATGGTATCTGGAAATTGTATGGTGATAGAAAGTTGGGATCATTTAATAATTCCAAACAAATTGAAGCGTTACAGAAGATCTATGATACTAGACCTTTAAAATCAGTGTCAGAGATTCAATTAGGTCGCACGTACAATGTAACTGTGGATGGTATCACTTTACCCAGATTCATAGAAACACCCCAACAGTATTGGGATCTGAAGGAAGAATTGGCTGGTAAAGAGGCTACAATCGTAGAGAACATTACCGTTGGTAGAGATTTAGCAACTTATAATGTTAGTTTCTCTGATATAGAGGGTACTAAGTATAATATGTGGGATCTGGATGAGGTTAAGAACGTCTATAACTTTAGGACTTTAGTTGATGCGGTTAAAAATGCGGAGGCAGAGGAACGTACTCTTATGCTTGCTAACCTAAGGGCATGGCTGAAAAGTAAGGGACTTAGCAGCAATGCTAAAGAAGCTTGGAAACAACTTCAAGAAGGTATGCAGCGCACTCTGGGAGCCATAGGTTCCAGTGCCTCTGGTGCGGTTGTAATCAACGGAGTGCCAGTACTAATAGACAAAAGCAGTGTAGATATTAGAGCATATGAAACTATTATGCCGAAAATCTATGCAACTAAGTTCGGACTGCTTGAAAATGATGATTTACAAACTATTAAGAATGATAGGTGGTTCTTCCTGAAAAGGATGCTAGCCAAGGATAGATGGAATAGTAAAGTGGATGATGCAGACTTCGATGTAGAATTAAAGAGGATTAATGGTAAACATACCTACCTAGTTAATAAGGGAACATTTAATAAACATCATCTAACTGAGAAAAATGTAAATAAGTTATGGGATGGAGATAAAGTATATAGAGTAAATGAAGAAGGTCAGAAGTTGTATAGGTTATCTTCAGATGAAGATCTAATCTTTACAGATATTGACGGGAATGAAGTTATCGTTACTGACAATATTGATTTCTACGTTGGTGCTTCCAACTATCATACTCTTAGAATCTCTGATTCTGTAGCTAAAACTGAGCTATTGGCACATATTTGGACTAAGATAGAAGGGGCTACTAGTAAACCTGCTCAACGATTTATAAAAAGAGTTAGTAATGGTAGTATAGCTCAAAATATTTTAGCTATGAATGAGACTTACAGAACTAGTATTGAAAGTCTAAGAACTAATCCTGACGTGAGCGTTAAGGATCCTAATTTAAGGGCTTTATATAATTCTAGTATGGAGATTCATTCCTCATTTATTAAATCCTTAGATGTGTTAGCCGCTCGTATTCCAGCTCAAACAATGCAATCATTCATGCCTATGAAAGTTGTTGCGTTTGACAATCCTGACGTAAATTCTGCCTACGTTAATTATTGGCAGATTTGGTTACAAGGTTCTGACTTCGATATTGATAAGGTTTCTCTGTTAGGATATTCATTTGACAGAACTGGTAAGTATGTTGGATGGAGTCCTTACTTTAACCTTAAAACAATCAATAATTTGAAGGCATCTGAAATGCTGCCGTTCCCTACTGGCAAGAAAGTTGAGCTAGTTCCAACTAATGATGAAAGTTTAACTGGATGGTTCAATGATTATGTTGGAGAGTCCAAATTGTTTAACTTTGTAAAAGGCAATAAGTTAAGTGTATCTATAAACAATGATGCTATACAAAAAGAAATAGCATTAGGAGATTTAGCTAAGTTTTTAAGGTATATAAGGTCTAATGGACATAAGTTATTTGTTCCAGCAGAATCTTCCCTTGATTTTGAAGCTATCAAGAAGTTCGTTGATACACATAACACGTACCTTCAAGATTTAAAGGATGATTCCGGTACTGACATGATTAGAAATTTTATTTCTACACACATGTACAAGATCAGTTCAGATCCTATAAATCTTATTCAATCTCAATCACCTATTGACCTAGGAGATCCACAAACAGCAGCTGAAGGATCAACAGCAGGAAAGCTAGTTAAAACTTTTACTCCTGGTAATAATTTTAACAAGCACATTTCACTGTTTGAGAATATGGCTGGTAAGGAGGTAATTGGTATTACTGCTGCAGGTATGAAGATTTTCTTCGCACTTACCCAGTATTACAATACTACACTTAGAAGTAATGATCCATTAAAGCAATCATTATTACTATTTAATAAAACTATAGCTGGGCAAAATGTTCAATTACTAGCTAATAGCTATACTAGTAACTTAAGTACAATAGCAGATCCTAGAGTTCTGGAAGCAATAAGTACAGTAGTTCAAGATAAAGATGCTGCATTAATACTGTCAGCTCTATTATCATGTGCAACTGATAATGCCAAAGAGCTAATTTTATCTAAGATTAATGCTGGTGCCGACATGGTTAGTTTGTACATTTATGGTATTGCAATCGGTATTGACTTTAATAAGATTGCAGACATTATGATGTCAAGAACGGCTAAGATTATTAGTAAGATTAAGAGTGGTAATGTATTTAATGATGATTCTGGAATACCGTTTTTAACTAGTGTATTCGATTACCTAGATAAAGGTCCTAGAGTTAGTGGATTAGATTATCGCTTTAAGAGCAGAATAGCACAGCTATTGGACTTAGAGAATGATGGTGACGGTGATGTTAGAGAAGCTCTAAATCGTAAGATGCATGATACTATAGGTACGGATTTTATGTTGAACAGTAAATTACAGTTTATTGAACAATTGAAGAAAGCCGCAGTGTCTATTGATTCTGACGAAGCTAGGATCAGTTCTTTCAAATTTATCGATAAGTTGGAAGAATTTGTATCTAGTTTACAGATAATTCAGAATGAAGGCCAAGGGGTGTATGATACAATCAAAGAATTGTATTTCGGAGGTTCTGAGTTAAGGAGGTTAGGTTCTATTTTGGGTCTAAATCAACAATTAAGAACTAAAGTAGATAGAAAGCTAAGTTTCATACGGGATTTCGAAAATCTGTTTACCAGTAGGTTTGCCGAGTTTGATTCTGACGAGGGTATTAGAAAGGCCCAGCTTATGCAACCATCTATAGTAAATGGTCAAACTACTACGATTGGGGATGCTTTTGATGCTTTAGCCAATTTTGTTAAGGATGATAATCTTGATGAAGACGGTAATGTGATAGAAAGTAGAAAATACAGAATATCATTTACTAAATTTATCAACGATGAGGCTTATAGGGATACCATTATTAGTCTGTATAACGGAGTTAAGCATACCTTTAATATACTAGATGTAGTATGGTCACTACCTCATTTTAGAGGATATTTGAAAACAGCATTTATTGACTATGCTGCTCAAAGTGCAATATCATCTAAATTTAGAGCTATTGATCGTATAGGAAGTAGAGTTATTGATGCATATGGATTTAAGTCATCTGGGGATATTATGAATGTCTATAGAGGCGTACAATCATTCCTAGATAACACATTGATTAACTCTTGGCTAAAAACTTCTAATAAGGTAATAAACATACCTAAAGGAGTTACTATATTTAGTACTAGTGGTCATGAATTTACTACCGAAGTAGAAAGCACTCCTATATTGCTAGGTACAGAGTGGGGTAATGCATCTTTTAAACGTTGGATGGAATCAACCGTAATACCTGACCTTAAAGAGGGTATATTCGGAGAAGGTGACAAGTCATTTATGGATAATAAATTCATTTTGGATTTGTCCCCTATGATGTTTGATAAAACTGTAACGAGAAATGCAACATTTGTATATACGTTGCCAGTAAGTATGATTCCTAAGTCTGATGCTGAGAAAGCTGCTTATGCAATGTATAAATCTGAGTTTAACAAATTACAATACAGAGGATATAGAGGGTATCCAATATCTGATTTATTCTTCTACTATAATTTGATAAACTTTAGAAATGTAACCACCCAAAACTCTCTGACTCCTATGTTCGAGGAGATTCTTAGGGATGGTTCATCTCCTTTATTGCAGAAATATAATGCATTCGTTTCAGAATTTGATACTGGATCTGACCTGTTAGAAGGCATTGATTACATAATGGAAGATGTTATCATGTGGTGTGCCCCATTTGTGGATACCTATCGTGCTACCACTCCTTATGTATATAGCTATGACTATAATACAATGACTTTCAAACTTTATAAGAGAAGACTTAAAGTATCAGAGGATGAGTCAGGAGATGATACCTTGGATGGGGGCTACTATGGAGGAGATGATTTCTATGACTACGGTGATTTCTATATGGACGACTTTTATGAGGATTCAGATGAATCTGGAGACTCCAAAGTTAATCCAGATTACGAAGTTGTCGAAGACTATAGAGACCGTCGGTATTTCTTAACTAGAGAATCTTCTTTAGGTGAGGGTACAGCAGTTAGATTAAACTCAACATCCTTGATAAGTGTAGATAGGGGTATAATATCCGAGGTTAAGTACAACGGTAAGAATTACGCTAGAGAAGAAGTTATTGCTAAGATCAAGAATTTGGGAGGTTCAGAATCAGACTTAGATATTCCATATATGACGGTTAGAGTTAATGGTTTTAACTATCAAATCGTTGATACAGTGTCTCTGTTAAAGATTTTGGACCATACATTCAACAATCCTTGTTAATTTTATGGCAGTATGTCTTAATAAAAACACAGTAGAGTACCAGACACGATTAAAAATGTCTGGTCTCTCTGCGTTTAAATTTGATGCTTATGCATCTGATTTTGTAAGTAAGTTTGGAAGGTTCCCGGAGTTAGATGAACTTCCGGGAGCTAATTCCGAACCACATATTAGAAAAGCTTTAGATATAAAGGAACATCAGGGAGAAAATATAGTATCAAATGATAAGGTACTATCATACACCAATTCTGCAGAAATACCTGATGCTAATATAAAACTTAATAATGTCTTCAGAGACTTAGAGATAAAACTAACCCCTATTTTTAGTAAATCTGTAGTAACTATAAAACAGAGGCCTACTAAATGGAGAGGAGTGTATGAGGGAGGAATTGATGTTGATTCAGAAATGAATAAACAGAGAAACATTGGGGTTATGAATAACATCATAGAAAGGCTAGCTACATTATATGGGATAAACTTCATTCCAATTAGTAATGCAGAATTAGGCACTTCTAAATGGTCTGGTATAGTTGATGATGCTAAAACTACCAATGCATTTATATATAATGGTGATATTTACATTAACGTGGATAATGCTAGGATAGATTCTCCACTTCATGAAATGCTTCACCTTATATTAGGATCTATGAAATTCAGTGATCCTAAATTATATACTGACTTAGTGAGCAGTATGGAAGCTATACCAAATTACAATAACAGAGCCATTACCTATAAGGATAGAACTAGGTCAGATATTAATGAGGAGTTGTTTGTGTCAGAATTCTCTAAATATCTAACTGGACAAAGTAACACAATAAAGGACTTAGACGGAAAAACGTTAAACAAGATATTTTATAACATGAGTAGAGTTTTGGATAGTGTACTATTTGGAAAACAGAGCGTTACTACTATGGATTCAGTGGAACTATTCAACCATTCCTTAGTACAACTATCCGACTATCTTGGTTCGGAATTAACTAACAATGACTTTACTGGCACCTTAGATGTAAAATCAGCAGAAACTCACAGAATTTTAGCTAATGTGAAATCTGATTTAATGAAGTCTGGTAAACTTAAAGAATATTGCTAATGGCATGTATTTATGAATATAACGGGCATGTATTCCAATCAGAGCTAGCATTAGATGATTTCTTAATGACTAGTGGTAAACTCATTAGTAAGTATGGTGATATAGTGTTTAGTAGAACTACTAGGGCTAATTACACATATGATATATTAATGAGTAGGAAAAAAGAAGAAGATAAGTTAAGAGACCAATACCTGCAAAATAGAAATAAGTGGCAAGTAGAGGACGATGAAAACTATGAAGTTAAAACTCCGTTTATTGGTGTGACTAAGTTTTTATCTGGACTTACTAGAGATGGTAATTTACTATTCCCCGAATTTAGACCTGAGGAGTTCTGGAAGAGAAGAAGAGAAAGATGGGCCAATGGTGAATTTAACCAAGATGAGGTCGAGGTTTTATTCCAAAAGGTGGGAGACAATTACCTAGTAGAACCTATCATTACAGATGAGAAATTTGAGCAGTCTCGTGAGTTAATAGAAGACAAATGGAAAAAGCAAGGTAAAATAGGTAATGAGTTGCATAAGATAATGCAAAAGTATTGGAGTCAGACTAGTAGTGGCAAGAATGTTAGAGATCTAGAGGATGACTTCTTGCTGAATAAATTCTACCCTAGTATTATAGACCCAGATTTAGTTCCACCAGAGGCTTTAAAAGAAACCCTACAGTACTGTAGAGACCTAGAGAAATCCCTTATACAGCAATTTGGAAAGGATGGTGAATTAACCTTCCTTCCTGAGTTTGTAGTTAGTGGAGATACATCTCAACATGATGAAGATGGAAATCCTACTAAACTATTAGGAGTTATTGATTTATTAGTAATAGATGGTAAAGGTAATGTTCATGTAATAGATTATAAGACTTCTCCTAAATTCTATGGTAATTATGATGATGCTAAAGTCTTAGCATTTAAATATCAACTTGGAGTATATAATAGGCTATTAAGGCTGTATGGGTTAAATACCTCTAATTCCAAGATGATAGTAGCCCCTATTAAGCTCAAGGACTTCTCTAACGACGGGGACAAATGGACATACTCAGGGATAGAACCATATACTGGATTTACTAAAGATTTGTCACAGGAAATTAGAACTAGTGAAAGAATAAGTGAAAACTTAGATGAGTTTCTTCCAGCACCGTTTATTAAGCAAGCTAGTACAGAGAGAATGTTGGAGACTACTTCTAATATAATGAGTAAATGGTTTCCGGGGTATAGATTTGGTAGGGAGGTGACTGATGAGTTAGTTCAGAAAGAAATTGATGAAATTGCAGTTAAGGATGAAGAAACTAACAAGTGGAAATTTCATCCGAAAGGCTCATATTTTAGACCTATATTAGCTGAAACTGAAGAAGAACTCTTTTCTAAGGTAAAGAAATGGATGACTAGCCAACCTATCAGAAGAATGGAATTTACACAAGTTATCAGTAGTGGATTGAAAGAAGCTATTGAGACTGAGAATCCAGATTATGGATTTCCAGCTAGTTCTAATTTAGAAGATAGAGATGGTACTACCTTATGGTTCAAACAACAATTAGGTAAATACTGCAATAAGAACTGGGAGGTATTAGAGTGTGAACCTGCTGAATATTTAGGAATAATCTTATTAAGAAATAAATACACTAATCAAATAGATGTAGTTAAGATTACTACATCAAAGATAAAGTATAAAAGGGAATTTGGAAAGGGGAGAAATGGACTAACCGGGGCATTTGAATCGGACATAGTTCAAAAGTCAAGATCTAAATCTTTAATGCTTCAGAGTATCAATGGGAATATAGAACTTATGGAAACCATGCTAGTTCTTAACAATATCCCAGAATTGTTTGAAAATAATGCCTTAGTTGGTAATATCCAAGTAATAAATCCAAAATATAATAGTGGATTGTCAGCCGGCAATAAGGAACTATTATACTGTTTTAATGAGCTTGATAAACATAGTCCTATAGAGGAAAACAACTTCAAATCTTCTAGGATTAAAATGGCTAATCATTATGATCTAGCTAAAAATAGATTCAACGAAATATTATATTTTGGAAGCCAATCTAAATGGAAAACATATAAGGGATGGAAATCATTTACTGATGTTAGTAGTAAATTAGATGAATGTATAGGTGATCCCACTAAAATACTTATAGAACTTAAGGCACTAGCCAAAAGAATGGAAAAGGATCCAGAATTTGGCCCAGGGCTAGCACACATTCAAAAGGACGTGTACGATGAAGTTAAAAATCCACAAATTCAAGTATATAACGAAATATTATTGGCTATAGCGGAATTACAAGGATATGACTTTAGACAACAAATTAGCAATCATGATAAATGGTTGGAGGATATATCAATATTCCATAAAGGTCTTAGTGGTACTTATATAGACAATCCTGGCAACTTAAATAGTGAGACCTTAAATACTATCACCAAAGCAGTTACTGAGGCCTACCAGAACGTAAGGGCTGATATGGAGGAGCCTAAGACCAAGATTAGGGAATTGGTAGATAAGCTGAAGGAGTCTAGGGGATTTGGATACATTACCGAAAGAACTGTAGGTAATCAGGCATCCTTATATAAAAATATGATAAAGTTTACCGACGATGGGGATATATTATTTAAAGATCCAAATTCTCCCACATCAGGATTAGAAACGGAAGCTGAGAGGGAATTCTTAAGGTATACTTTGGAGACTATCAATAAGAGAAGGTTAGCTGATAAAACTGAGGGTGAAATTGAAGAACTGAAGAATAATCCTAATAGTGTGTATTACAGAGTACCATTAGCTCCGGGTAATATGGCATCTATGGCCTCTACCAAGGGTATGCTTCAGGCATTTAAGGACAAGCTGCAAGACTACAATCCTAAGAATATAGTTAAAAGGACTAAACAGAAGATAGAGGGATTCTTCACAGAAGATATAGCTAAGGCTGAATATGAAAAAATGAATAGGGGAGATTTATGGGAAATGACCAATACCTTCAAATGGGGAGAAGACAGTAGTACCAGGCTAGATATTATAGCCGAAAAGGGTATAGGATTCTTTGAAACAAATTTAGAGACTCTCTTATTAAAACACGAGTTTGCATATTCAATGAAGCAAAATCTGGACAAAGTGTTCCCTACCATCAAAGCGGCCATGATTCACCTTAGCACATCCGGAATATTACAAAATTCTAAGTTTAATGACGACATGCAATACTTAGAAAACTATATAAAGAATAAAATCTTTAATAGGTCTATTATTCCAGAAAAATATAGAGCTTGGGCAGAATCAGGAGGAACATTAATGTCAATTGCTTCTAAATTTTCATTAGCATTTGCTCCAGTACAGTATACATATCAGTTATTAGATGGTATATGGAAGGATATATCATTAATGATTAGAAAACCAGATGGTAAGGATTCATTTACTTTTAAGAACATGAAAGACTCATTCTTATTCTCAATGTCTGATATGTTCCAGTACGGAAATGGACACTCAAAGAGTGAATTACTTAATGAATTATATGGCCTGAATGATATGGATATGAATACCTATATTGATAGAATAAAATCTGATAAGGTTGGATTCTGGAACTTCTGGTCTTCGCTGGCATTTAGATTTGCTTCTAGACCTGACTTCTATAATAGAATGACCATATTTGGAGCACAAATGAGAGGAGATGGCACATGGGATGCTCACACAGTAAAGGATGGTAAGTTAGTATATGATTGGAAACTTGATAAAAGGTTCGACGCATATGCTAACGGTAAAACATCAGATCCAAAATACAAAGCCCAACAAGGTCTGTACTATGCTATGGCACAGCAATTTGTTAAAGAACATACTAAAAATGCTGATGGTACTGAATTCCAAATAGGGCAACCATTACCTAGAGCTTATACAACTGAACAATCAGAAAGTTACAAGTCACTTAGTGATATGATATATGGATATTATTCACACGAGAAAAAGTCCATGATTCATAGTACAGGGCTTGGAGCTTTATTCATGCAATTCCATACTTATTGGTCAGGTAAAAAGAATCAATATCTAGCCCCTGGTGGAATCAAGACTATGGGAAAGATGGAACAATATGAGGAAAATGGACAGAAGTATTGGTATAAGTTGGATGATAACGGTAATGTAACTTATGAGGCAACCACTGAGAATACAGGAGTCCCATTCATGGTTTGGAAGGGACAATGGCAAGAAGGTATATTACTAACCCTAGTTAAAATGAGTGGGGATCTGTGGTCAGGATTAAAAGAAGGTAATATACGTGATGGTTGGAACTTAGCTAAAAATGACATCTGGAATAATGAGGATGAAAATTTAAGAAAGGCATATAGGTCTAACTTACAACAGCTGTGTTATGATCTAACTATGCTAGCTTTGGTTGGAGGACTACTAACAGGGTGGCTAACAGAACTACTTAGAGAAAGGCTGAAAGAGACTAAAGATAATGACAATATAGCAGATGCAATTATTAATACTCTAGCTTCTATTGGAGTAAGAACTATAGATTCTTCATCTGATGATTTTAACTTCATTAAGTCAATCGGAGGTATAGGTATGGAATGGACCCCATTCTCATTTGGGTTTATAAAAAGAACAGTTGATACTTGGGCTGGAGTATTAGGTGGAGATACAGATACATATGATGCATTGGTAAATACAGCAACAGCCACTAGAACTACTAAACCGTTCTGGGATGCTATTAAACCTGATGCTTTAAAAAATGATTAGTGCTATGTTAATAGGAATTTCTGGTAAGAAACAATGTGGTAAGGATACCATATGTAAAATGATTAGAGCTTTGGACGATAGATGGGAAAAGCATGCATTTGCTGATAAATTAAAACAGGCTTTGGCGGTAATACTTGATGTAAAGGTAGAAGCTTTTGAGGATAATATATTCAAGATGTCAGATAGTACTATTGCTAAACCAGAAGGGGGGTTCTATACATATAGAGAATTACTTCAAAAGTTTGGAACTGAGGTTGGGAGGAGCATAAGCCCTAATATATGGGTAGATGCTTTATTCTCCAACTACTCCTTGGAGGATGATTTTTGGATTATAACTGATGTGAGATTCCCATCTGAGGCTGATGCTATTAGAGAACATGGTGGTGTATTAATAAGAGTAAACAGGAATACAGGTTACATAGACAACCATCCATCTGAAACTTCATTGGATAATTATCCAGACTTTGATTATATAATCAATAATGAAGATTTAGATGAAACTATAAAAGAGGTAGAATCAATAATGAAGGAAAATTACTTCATATAACAATTTAGGGGCAACGCTGGTAGTAAAACTACTAGTATTGCCCCTATTTTTTTTATTTTCCTGACTCAACGTACTCAGGAGGTCTCTCGTTTTGCTGTTTTAAATATGTAAACATCTTTTTGCCCAAAGCCTTGTAGTCTTTATCTAATCCAGACTGGTCGGCTCTTTTAGCCATCCTAATTAATGTTCTAGTATTCTTTCTACTAAAGATTCTCTCTCCACCATTTAGCTCCATTTGAGTAGAACCATCTGGTGCAATTACTTTCATTGTTGGCAGCTTCTCATCCTCTTCTATGTCTAACTCATCACCTTCCTCGATTCCAGAATCTTGATTAACTTCCAACACAAACTTGACATTATCCTCTTCAGCAATGGATTCATCCTTTGGCATTCCTTTAAATACTGATATTACTTCCATATCTTCGTTAATGAAAACAATATCTAAAGGGATTTCAGTATCCTTCATCCAAAATCCAACAGTCTGCGGTTCTTCAAAGAAAAACAGCATACCCTCATCGTCTTTCAGTTCAGTGACTCCCTGCAGTCCTTTCATCCTTTCCTCTTCGGATTTAGCACAGGTTACATTATACTCTTTACTACCTATTTCTATTTTCATCACTCAACTTTATTTAATAAACCTGTATTATCAACAGTATTTTTTAATATTTCATGTACAAGTAATTTACCGGCCTCTATTGCAGCTTCATCACTACCTTGTTCCATTAGCTTCTCTAGCTGCTCTGTGACATCTAGTCTAAATATTATTTCCTCTTTCTCAACTTCAGCATGTTGGGTTATGTTACCCCCATCACTCTCAGTTATTACTGGAATACCTTTACTAGTAACATCTTTAAATTTATCATCCACATCCTCTAAATGGTGCTTATGAGCATGTAATGCTCCATCTGGTATTACATTAACAGCTCCGCCATTTTTGAAGCCAGCTACCTCTTCTGCTCTAACTTCCTCTTGGATTTTCTTAATTTTGCTCTTCTTACCGTTGGATAACTTAACCACCCTCTTAGCAAATTCTCTATCCATTTTGAGTCCCGACTTACCAACTCTAGTACCATTTTGTTGGTACCCTCCAGTTAATTGTAACTGAGTAGCTAGCCCTATCAATGGGTTATTAGATGCCTCATAATTAATTTTGGCATCCTGTAATATGCCCTGTACTGCTTGATCCTGCCTGGCAGCGTTGGCTATCATTCTATTAGCTTTTCCTTTGCCAAACAATATTTTAGCTCCGGCATTTTTTTCAGCCGTAACCCCCTTATCTGCTGATCCCGTATATCCAGTAGAGTTTTTTAGTTCATCAGACATAGTGTAGTCAATAGTCTTCTTTGTGAACCATCCTGCACCTGGAATAGCTAGAGATGCAAATGCATTGGCAAAATCCAAACCTCCTCCTAAACCCTCTGAGGCATCTGTAAACCCTCCTGTCTTATCTATAATGGTATTTGCTGCCCCTGCCAACATACCCCAAGGTCCAAGAGCACCACTTAGCAATGCTTGATTAGCAGTACTCCTAATGTTTGCAGTTGTTGCATCATTATCATTCTTAACTTTATCTAATGTAGGTATAGCATCATAGGCACTGGATACTATACTTCCCGCAAAGCCTAATCCTTGTCCTAAACCACTAGATATTCCACTTGTAACACCCTTTTTTAATTGGGCATCAGCCCTAGCAGTAGCATCCTTAATTCCTTTGGTAACTTCAAATGTTTCTGGTTTAGTTGCCAAGTTAGGAACAGGTAATTGTGGAACTTTAGTTTTAGGAGCGTTAGCAATAATGTTAACACTAGGTAGTTGACTTGTTAATTGGTATAAATCTTGACCTGGAATGTAGGTAGACTGATTACCACCTACATTCTGAGTCAATACACCTGAACCTTGAAATTTCTTAATGCGGTTACGCATAACTTACTATATATAATGTTTTTAATGCTGTAATAACAGCCAAATCGTTACCAGCGTATCTAACTTTGATTTTAACATATTTATCCCTAATTCTAGTCTCCTTTCTATCATCAGTCCACTTATTAACATCCAAAGAAAAATAATTTGCCTTATAACCTCTGTTCCTAAGATCTAAAGGTATGTCACTGTCTGAATTTATAGATAAGCTATCCATACTTTCTGGAAGAGGATTATTAACTAAATTTAGGGGAGGGTAGAAGTTACCATCTTTATCCTTGGTAGTCCAAGCTAGCTCATTCTTAGCCCAATAAGTTATGGAGGGGATCTGAACATCCCACTTATCCTCTAAATAGCCCATGTTACCATGAATCCTTCCATATTCCATAATTTCATACCATTTGCCATTCTGAACAGTTACATTAGTATAGCCAGCACTTAACATGCTATTGTATCTATCTTGTGTAATCTGCTGCAAGAACCTTTTCTTATAGGGACATGCTTTTATATGAGTAGCTATTCTAAATTCATTCAATTGGGGATCATAAATAATTTCTGATCCAGAAATCCTTTGATAGTTCTTATTGGGAGATGTCATTGATTGATAATGATCTTCAATCTCATTAATAGTATCTACCCTAGAGTAGAATAGAGGGAACATGATGGACTTATCTTTATAAGGGGTTGTACTGTACAGTATGTCTCTTTGTTCTGGTTGAACATCAAGATAATTGTGATCATATACTATATCAGCCCCATTATATTGATATAGGTGCTTAGTAGCTTCCTGTCTAAAGTAAGCGTTCTTCTTATCCTCTGCGAAGTTATATACTTCCCCGACAATTTCAAAGTGAAATGATTCAGGTTCGGCTTTATTAGATATAATTTGCAAATCATTAAAGATTTTATGTAGAGAGGGGTTATCTACTACTGCAAATTCAAACTCAAATGGATGCTGTTTACCATACCAATAGCATGGACTAAGTGATTTTTTAGTAGTCATTAATCCAGCTTTACCATGCTTCCAGAATGAAGTAGTGAGTATGTCATACCTCATTTTAGTTATTACAGAAACATTAGAGTATATAGTCTGTACCACATTTTTAACCTGCCCTTCTACTAGATCAGTTCCTTCATTATATACAGTTGCTTTTACTGGTATAGTCCATCTAGTGTCACCTACCGATGCAGTAACCACATATACTGTTCCATTACTATCAATTGAGAATTTATTTCTAACACGTTCATCGGCTATTGAGTATTCTACACTGGATCCTTTGAGATCAATATTCAGCTTCAAAGTTCCTAACTTTGCCTTGCCGTTAACTACGTTAAGTGTATTCTCAACAATCCCTCCTTCTTTTAATCCTAGTGAAGGGTAATTAGAAGTAATCTTGGTAATGTCTTTAGATGTAGTTCTATCAAAACTAAAGAATATATTATCAATATTTTCAGAATATGATGGAACCCATGAGTAAAAGGTTACAAATTTCTGCATAATTTCATTATAACATAAATTCCAAACTTTCTCCTCTAATGTGTTAATATCATCATAGAATGTAAACATTAGATCTTGTTTAAACCTATTATAATGAGTTTTTACATTTCGTATTCCAATTATAGGGGTCTTTTCTTTCTCAGTGAGAGTAATATTGTCATTTAAGAACTTTTGTACCTTGAAATCTGATATACACTCAAATGATGTTCCGTTAGTCCTCCATATCTTCTTACCAACTGTATCTATCCCATATACATAATACGGGGTCTTTACAACACTTTCTGGCCACTGAGTACCAAATGTATCACTAAGCATTTTGGGATTCTCTGGCAGTACGTTAGAGGTGTTTATGAAGATATTTCCGCCTGCACCTTCACCTGCAACGGCTCTTTCATTGACTGGTATCAAAGCAACCCCATGTTCAAATACACATATAATGCTACCAAACCACTCAACTAATTTTATTACACTACCATAAGTTAAAGGATAATCCCTGTAATGAGTTAGTTTGAATACTCTATATCCATTCTTAAATGAATCATTAACATTAATGTCTGAATACATTACTCTAACATTAAATTTATTTTTAATAGCTGGTACATTCGGAACTTCAAAATGGTATTTATCAGATGTAGTGCTACTTAAACCACTATTCCACACAAAAGACTCTGGAATCTTAGATTCTCCAGTTGGAGACATAGCTTGTAAGGGATAAAATCCTCTAGATTTGCCAGTTAATCCCTTCTCAGAATTATAGGAAACATCAGTGCATCTCATAGATAGATTTATACTACTACATACTTTTATAGTGACCCAGTGCCCTATTTTAATAGCATTAACATCTCCTCTATTTATGTTTCCATTAGATTCAGAATCCCCTATGGCATAATTATCCTTCCAAGACATTTGATCTACGATGTCATCATTAATTGGGGCTTCAGGATCTTGAAAATTCCTACACATTCTATGAGTATAGTTACCTATATAACAATCTCCCCTAAATACATCCTTTACTATTAAATTATCATCATCCTCATCCTTAATATCATCCCATAACATTCTATTAGTGATGGAATAAAATGCTGATGAATCTTCATATCTAATTTCGAAGTATGTATCCATTAGAGTTTCCTCATAATTAGGAATTTTAATATCAATAAGACTCATCTTATTAGTATTATATCCTTCTAGGCCTATATATGGTCCCCAGCTCCCTCTTAATAAATTCCTTGCATTAGTAGATTTATTAGTATAATCATAATATGATACTCTCCATGCCTCTTCAGCCTCACCTGCTCTAGCGGAAAACAGCTGCTTCTTTCCTTTGAGAACCTTAACATTATCCCCTATAGCCATGATATTGTAGTCCTCATCTTGGGTAGAATCATTATATACATATGATATATTATAGAAGTGTACTCCACTCCTATCAAAATACCTCTTATTATCTGGAAATTTAGATTTAGCCATTTTCACGTTGAACTGAGTTCCAGTAAACAATTGGTTAAAATACGATTGTCTTAGTTCGAACTCTGGACATAAAGCAGCGTACCCTTCTAGTACTCTATCAGACTTAATATCTTTACATCTTCTATCAAAATCATGAGTTAATACCCCATCGTCATCTATAAATCTCTCCACCCTGTAAGTACTAGTGCCTGAAGGAAGTACTGGTAAGAAACTAGTATTTTCTAAACCTATCGTAACGGCCTGAGCCAATGTAGTAGGTATCCTCTTTTGCCTTACAAAGAAAAATCCTTTAGTATATCTCTTTAATTCCCTAATAGCTTCTTTACTAATTTTTATATCTAAACCAATAGGAATAGTACCACTATCAGTCATTTGGTTGCCATTATATTTTATTCTAATAACCCCCTTGGAATTTTCGTTTTGACTGTCTAGCTTACAAGTTTCTTTATTGATAGGTATATACTCCCTATTAGCCTGGATTACAGATATGTTATCTGTGCTGGTAGGATCAAAGTCTTTCTTGAATAGTGCATAATCAGTCCACGGAATTCTCTCTGAATCTCCTACTGTGGTCAGCTTGCTTATTCCTCTAATGTTAAATACAGGAGATAAGGTAAAGTCATTAAGAATATATACAATTCCAAACCTATAAATTTCATCGTTCCAGTATCCAAGCTTGTTATAAATGTTCATTACATTATAATACTCATACCTTCCCGATGAATCTGTATAGTCCTTATCTACTCTACCTATGTTATTACTGGTATTTAGTTCAGCTAAAAAGTGTAAAGACAGATCAGTCAGCTCCTTGTATTCTATTTCTGGGTTAGCTACATTACCTAAGAATAACATGTTCTGGCAGGTAGTTTGTGCAGCTGCACTATTAACTACGTTATATGCAACATTAATATCATTAATACTTACTGATTGAGTTGTCTCAAATCCAGTAATAGTAATCCTAGCTATGTTATTATAAACTGCATAATTCTTGGCGATTTTGAATGAAGTAGTTATCTCGTTGCCATCAATGTCTGAAGTACTCCTAGTATAATATACTACTACATTATTATAGGAGGAATCTATATTAGTTAATAAGAATGAAGCTGATTTATAACTATTTTCATCTCTAATCCCACCTTGAATAGACAAAGGATCATTTAAATTTCCAACATGACAGGTAACTATCCCAGATTCAGCTATAAAATCTGTCTCGTTTCCATCTGAGTCAGATAATTTAAAGTAAAACACATAATTACCAACCTTTAGATTTCCACTGGTATTTAATCCCATAAAATTGAGGTTAGCAATAGTGTTTGTCTTCTTATATAGTGATATATCAGACTCAAATGAATTTATGTCATAAATATTAGTATCATTATCTCCTTCCCTATCTACAATTTGATATGTATCCATACCTGTAGATGAAAATCTAGTATTTATAAGTTTAGGGTATGTACTTCCATCATTAAGTATCAAGTTCACTGAACCGTCATATGATTGTTGAGGAACAATATCTATAGGATGGTTCAGGTCGAACTTAAGTAGTTCTGTATCTAGGTTGATTAAACTCCCCTTTGGATACACAACTACTCCGTTCTCCCTTATATCCTCATTTGTTCTTAGTACTCTTAATGGATTGTACTCGTAAACCAGTGCCCCTTTTTGTTGAAGCTGATTTAACCCTAAATCTAAACTTAGTGACTTCCCACTTAATGATTTAAAGTTCATACATTAGTATTTAAAAATTGATTTGGAACCGAATCCTATGCTAGTAACCATATCTGGTGCATCTCCATCTTTCTTTTTAACCCATGTACCAATTTTGCTTACTACATTATTAGCATTGACCAGGACTTCGTTATAAAAACCACTTGGAATTTCTCCTTGCATATTCATAAGCTTATATGCTGTGGTAAATCTTGAATTAACATTATATCCGAGATTTACACTCCTTTTAACCCAATCTACAAGGACACTACTTGTGGTAGTAGATGTATCCTTAACCTGATAGGTATCATCAGTGTTCTTTTTAAGATTCATGCTTCCATCAGGATTAGCAGTTGTGCCATCATGAACCCCAATGTAAATCTGTCCTCTATTTATACTACCTAAATCTGCTTTAGACGAAGTGTAATAGGAATATGCACTAGTATAACAATTTAGTAATGTAGAGTCATTATCAAATGTAATTGTATCACCAAAGTAAACTGTAACAGGTAGGTCAGAAGGTTTATGTATATAGAACAATGGAAGATAATTCTTAAAATTAGATGTAGGACTTATACTATTAATAGCAGAAACCCATCTACTCATGTGTGTTTCTAAGGAATCATTGCTACCATCCATATAGATATTAACATCTACATTAGTTCCAGCTTTGTCTACACTTAGTGTTAGTTCACTTACGGTATCATATGAATTATGGTATACAAAATTAGAGCTATCTGGTCCAACATAATTTGTGTTCTTGGAACCCCTCTTTACAACTAACATCTGACTCAAGAAGCAGTTTAACATCCTATCTACTCTAATCAGTGTTGTAGTACTAGATGGGTTTAATTTCTCATTCTTCCTAGATCCTAAATTAACTGGGCGATGCCATCCATTAGAATCCTTCCATGTAGCTAGAAGAAAATTATCTTCATTATCAATTTCGGATTTATCTCTAAACCAGGCACCTGTACTATATTCAGCCCCTTCGATTCTATAACTAGCGTGATCCTCGTCACATCCTCCAAATATCCCAATAGTACCATTACCCATATTAGCCAAACATACATTTAATCCATCATCATCGTGACCTGCCCCACCGTTTACTCCCTTATATTCGTCTCCAGTGGTATGTTCTACGTTAGGTGGTATTTTAGCATTATAGCATATGTAATCTTCATCTCCAACTACACAAGTTAAGGTATCATTAGTGTTTCTAAATGAATATAATTTGTCTCTCTCAGTAACAGACATATTAGATTCGTATACAGGCATTAGTTTTTCTACATCCTTTGTTTCGTTCTTAACTGGGCCTGCAACAGCTAAGATATTTCTAGTAGTACTAACCTGACCCTTCAATTCCTCTTTATCGTAGGTGAAAGCTTTAGACACTCTAGAAGATACTGTACTTATTTCGGATTTGATGGTAGTTTCATTACTAAACGCCATACCACTATCATCAAATTTGCTACTCTTAATAGTAGGTGTAATCCCAAAGAAGTTCTTCATTAGGCTAGGATCTGGAGTTCCTGCATATAGTTTCTCATCAAAATCATATTCAGCAGCAGGTCTGATAGTTACATCATATACTCCTGTTTTCTGGCTATTGTATCTATAAGATGCAACATTAGTATTAAGGCTAGGTACTTCTTTTATATAATCAGAAGGAGTAACATAGTTCTTGTTAGTAAAACTAGTTGCATCATGAACTTTAATAGCCAACGTCTCATTGTTTTTCTTTACATTAGCATTAATTTCATGTTTAACTGTCAATTGGATCTTCTCTCTGTTAGAACCACTTGGCAATGCGCTAAAGTCAGGAGTTTCTCCAAATACGTCGTTGAAATACCCCCCAGTATACACTAATTTATACCCTATATCCTTTTTAGTAGAGCCTACATATCTGTCAATCCTAACTATGTAGACCCAATTCTTTCTAATGGTTTTACTATCAAACGGAATTATCTCCTCGAAACTTCCATTATAATACTCCTTAGAGACAGTGTATTTGTACTCACCTCCTAAAGTTTGTACCCTTGAAGCATCAGCTGAATTAGTTACACTTATAAATGTAAACTCTATCTTAGTGATATCTGAGTTTTCATTCATATTATAGTAGTCATACCCCCATCCAATTTTGAGATATGTGTCTGTAACATAGAATCTCCATTCACTTAGTGATTCAGCATTGGCCCTAATAGCATCAAAATCAATTGTTCCAATTTTGGCCATTCTCTCAAGAACCCCATAAGGGCAAGCTGGCATAATTTTGTATGTCTGTTTGCCAGTTCTACCACTTTTAGTAATGGATGACCTAACAACAGAATCAGTAGATTCTAAGAGTCCTATTTCACTGGAATTCTTTTCAGTAGTACCGGTATAAACCCCAGTAGTTTCTCCAATAAATTTAACACTAATAAGGTTAGAATCATCACATGAATACTTCCTTATAAGATTAAATGTATCAAAAGTCTTTAGTTCAATAACTAGTATTAAAGCCCCAGAAGATTTAGCGCTGAATACTTGAACTATTTCTTTTGATCTAATTATATCAGCCATCTCCTCATTACTGCCTTCATAAATCCATAAGCCATTTGAATATAACTTTAGATTATTCTCATCTATATAATCAATATTACCACTGCTGTTTATAACCCCGAGTCTAAGTTTTACAACCCCTTTATTAATAGCCTCTCTTATCTCTGAAGCTATAAAGTCTGTAACTATTACAAACCTATCCCCTGGATGAAATATTTTAACCTCTTCTGAGTTATTAACTTGAAATAGTTTCTGTTTAAAATATTCTAACTTTATAAATGGAATTGACCCTCTCATTTCAACAAAATTAGAAAAGTCAAAATGAATAGGGGCTACATTTAAGTCTTCACCTTCATATAATTGTTGGGGAGATGGAAACGAACCTATTTGTCCTTTACCAGTAATAGGATTGTGAGCTACTACGTAAATAATACCCCCATGTTCCTTCATACCTACTGGTACATACCCCTTATCTAAATATGCAGTATGAACCTCTCCATTACCCATATCATTTTGCAGCACAAACTCATTACCATTATAGGTGATAATTGTTCCGTTTAGACAATTTGTTAATACATTATTAGGAGTTGTAAGTGGGTGTAGATCCATAACTAGACCTTCTCCAAAGGTATTAACTGCTTCCTTTCTCATATTTTATAAGTTCATAATTGTTACTACTAATAAGTATGTCTTTAAACGTACTTGGTTTATCTCTTGTAAACGCAATTTCTGGACACTCACACTTAAACTCACTTTTAAATATGGAATACCCAAGATCAGTAGTAGGGCGGTATTTTATAATACACCTAGACCAGCTATAATAAATCTTAGCTTCGTCAAACACCTTTAAACATACCTTGTTAAAGAATGTATAATGTTTACGTTTTCTCCCTCTTTTATTTAGTGATTCTAAAAACTCAGAGTATTCTGACTCAGTTAATCCAAAGTAATAATACCCATCCCATTCCTTAACCTTCTTAGAATAAATAACTCTTAACTTTCTCCTGAGCATTCTTCTATAATAATTAAAATGCTTCAGTGAATTTTTAGTGAGTTCTCCAATGTAAAACCAATATTTGTGTTTAGTACTACTTATTACGGTGTCGCATCCTCTAAGGTTATAGTAATAAATCATTCTCCAACCATACTCTACAGCTCTTTTTATATCAGCCAATGGTACATTTGGAAATTGTTCTTGGAGTATTGGTAAATAATCGTTGACACGTTTTAACATCAATAATACTGTTTACCTTGATTAGTAAGTTCTGTTATTCTATCTCTATGAACAGGGTCAAGATATACCAATTTTTGCCTCATAACTCCCTTAGATTGTAAGTCTAGTACCATTTGATATGCAGTAAACTCTGATGCTAAGAAATCCACGTCTCTCCATTTACCATTACGTCTAGCAGCAGAGAACACATCTCTATTAAATCTATTCATACGAAGCTCAGACTTCCTACTCTTGGTTGGGAGTACAAACGTAGCATTATTTTCTATTATATCTTCTATAACCATATTAAGAGCACTCTTGAAGATTTTCTTAGCAATTACCTCCTTGTGCCTATTACCTATCATTTCCTCACATGCCTTAGCTGTTAGTTTCATTTTCTTAGTAGGAAATGAAATAAAAATCTCATCTATATTCATGGCATGTCCTAAAGCATAATTCATTTACTTACCAAATTTCCAGGATTTATTAAATAATTTCCTATTCCAGCTAGTTTTAGCGTCCAGGATTTCATTCATCTCATTTTGATTAATATACTTTGGAACTCTAGCTGCATCACATAGTCTATACCATCTTTGTTCCATTAATTGGGCTTCTTGTAGCATCTGTTGGTTATGTTTACTCCAGCCTTCCTCAAACCTTTTGGTATAAGCGCAATAGCATGCTATAGCATCCTTCTCCTTTTCATTAAGATAGGGTAAACCATCTTCATCAACCATGATTCCTTTATACAAGATATTTATATGCCCATAGTCTTTATCAAAATAAAGAGTATCATTCACTTGTTCGAACTTGGCAATCTTACCACTCATATATAAAGGATTAGAAAACAGTTTCCTACCCTCGATGTAATTCTCTATAAATTGTGATTGGTAATCCCCATTAACTGTATCATTTGATGTATATTTCCAATCCTCCCAATCATAGGTCACTAACTCAACTAGATCACAGTTACATGGAAGTTCTACAGATAATGTAGCACAATCAATTTTACATCTAAATCTATAAAGTTTAGTTTGCCTATTACCTATTTTATTCCAGGCAATTAAGCCAATCTCTTCAAACTCTTCTGGAGTCATTTCTGTTTTATATAACAAGTGCATTTGTGCATATGCAGATTCAAAGTTCTCCATTATTTAGGTGTTTGATCATTAGGTAATAGAGGAGCCGCAAATTGTCTATAATACCTTAGCTTCTTCTCTGTTAATCTCTTTTTTATTTCTGTATCTATAAAGGTCATATTATTAATATCCATAGCAGAGCAACACCCATAAGTCATAAGCTGTCTTGGATCTTTAAAGACCCCTATTACAGAGACTTGCTTAATTACTGGTAAATTGAATATCCAGCAATCATACATGTTATTGGAATTCGGGGTAACATCTATATATACATACGGTTTAGTTTTAGCTCTAGTCCTGTACCTATGATATTTCATTACTGTAGGATTAGTATAGTATATAAATGGCTGACCTTTATCCACTGATCCAATATATTCAATACCTCCATCAAACTCAGTTAGAAGCTGAGGTATCTCGAAATGAAATGTTGGAGTACCATCTGTCTTATTCCCACATGTACACGATTCTATATCTTTACAATCTACATTGATACAATTTATTGACATTAGTAAGTCCCTCTTAGGTAATAAACCTTTCATAGAGTACTCCTTAATGATTTGTAACCTCTCATCGATTATATCATCCTCTAACTGTTCCATAGACAAGCTAGGGGTAGTTGTATAGCCTCTAAGTCCAGATACTATATCATTATAAATTGCAGATGCTAATTTAAAATAATAACTCATAATTACAAAATAAAAAAGGCGAAGGCTTAATTGCCCTCGCCTTCGTGTTATTGGTCTATAGTTATGCTACTGGAGCATCTTCTTCACTTGGTTTCTTGATTTCCGTAATAGTACCAAGAACCTTTAAAGCAGTTTCAAACTCGGTTGCTAATGAATCTAACACATAGAATACATGTGTAGTCTTAGAAGTAACTTGCTGTCCTAAAGCAGCTCCACCAAATGTACCTCTATTAACTGTATACTCAATAATGTATTGATTGTATTTAGCTCCTGGTATAGGAAGCTCCTCTTGATTAACTGCCTCAAATCTTCTAGCCTCTGTAGTAGGTAATCTAAGATCTTTAAGGATATGAGTATAAGTACCAAACCCTTCTACACTCTTAGTAATTGTGCCCTCAATAACATCCTCAAATACCTCATTAGTAAGAGGATCATTGGCAGCAGTGTTTAGCTTTTGGATTTTAGCCTCTGTAAACAGTTGATACTCATCAACTCCACTAATAGTTAGTTTAGTATCGGCAGCAGCTACAGTAATATACTTATCCCCGTAGAAAGCAGCGATCTTGTCAATAACTCTCTTAATTTCTTTAGCTACATCTGCAGCAGTAGTATCATCACTAGCAATCTTAAACTCATAAACAAAAGGTTTACCTTTGAATACGAAATCATTAGAGTAGTATGAATTTTGGCTTCCAGATAGTCTGATGTACAATTTTAATCTGTAGATACCTGCACCTGGATTAGTAACTGTAAATTCAGCTTTACCAATTACTGGATCAGAAGCAGCTCTTTTATACATAGCAGAAACATTGTCCTTTAAGAACTTGTTCACACGTCTAATCTCTACGTCATTAGAGCCTTTAACGATTTTATCCAAACCAGTTGTGGCATCTTTAAGTGTGTTTAATACAACTGTACCTGTGTACTGAAACATAATTTAATTATTTTTTAGGTTGTGACTGTTGCTGTACTGGATTGGCAATAGTCTGATTAACTGCAACATTATTAGCTAGTCTTGGATCACTTGAGTTCTCCAATAACAATTTTACCAGTACATTAATTATCTCTTGGCACACATAATCTGGAAACTCCATTACCTGAGAGGTATCTTCAACCATATCAATTTGATCCTGAGTGAGTCTAATCCTCTGAGGTACTTTTATATAATCAACAAAGATGTCAGTCAGTTGAAATACTGAATTATCTTTACCGTATCTAATTTCTAGTCTTACTTGACTTGGATTTCCATATCTATTTACCCCAGGTCTTTCAATTAAATCTACCGTTTTACCTCCTATAAGAATCTTAGTAGGCAAAGCCCCATCTGTACCAGTCGTTTGCTGTATTGTGGTGTTAGGAGAGATTTGTCCCTCTCCTTCTGTAATTCTAACAGGATTACTAGGTAGATTGTTTGAATCACTGTTTACATTATGTATATAATAGTAAGGATTTCTATAAGATGGCATCATGTAGAAATTCCTTATAATTTGAGACCATAAATCGGCTGTTAGTCTTCTAGCCCCTATCTGAACATAAGAGTCTTTGTCATAGCACTCATAGGTCTTTAATAGTTTAAAGTTACATACACAATTTAAAATATGCAAATAGTCTAATGGTAGGTTTACCTCATATACAGCTCCATACAATGAATTAGTAGAGGAGCTGATTGAGGAGTATGTATTGGTAGCCAAAGAAGGCTGGAGAATAGCAGTAGATTTCAACACTCTAATGTCATCTGTAGACTGTTGATTTATATCGTATATATTATACTTACTGTTAATATATTGATATATGGCCTTGTTGAACATATAGTTGAAGTCTTCAAGCAATAAACTTGGAGAATTGGTCTTGTTCATCTCAACAAGCACTCCAAGATAAACTTGTTTAGCTGTCATTCACTTATAAGTTTTATTTCTTAGCTGCACCCTCTGCAAGGTACATATCTGGATATGTATCTCTCTTTATAAGTTCAAGGACTTTAGCATTTGTAGGACTCTTCATCCATGTAATCACAGCATCGTCTGTGGCACCCAATGCAACACTATCACCATATAGGTAAACCTTGTCCTTAATATATATGACGTGTTTGTCCTTAGCATCCATGAATAATAATCTGATAGCAATATCACCCCCAGTGTATAGATTTATGATCTTTTCTGGATCTTTGTGGGAAACCTCAAGTAAGAAGTCTGTAACATCTGCATCTGGTGCATTCTTCATATGTTTACCAAGCAATCTAGCTTTCAATGCTCTACCTTCAGCTCCTTTTGGATCTCCATAGATATATGAATCAGCATCGTGGATAAGTTTCCTCTTAGTTACCTTTCTAGCAGTTTCATATCCTGGTCTCTCAACATACAATTCAGCTACACCATAACGTGCACGGAATTTACCTTCTGCAATTTCTCCGTCAATGAGCAAATTACCATTTGCATCTCTTGCATCCCTTGATAAAGCAATGAGGGGGCAATGTTGAATTGATTCCCATTCAGCCTTCTGCCAAGGATCGGCTAAGTTAAATGTAGTTCCATCTTCTATGATGAATACTCTATTCTCAGCAATAAGTGGTTCTCCACTATTTCTGTCCTTATCAGACATGATTAAATCTCCCTTACTATCTACTGGTCTTACACAGTTTGGGAAACGATTGGTTTTTGGGTCCTTCACAGGATTCATAAAGTACTTCTGTCCAACTTTACCAAATACACTTCTCAAGATTATTATATCGTCTAAAACATCCGCCATATTAGTTCTTATTTTCGTTTTGTATATTATACGACATCTTTATAATAGTATGAGAGGGGCATTCATTACCCCTCTCAATATATCTATTATTAATTTTATTATGCTTCTTTCATGATGAAGCTTCTGTATGGAGAGAACACTCCAACACCAGAATAACCCCAGTTAATAACCTTAGATGCAGCTACAGTACTGGAAACAATACCAGAGCTTAAACCATCCATACCACCAACACCTGGGTATTTATTTGTAATGAAGTCACCACCCTTCAATGTAAACATTTGAATGGCAGGTTCACCACTAGTCTTATCAGCTGTAAGGTCTAGCATTAGACCAAATCCTTTATCAGAACCCCATTCACGAGAGAACGTTCTGTCTACTCTGAATGAAATAGTATTACCTCCAATTTCATAGCTATTGAATGTAGCACCAACGTCTACATATCCATTAGCTTTCTTGGACCATAGATAAGTTCCACAAGTCTTGAATCTGGCTAACCAAGCAGATAGACAGTTTTGAATGTCTCCCCACATCTTCTCGTTACAGATAAATACATACTTATTACCAGTTGGCTCCTCTGCTTTCTCGTTCATCATGGACATAGCAGTTGTAAATGCCTCTGGAGTAAGTTTATTGTAAACATATTTAGATGCAAACCTCTCTACTTGTGGAATAATACCATCTCCAATATAAATTGGACGACCAGTATCAGGATCAGAGATTGTTGGTTTACCATTCTTATCTACATTAGTCTTATTAAATAATAGACCGTTGTTACGAACCTCCAAGAAGTTTCTTAATAGATTCTTCTCAAGAGTGTCCATCTTATACATTACTTCTTTAGAAGCACCGTTGCCGTCACCTTGACCAATTTTGATGAATGTTTGCTCAAGAGGTTTAAATAATGCAGTATAGCTATCATCAACACGGTGTGTTGTAATGTAACCCCTATGTCTCTCAATATTGGATTGATATTTTACATATCCCTCTTCATGAGCCTCAGGCATAGCATTAGATTGGAATCTAGTAGTATCACCGATCTGGCAACCACTAAGGTCTAAAACTGTACTGTAGTCGTTATCAATCAATCTAACTTCTACTCTCCAATAATTATCTGCAACTCTAGTTGGTCTAGAAACAACTTGGCATTGTTGCATCGTTTTGTCAATCTTAAAGATGTCATACTTCTGGTAGTAATTCTCTTTAAATGCCATTACAATTGTGGAACCACCCTCTCCAGTAGTTGCCGGAACATCTGCGAACTCAACCCTCTTGATATAGTTAGTTTCAACTTCCCACTCGAAGTACATACTATCAATACTTCTATACTTATTATTTGACTTAGAATCCATATAGAAGATATTTCTCAAAGATTCTGTCAAGTAAGAAGCAGTTAAATTAGGGTAAAGTCTTGAAACAATACCAAGTCTTGTAGGTTTTGTACCTAAGAACTTATAGAAGTCTTCATAAGTTCTAGTTTCCCCCATAGTGGGGCGATTAGTTACGAAATTTGCTACTATCATACTTTATAATTTAAAATTAATCTACGTCTAAATCGTTGATTGTTATTACTTTATTGTTTATTGGAGGTTTAGCTCCCCCTGACGGTTTTTTTACAACCGATTTAGCAGCATTAGGTTTCAGTCCGGATTTAGCATCCTCGTAACCCTTGTTATAGTTAGTCTTAGCTGCCTCTGTAATCTTCTGCTTATAATAACCTGAAATTTGGCTAAATGCCTCTTGTCCCTTTAATGCATACCAAACCATACCAACTAAAGTCTTAGGATCATTCAAGGCTTTGGCAATATGCCTAACTCCAGTAACATCTGAGTCTAAGATAAAGCTAGCAATTTCATTCATATCGTCCTCAGACAAGGTTAGTCGGGACTCACCCAGATCAATAGTGTCACTCTCTTGAATTGCAGCTACAATAGTATCTTCGAACTCTTGAGCAGCTTTTTCTGCTTCTAATCTTCGTTCTTCCTCCTCTTGTTGAGCTGCTAACTCTTCCCTCTTCTTATACTCACTACGAATACTCTGAACTTTCTTCTGATAAAGAGACTCATTCTGTTTAGCTAATTCAAGTTCTGAAGCAGCATCCTCATCAGTGAGTTCTGGGATCTTTGCTTTTAAATCTGCTACATATAATTCATCATCTGGTATAGAATCGACCTCGAATGTAGGAGTTTCTTCCGTATGACTGGCCAGATACTCTTGAATGGCCTGTCTTCCAATGTATTCTTTATATTCATCAACACTCAGACCATTAGTTCTAAGCTCGTTAATGATAGAAATTTCATCATCTGCAAGACCATAATCATCGTCAGATTCATTATACTTTAGAATCTGCAATTGTTCTTCTCTAGTAAGATCATTAAAATCTTTCTCCTCAATATCTCCAGTTTCAGTTTGAAACTTTATAGAACCTGGATTGATTCCTCTATCTTTTAGTAGGGCAGCAACCAGATCATCCTCTGTTTCTTCTTCTTGAATGGCATCTGGATCATCTGCGGGAGGTGGTGTTGTGTCATCATCACCCATCCAAGGCTTTGTAAACGTATCCTCATTGAATACATCAACATCTTCACCTGGTTCACCTAAACCTACATCATCAATGTCTAAATCCTCTAATTTCATTTCCATATTAATCCCTCTTAAAGTTATTTGCAAAGTTAAATAAATTTTATCGTATGTTAAAACGATTCATAGAATTTCGTTAAAGATTCTAAATTACAGCATTTATTAACCTTGAATTGCCTTTACATAATTCAATATACCATTTACATGAGTATTAATAATAGATCTTCTCCCTTCCTCTGATAGAAGGAATTCTACATCCTCTTTATTATCCTGAAATAAGTTCTCAGTGAGAACTGCTGGACAGCTAGTTTCCCTACATATAGCTAGGTTTTGCTTCCAATATACTTGTGTTTGTGAATATTTTCTTAGTGTTAGTCCCTCTGCTTGGGCTGCTTTAAATAAGCACTCTGCTAGTTTTTTACTTTTGCTTGAGCTATTATTCGATATAAATACACTCCATCCTTTTGCATTTAGCCAACTTGACCCATCACCAGCAGCATTACAGTGAATCGACACCAATACAGTATTAGCTCTACCATGTTTATCACAGTATTGGTTTACTATTTTACATCTCTGCATCAGTGGTATATCTTCGTTGTCTTCTACTACTCTATGAACTTCAAACCCCTTGGAGGCAAGCTGTTTCATAATTTCATCTGCAATCTCTCTTGTATACTTATATTCCCTGAGTCTGCCATCCGGGCTTCTTTTACCCGGAGTAGACTCACCATGTCCTGTATCTAATAAAATTATCATAGTTTATTAAACTTTAAACATGTATCAAGGAGGTTTAAATCAATCTTACCCTCATCGTCTAATTTCTTTATACTATTTTGGATGATTTTGATTTGGTCTATATTAAGATCGAAGTCTTTACCTAGATCTTTGGACATATCCCATTGAATTTTGCCTTCTGCCTCGTTGTAATTAATTTCATTACGCTCTTCTTCAGAGAACTTGATCTTTTTAACCAAATCCATTACTTCAACCATTTCGGTCAATTTACCGTTAGCTGGTAAAATTGATATAACTACCAGTCTGTCTCTCACGTTCAAATTTACTATCATACTATTCTTCAATTACGTTTACAATCAATCCATTTACTACTACAATCCTAACCTTATCTAAGTCTATACCTTTACCAAATGTTACTCCCATATACCTCCTTCCTTTTTCAGGATAATTAGGTTTAGTTATAGACACACCATCATAGTCTACTGCATCATCAGAAGGAGTTATAACTGTTTTACCTGTCACAGTATGATTACTCTCTGTAGTAATTTCATGTCCCAAGTGTGCCCCAGTATTTAAAAATACTGGACCATCTGCATATAAAGCAAACCTATATTTCTCTAAATTTGGGTATGTTATATTTTCTTTAAGGTCTGTACTATAACAAGTTGTATAAATTCCAGTGCCCCAACCTTGAACCCTTAAACCCATGAACGCATTTGAGGTTACAAAGTTATTTTGAATGTCTACAAGTGCATTTCTAGCCCAACTTGACCAGTCATTAGCTCTTCCTATCTTCACAGAATTAGTATATGTAGACCCAAGATAGGAAGTTATTTTACTATATTCAAGTCTATCTTGTACTATTTTAAACTGACCTATGAATGCACCATTTCTAACTACAAGATTAGTGGTATCTATCTTATCAGCCGATATACTACCTGTGGCAATCATGTTTCCATTAATTGTAGTTTGTCCTATAACCCCTTGAACTTTGCTTGTAAATATAGCAGACCCCTCAAAGTTGATCTTATCAGCACTAATGGTAACTTCAGACACATCATTGTTAATTGCAGTCATAATAGAAGCTGCATTAGCTACAGTTCCATCTTCATTAAGAATTGCGCTAAACATTACACTTAAGTTGGATTTGGTAACAAACCCACTAGTTTCAGTAGGAACCCAATTACCATCTGGATCTATATATCCTAATTTAGACACTGTCATTTCGAACTGGTCTGCCCTCATAGATAGGTGGGCAATATTTCCTTTATTGTCATCTACTGTAGCACTGATACCATCTATATCTATAACAAGCTGTGTATACTTATCGTTTAAATCTCCAAATAGGAACTCAGCATAATCTTTATTAAAATCAACTACTGACTGCCCTGTACTTAAATAAAATTCTCCAGTTAGGAAAACATTCTCACCATATAAACCAAATCCATAGGGTTGTTTAGTTCCGAAAACCTCATTGTTAATTCCTTCAAGATTGCCAAGTCTTACCTTAGTACTTTTCGTGTATGCATGTCTATACTTACCATTTGTACCTTTAGCTACAGCTGAGTGTATAGTTGGCCTGTCAGTAATAAAGAAACCATATTTAGATGGATTTGCTAATATAGTAGAAGTGATCTCAGTGGTAGTGCCATCATTAATGAGTACCTCATAAAGATCCTCCTGCTTTTCATCCTCAGCTTTGGTCACCTTAACAAATACTAATGGATATTCCTTAGTATTACTAGTAATATGCGAAGGTTTCTCATGGCTGTTTATATACTTGGGATTAACTGTTTGATAATAGTAATCAGCTGCATCTCCCTTAGAATATATGGTGCCTTTCTTTTTAATAAATGCCTTCTTCATATCATAGACTGGAATATCATACAATACTGAATAGTCAGGTTTGTCCAATCCAGATACTATATCAATGTAAGGCCCTTGATCATCACAAGAAGTAAGATAGATAGCGTTCTGTCTACTTACGTCTTGAATGTTTCCCATTTGAATCATATCATCCTTTGCGGCAATATCATCTAGCCTACTTTCTGGGGTGCTGGACTTACTAGATGATTCTATAGTACCAGTAGCAGAACTATAACTCTGCTCTGTCTTATTATATTGGGTATTGTTGTATTCCTCCTTAGATGATATTAAAGTACCATCATCTCCGTAATGCAACTCAGTATATATGTCAAACACTGAAGTTGCCTTCATCATTATATACCTTCTGCTTTCGATTTGATTAACAACCAAAGCATCATAATACTTAATATTACCATCAGTATACTTTTGACACCTTATTATGTCGCCAGCCTTTAAAGTAGGGTACTCATCTGGGTCAGTATCTACAACCCATAAATTTGGAACAGGGATCACAGGCTTATTACCTGAATTTATCTGCTCATTAGCCTGCCCAATTGCTGTATTCATTAATGAGTTGTCAAGTGCAAAGTACTTATAGAAAGTTTTGATTTCCACCAGACTTTTACTATTTAATCCATTAGCTTCATAATCATCCATTGCAGATGCATTCTTTGGAATCATCACAAATGAAATATCCTTATTGATGGAATCAGAATAAGTATATTCTAATGGATCATTATCGGGAGACCATTTACTAACTACCCTTTCCTTACTAATATAATACAAGCTTATAGCCCCCTTATATTTTTTATATTCATCTTCTGATACTGAACCAGTATATTGACTATATTCTTTAGCTAGTATAGACTCATCGTATAAGCTTTGTGGCCCTTTAAATAAAGGACTATTTACAACAGCTTCAGCATTCTTTATATGTATAATAAATTTATAATTAATAAATGTTTTGGCTGTGGTATTAATAGTACTTGGTTTAGATAACTCCTTAGTGAGAGTAACCTGGCTTTCTATATTGGATGACACTTGTGGAAGATAATAACTCCCAGAGTTTAAAATCCTCAACATAGCATCCTTATTTTCTTGGGAGCCTGTCCAAACCCCAAAGCTACCTAGTTGTGATGAGGTTAAGATTATAGGTTGTACCGCAGCTTCACACTTACATGAATTACTAACCCATAAAGAGCCATTAGTTGCACTGATTTTATTGATTACCATTTCATATACCCTCATAGCTTTTCTAACTACCAAGTAGTCTACTGTAAGGGTATTGGTATCAGCATCAAGCCTCCAGCCATAACCACTGAATCCAGATGCAAATTCAGGAGAGGTTAAACTATTACTAGCTACCAAATCTCCATACATTCTTACGTTTTGTTTAAATACCCAGTTGTTCTCTGAGGTACCTTTACCCTTAAATGTCCAATTACCAGTAATTACTTCATCGACTTTCTTTTTAGCAAGATCCTCATATGAATAACCACCTAAATATTCGGCATTTAAGTTTCTAACCAACTTAGACGAAGCTACAACTAATGGTGCTGCAACTGTATTAATTTCAAGTTGGCCTGTCATTGTATCTCCCTTACGTCTTACATAACCATCATCAGCACCTTCTGCTGCTTCTATTAACGCTACGTAATGATTATCGTATGAAAGATATAATGTTGTATTTAGAGTGTTGTAAACGAAGAATCCATCTCCAGGATACTCCATTTCTTCCATCTCTAATGTACTATGAACTATTATAGTGCGGCTCCCAATATCTGACTCCGACGATTTGTCTAATAGCTTTAAGACATCACTAAGGACTCTAGAACTATTTCCAGTTTTAATGTAAACCTTACCTAGAGTTTCTAGTACCAGGTCAGTATATTTATTACCTACTATGACTTTGTCGTTTCCTAAAAAGGATTCAGTTCTGACTTCCATTATTAGCTTTTAATGTTTTGAATATCTTTTCGAACTCATCAATGTCAGCCTCTCCAAACTTAATTGATTTACCAAATAGTTTTACAACATATCCGTTCTTAGCATGAATCTTCATAACATCACGTAAAGCATTCCCGAATAGGTTAATATTTATATTTCCACCTTTATCTAAAAATGGCTCCAAATACATTCCATACTTATCATAAGCATTATTAACTACGTATGTTATAAGAGTATCAGTTCCTATAGTGTTAATACCAAATAGGTTACTTACTAAGTTCTTTGTGAATGTGTTTGCTGCCTGAAATAGTAATTCTTTATCACTCATCATTTGCTGGCTGATTTATTCATCATAAGTTCATCAAATCTCTTTTTCATTTCTGGGTCACTTTCCATTAATTCTAATAAAGTGTTTACTTTCTCTTCTTTAGCTTTTATTTGAGATTGAATAAATTCTTTACTCTTTTTAATGGTTGCAAGTAAATTCTCTGCTGCTACCTTACCATCAGGTGAACTTACATACTCTTGACTAAATTTATTACCCAAAAATGTCATGAAGCCTGCTTCATAAGTTTGCTTGGCCATTTGATATTCCTGAGTTTTAGCAAGAACATTCTGTTCATCTATAGACAGAGACCCAACCTCTCTGTTTATTTCGTCCAAGATAGGTTGGGTCTTCTGCTGTGCTGCTTGTGCTTGTTGCATCACTTGTAGTTGTTGTAAGTATTGATTTTGTAAATCGGTAAGGTTACTTCCGAATGGTTGTCCAAACATTGACATAGATTATGCATTAGGGACTGGTGTTGTAACTGGTTGAATCTCAAATACTGAGTAAGCACAATTACCTTTAACTGGCAACGATGTAGGCAACTCATTTAAAATAGCTTGGTTAACTATACTGACTCCGTTAGGAATTATAACATCTACTACTTTATTAGATTCAACATTAATATCTGTAACAGTCTCACTAGTAGCTGAAGTTGCTATAATAGTTGATGTGGTATCTGTAACTACTCTAACATGTCCTTTACAGTCGGTATATTGTAAGTTATGAATTATATCTAACTTAGTTACCTGTAAATAGCTAGCTGCACCAGTTTGCGCTGTATTAATAACCTTAGCCCACCTTTGACTGATTGATAATGTAGACACAGGAGCTACTGATGCATTTGCTCCACATGGTAACGATACATTAAATTCAATCACCTGACCATTATTCTCCGATATAGGAGTAATTTTAACTTTCATTTTAGTTTGTGTTTTAGATAAAAATAATAAAGGGAGACTATGTAACATAATCTCCCTCTGGTATCTTACTGAGCAGTACAACTAGGACAAGTACTGTTAATAGCTGTATTTACTGCATTCCAGTTAGAAGCAGCTTGACCAGCATACATACCTGTTCCATATTGCGTAAACGGACTACAGTATAGTGGAGAAATACTAGGAACTGGAGCACATAAGTCACTGTAAGCATATTTCAACTGTCCAGTAATCTTATGGTCTAATTGTCTCTGTAAATCACCAGCAGCAACTAATAGTTGTTTCTCAGATTTGCAGCAGCAATTGTCTGAATATCTCTCAGCGTTTACTTTGTTAAGTTCAAACATTAGAGGTAAAGCAGCAGCAGTAGCAGCCTCTTTCTTCTCTAACTCATTGATTCTAGTGCTTAATCTCTCGAAGAGATCAGTCTTCTCCTGTACGTCTTGTTCTCTCCTCTTATAAAGCTCATCACATAATCTCATGTTCTGAGCGTTATCACGAGTGATTATATCAACGTACATTCCACTCTTCTCTTGTAGGTCTTCTACTCTGCCTTTCCAGATTTGGTTTGTTAGAATTTGAGTTTCGTTTCCAATTCTTTCGTTAGTAGCTAGATTTCTACTATTGATGTAAGTGTACAAGTCTACATCATCTTGCAAAGATTGAACTCTATTGTTCCAAGCTAAGTTTTGTGACATTTCCCCTTGTACCATAGCAGTTTGCATAGCTTTCTCAGCTAGACAGTTGCCATTGTTTCCACCAAATAGACCTCCAAGGATTCCTCCGTTGTTTCCACAGCCGCAGCCACCGTTGTTACCGAATGCTGATAAAGCTGTTCCAATAATACCTAGAGTGAGAGCAGCATTGGTGCGACCCTTGCTACCAAATTTGTCCTCTGCCTCATGCATTGTCAAAAATTCTGCCATAAATGTTGTGTTTGTGTGTGTTATTTTATCCCAATCTGTTAAGTGCGCTCCTTAACTTTTAATAATGCAAATTTACCCATTCTTAAAGGTCTTACCAAAGAATAATTGTTAACATATGTTAAAGATACCAAAATGATTTTGGGAATATCCTGGTATCTTTAACTAATATATTACAGCCACTCAGCAGGAAGTAATCTTGTTTCAAGATTATCCACGTTGGTGATATTACTTTTAGTACATCCCGATAAATATCCAGAGACTACATTCAGTATCTGGTATGAGGATGATGGAAACTCCGGAACTTCTCCCATCATGTCCTTGCAGTAATAAAACATATTACTAATATCATTAATATTGTAGCATGTTAACAATAGTGATTTCTCTACTAACAGCAATCCTGTAGGTATATACCAGTTATATGATGCCCCAACTGAGAACATTCCAGACGCCTTAGTAATCTTAGTATTATTTTTAAATATTTCACTAAAGTTTATCTGAGGGTAACTAGTTTCAACACCATCGGCTTTATATTCTCTGTTATCAAATGTACAATTAGACCATAGCTCTGATACCAACTTCAGATTAGCATTGTTTTTAAATAGATCAGAGTTTATATCTACTCCTACTTCTATTATAGTTTCCGAGAACATCTGTGATATATCCTCCAATGCTTTGTTATATTTAAACAGATCTGGTGGGTACTTAATTCCCCTAGTACGAGTTTGTCCATTTAAATTTACAAATGCACAGAATCTAGTTCCCTTAAATACTCCGTTAAGTGCGGTATTATCTACTAATGATTCAAATAACTTACAAGGTATTCTTCCAACTAACCCTTGTACATTTTCAGTAGTTACAATGCTGTATTGTCCTGTAGCTGGATCGAATTCCTTAATATTCTCATAATAGAATAAATCAGTAAGTGCATTTTCAAGGGTACACCTTGGTGAACAATATCTAAAGTAATCAGTAGGGATTGCATAATTCTGATGCCCAGGTTCAGACAAGTCCAGTCCCTGTGCTCCTATAGAAGCTTTTTGTTGGGCATCATATTTGAAATATTTTTCAGTAAGTCTGGCCTTAACTTCATCTAACCCTGACTCACTACTAGTAGCACCTTCCCATCCATAACCGTCAAGATACCAAACATCAAATGCTTGCTCTCCGGGGTTATAGTCCTCACTACTAGAATCTTCATTTCTATCATAGTTATATGACTTCTTCATATTACTTACATCCAACTTATAAGTGACTTGACCTCCTGGAGCACTTACTATATGATCATCCCATGTTGTCCAGGTCATGTCGGGAACTAGAGTTTCCCCTACACTAATTGTTCTGATTTCATCATATCCTAAACACCAACATCCTTTGAATACCTCACTAATATTGGTAATTGTTCTAGATATTGTTTTGACACCATCATTTTCCCTATGCATAAAGAACAATCTATAAGGTATTCCTCCAAATACCCCACTGTTCTCAAACATATTAGAAACATCAGCTAGGGCACAATTCTTAAACCCTTCTCCCACTAGTTTTAGCTTTAGATTGTTACATCCACCAAACATACGTTTAGTGGTTGCCAAACTAACGCAATCATCGAACATACCTTTAGTAATACCATCATCTTGATATGTAGGTGGGAACTGATATGCTTGGTTATCATTGTTGATAGGCATATTAGCAAAGAAGGATTCTATACTGTTAAGGAGTCTGCAGTTTCTAAATATATTAGCAGGTATTTTATGCGCCCCGATCTCGTCAGCTGGTTTTACTCCAACAAAGATACCTATTGCCTGTCTTAAAGTAGAAGCAATACCCTGAAATACATCCCCCATTTCTGACAAGTTCACAGTAAGTTCTCCAGAACTTTCCTCAAAAGGATATTGTATAGATGTAAACGTTGGTATATAATATGTAGTCCCATTACTACTAATCGTTTGTGATATGCCCCCAAACACGTTAGGACCCAGCTTTCCAACTAACTTTACTCCACTGTATAAGGTATTAGACAATACCATAGCTTGAGCAGGCTTGTTTATTGTGTGGAATAAGAAAGTGTTGGTTCCTTCGTTTGTAACTTGCATTCTAATCTTACTACATCCAGTAAATACCCCTTTAGGGTATATACTTATTAGATTCCTTAAATTAATAAAGAATGTTTTAGAATCTAACATCCCAGGGAAGATAGTCTCGGCTCTAGTATCTTCACAGCTTTCTAGTAAAGAGCAATTTCTGAATATATAGTCAACCTTGGCGATGGGACTATAAATTGTTTGTCCGTTATATACTATTGGGGCAAATACGTTATTATCAATCCATTCTATAGCTGCACTTTCAAATGCTGCCTCAGCATCACTTAGTTTAGGTAAGAAATCTAAAATGCCCCATGTAGAATCATCATCTGGACTGTAATTTGACTTTCTAGAGAAAAATATTCCAGTAAGAGTTGTACTAGAAAATGCCTCTTTAATTATACTAACATTAGGACATGGTCTAAACATATCATACCACAAATCACCAGTAATAAGAGAACACCCTTTAAACATTCCTTCAATTGAGGTTAGGCTGTTTGTTAACCGTGTCATTACATATTTAAAATCATTATATTGTAATGAACTGCAACCTTCAAACATGAAGTAAGTATCTATAAGATTGTCGTCAAACTTAATATTAGTAACGTTATCGCCCTCTAAGAAGGTATCTGTACCATGTTTCAAATAGGTATCGTTATCATTTAATACAAACATGGCGTTTCCTCTAAATACTTCTCCTCCTTGGATGTTGAAATATCCCTTTACCCTAGTTAAAGAAGCACAATTTTTAAATGCACCCGTTGGTAATTCAATAGGATTATTCTTATCATTTTTGCATCTAACCTCCACTAGAGCTGGACAAGAATTGGCATCTATATATTCCAAATCTGGAAATGCAGTTAGATTGAGATAATCATCGGATCTATCATTGTATTTTAAGGATGTGATATTAGTTCTACTTATAATTAAAGATTTTAAGCTGTAGAAGTTGGGTTGTCCATTTACATATAGGGCTGGTAGTACTATGTCAGTAGTTGCTATACCTCCTATATCTAGAGACTCTAAGTTCCAAGCCCCTGTTAGCTCCACTTTTAAAGTTGGATTATTTTGTCCAGCTAAAGATAATATCTTCAGTCCAGGACAGTTATCTATAGTTATCTGAGTTAGGTTACTAATGGAATTATTAACAGAAGTATATGGAAGTGTTATGCTTTCCATTCCCTCACAGTTCTTAATAATTACAGTCTTAACACTACTTGGAATGTCTAATGTCTTTAAAGCAGGACAATTGTTTATCTCAATATAAGTAAGCTTATTACAATCAGTTATATCTACTGTTGATAAGAATGACTGGTTAGATAACCTTAATTCAGTTACCTGAGTTCCAGCTAGCCTATAAACTTTTAATACTGCAGAATCTGGCAGAGTTACCTTAGTTATAGATGACTTAGATATATCAAGCTCTTGAATTTTTTTACACCCACTTAGATCTAATGTATAGGCAGAAGCTGTGGATCCAATTAACGTAACATTGCTAAGATCCAGCACCCTAATATTTTTTAATCCTATATTAGTAGAAGTGTTATAAACCCCACTTTGGAAGAAGTATGAAGCATCAATATTCTTTAAACCACTAAGATCTAAGTTTTGAATTAATGGTAGATTTATATTATCTAAACCTGTCCAAGGGTAACTCTTAAACTTAGTAAAGTCTGTAATATATTTGTTTGCATATACATACACAATAGTTTCACCCGTGGGCATTGGTAATATTACTGATGAAGGTGTTTCATCAATCCAAAATGCACCAGATGTCTTATCGTGGGAATATCTATATAATACTCTACTATCCCCTGTTATATCTGTGCCAAATCTTACAGCTGTTGTTGAACCAGTAGCCTTATTAGAGGCCCATAGTCCTGTAATAGGGGATTCTATAGTAGTTGGTAATAGACTTTGTCCATCTTTGTATCCGTACACACCATCTAAGAATAATACTCTTTTCTTGAACCAATCCTTAACATGCATCACACGATTACCATGTAAGAACTTTAGTTGGCTGAAGTCAGTACTATCTTGATATTCCCCTGTATTAGGATCATATGTTTTAGATATAGCAAGATATTTAATCTTGTAGTCATAATTAAACATAATAGATCCTGTTTTCTCAGTATATGACTGATAGTAATCTTTAATAAACTTCTCTGGATCTGGGAATAGGTTAGTTCTTAGATTTACATATAATGACTCTAAGCTAGTTCTACTCTCAGTACTACCACTATCCATTCCGGCTAAATTCTCCAATACCTCCCAAATCCTATTCCACCAAGAAGCAAAATATTGTTTGTACATATCACTAGATACATAGTTCTTCTCTTGAGTGTATTGAGTTATACCTGTATCCTGTGCAGAGATATTATACCATCTATGCAAGTGTGCCCAATATTCTACAATATCCTGTCCAGCATTATTTAGGCCAAATGCGGTATCCATATCATAGAAACAGCAATACCATACATCAGTACCCCAGCTTCTAATAGTTAAGTTCTTACACATGGAGTCTACACAACCAAATAGCAATGCTATTATGAAGTATGCACAGGCATTATCCCAGTTAAGATGTTGGTCACATGCATTGAAATTATAATAAGCATTCTTATCCAAATCATAAAACTCCCCTTCAATAGGTTTCGTGGGGGTTTGGCCAGCATCATCCATTGTGTACTTTTGGATTCTGGTAAGAGCCATATTAGCCATTTGGGTATAGAATTTCTGCACCTGGTTATAGGCTGTAGCTTCATCCCTAGATGTATACATCACATCTCCCATAAACTGCACAATCTTCATATCATCTTGCTGGAATGCTCCTTGTGCAGATGAGTTCTGGTTTATTTCAACAGAATATGTTCCATTAGATAATCCCGTATTCCATTGCTCTACTTTCTCTGTATATTCAGTAACAATGGTAGGGCCATCTTGATTTACTTTTACATAATCAATAAGTAACTTTAATCCTAGGTTAAAGTATGCGTACCTACCTAAATTGAAATTATAAATACCACAGAATTTAGGCTGTTTAATAGTTCCATCAGCATCAGGTGCATATCTAATAAACAGAAGAACTGGAAAACCTTCAGAGGTATGTTTGATTTTACCTCTAATTGCATTAGCTTTATCAGCATCTCCTCCCCAAACATCATTACCCAGTGACATAGGTGGGGTTGCACTAAATGGAGTAATAGACTGCCCACTACTATTAGTAGCTAACCCATTCACTATTTGACCAATAACAACATTATTAACATGGGCGCTGTCAACCACATCGGCTTTTAATGTAAACTCATTTTCTGGCAGCCAATCGTCTTTAGGTTGGAATAACATGTTTTTACCAGTTTGGTCAACATGTCCCATATAAATTTCATAGTTCTTAGCGTTATATGACAAAGAAGATGTACCTTGTAGACCAATACTCACTCCGTTATTCTCAGACACACCACTAGGAGTTGTAATAACTACCTTACCTTTACTGTCCTGATAAGTAATCTTTACGGGAAATTTCTTACCCATTACTTCTATTTTATCAGAAGCAGAGAATATAGCGGTTGAATAGGGTTCAAATAGTGTTGGACTATTAGATGTTTCTTCAACTAGTACAATAGGATATGGAGTATTAACCTCCATCTGTTCTACTAATTTGGAATATAGTTGTTCTCCAGAAAGAAATCCTCCCTTACCGCCATCTATTGTTTTATCCCATATAAGGCAATTGCCTGCATTATCAAATAAGTTCTTGGTTCTTAGCTCTGCATCTAAGGATGCATCTATACTTCCCCTAATAAGTCTGGCTTGTTCAGTTGCAGATATGTAATTTTGCACAATAGCATATTCACTCTGTGATGAAGTATATATCTTAAAATCATAGATATATACGTCCGAGAAGTTGCTTCTTTCTCCATTGTTATTCCTGCATCCTAAGTAGAAGTCAGTGCCAAACATCCAATCAATATCTGACTGAAGTACTCTACTTACAGCTGATAATACACCATTTACATAGATTTTGAAATACCATCCTGTTTTGTCCAACAATGATACATCTAGGTCTACAGTTAATAATTCATTTTGAGGTAATTTTACCGTCAATGTATCGGCTGAGCCTATTTTACATACAGCCTTCTCCAATGTAACTTCATATCCAGTTCTAAGTTCACCATTTTCATATGCGCCTATACCCATTACTACCTCATTAGGATCAGAGGAAGTATCAGCTTTATACGTACAAGATATGTGAAATCCTAATGGTTGGAAAAATGAAACACCTGCACCAATATCAACAGCGGGGAACATTTGCTCTGCTACTTCGAGATAACCATATGATTCTCCACTTAACCTTATGGCTGGAATACTATTTATACCATCACTATCTACCAAGAAACCACTAGTTTTACCATTAACACCCTGTAATGTAAGGTTAACCCCATTAGGGAATTTAGATGCAAATGCACCCTCATAAATGAACTCTCCACTAGTTTTTAATGGGTAATTCCAAGTTCCAGTTGCAGTATTAGGAAATCCAGAGATTTTGCTAAAATATGCAAGTAAGGTATGCATGTCATTATTGGCATACATATTTTTACTAACACTTTCTACTATCCTACAGGTAACAGTCTTCGTGTATTGGGCAGATGTATCTCCTGGGTCATTAACAGCATATCCAAATAATGTAATTTTTAGATACTCCCCAGGATTATTAACTCCCAAATTTACAGTACTATAGACAAACCTATTAGTTTCTGCTTTAGTTATATTCTTGATAGATCCAGTGTCTAATAATGATATTTCACTACTCCCATTCATCAAATGGATCTTATAATCCATATTAAATGTAGAGTACTTAGTTAATCCATAACTAAAGTAATAATTAAATCCTAATTGGGATCCTTGCCCATATTGCGTAAGATCATCAATGGTTTCCCCGGGAGTTTCCGATGGAATAAACTCAGTAATATCTTCAGTTACGATAACTAAATTATTACTATCCGCTACAGTAATATCAAACTTTATTTGACCAGAGGATAATATTTCTCCGTTAAGTGTAGTACTCGCCTGGGCAACAAAATAAAATCTTTGCCCAGCTTTTGGGTTAAAATGTTCACTTTCAAACAATAGTTTACGAGCATCTAAATTGATAGCACGTATAGCTGTGGTAATATTTTCCACTCTGGATACTTCTATACCATTGATTGTCATCCAGAATGTAGCAGGACTTTGCAGGATATTATTAGTAACTGTAAAGTTCAAAGGAACTTCTGAGATACCTCCCATATAAATAGTCTTATTTGGGATAGTCTGTATATCCAAGGATATAGCTCCAGCCACTATCTTTACATATACCGGAACAGTATATGTGTTATCTGCATCATATGCAGTTAATTCAATATCGGTAGTTCCAGTTAATCCTGATAGTGTAATATCAGTTCTGCTCATGGAATACTTCTTCCATGTACCAATTGTTTTATTTGTAGATAAATCTTTAGCAACTACAGTAAATGACTTTTTAATACCACCACTTTTAATAGTAATATTAAGTGTTACTGAACTAGTGGCAGTATATACTGTTGTTCCTTCTGCAACTTCAATAGTGTACTCTCCAGTACCTCCACCTTCTCCTCCACCACCTCCACCTTTGGCTCCATTTATATAAATCCAGGCAAGGTTCTGTTCTAGTTTAGTCATTCTATTATCTAGTTTAGTAAATCCATTATTAATAGATATTGACTCCCCAGCTTCATTTAAGAAGCCAGGGTTAGTCAATTCCAATTCAGAAGCATTAGAAGCACCATGTATCACCCACCTACCAGAGGCTTGGTCATAATGTTTAGTTTTCATTGCAACGTCTTCTCAATTACTATGTTATTATTAGGGTTGGTTGATCCATTACCCCCAACCTTCTTTAAATCTGTATATGCTATAGGTACATTATATTTATAAGCCCAAACTTTAGAATCTGATTTTAGCTGTAACTTATAAGATTTACCTAATATTCTTTCTCTGGTACCACTACTAGTCATTTCTGGATTCTCAACTTCATTTCCTTTACCTACATTCCATATAATATAATTAGGGTATTGCTGAGCACTATTAACCTTTACTGTAGCAGTATTAGTAGTATTATTTTCTATCTGACTAGATACAGGGTAATATTCTAGTAACCATGGGATATTCTTAGCTGGTAACTCTTTGTTAGAAGTTAATTTATATCCAGTAGCTTGACACATTACATACCTGATATAATTCTGAGAAGCATCAGCAGATATTTGAACACACTGTCTTTCTCTATCGGGTAAACTAGTGTACCATGTTGGAGATAGAGATGGATCATATACTATAGGTTCCATAGTTCTATCTGGATTGTCTCTGATATATCTAGAATTAGCATATGTGTGTTTGTGCCCACATAAGCATAATTTAAAGTTATTATCCTGCATCCATTGGCTAAACCAGTAGTTACCTACTGTATTTAAATGACTACCACCCCTCTTTACGTTTAGGTCTTTATCATAAGACCCAGCTTCGTTCTTTTTTAGATAGCTCATTATTAAATCAGCAGTAATAATTGTAAATGGGGCTTCATGACAAAATGCTACCTTCCAACTAATTTTACTATCACCAGCATGTTTTGCTAAATCATTAGTACACCAGTCTTTTATATCATTATAAACATTGATTCCAGTAACATCACCAAAGATCTCAGTCCTTGCTAATTCAGTAATTTCTGAGTTTACAGACAAGAAATAGGTATTACCATATACAAAACTATAACAGCAAGGTATGTACACTCCAGCAGACGAAATGGGTACTGTATAAGGATGTTCAAAGGTAAAGAAAAATTCTACATTCACTGGATTAGTTTTACTAATATCCTCCCCATCTCCTAGCACATACACATCTACAGGACATAGATCGTTATTTCCAACAGTAAACATCTGTTCAGTGTCTTTGTAAATAGCCTCTCCCCCTTTATAATAGTCAATCCACTCATTAAACCTATTACCATTTTGAGTCTGATCTCCAGTATTCATACAGAAATGATATGGGTTTTCTGTCTTATCAGAATTTATATATTCAGCACAAATTCTCCACATCTCATATTCCTCTCCATTGAATCCCTGCTGATCACTAACTTGTAAGAAATTAAACCCACTCTCAATTACCTTATCTCTATTTCTAAGGGTGAATTTCTTAATATCAGTCCAATTTCCCTCTCTACCAACCTGATATTCCCATACTTCTGTATCAGATGGCTCGGTGAAATCTTTGATGAACTTGTGTACAGTAAATGGAGTTCCATCCGTAGTAATGGATCTTATCCTATCATATATAGGATTGTTCCAGTTTTTATCTGAGGTTCTTCCATCACCTTTCTTAAATGATTCATATGTGGTCCAATCACTAGTTCCCTGTTTTCTCATTCGGATAAATTCATCATAATATCCAGCTGAAATCCAATTAAAGCACCTGGTCTTATGGGCGTCATGTCCAAATGTACAAGTAACTATATTAGGAACTCCTTCAGTTAATAAATCCTTGTTGAAGAATATAGTTTTATTTTGTGAAGAGTTCTTTGGTGTGTAATCTTCTATTCTAATAGCTGAATTAATTCTATCTAGATTTATATAAGTCCAGTCTTTATTATTATTTCTAGCACTAAGAGCTTTGGTGGCCTGTTTAACAGGATCCATGTTGTAATACCTCATTAACAGTACATTAGCTCCTCTGTTAGCTATAGGACTTGACTCACAAGGCATTGATTTATCATTATAGTTACCTATTCCAACTAAATCTACATACCACTTAATAACTCCATTAGATGTCCAGGGGGCAGTTGTAGTTAATATGTTACTCTCAAAGTATCCTGTGGTTTCCTCACTACTAATATAAAAAGCACAGTCGTAACTAAACTTAATCAATTCGTCAGAAGACCATATGCTATGAGGCTGGATTCCAGCACCTTCATCCCCAGCTATTTCAAGCCTTGTATTATTAAGAGTTGCGTTCTTAGTCCAATACATATCAGGCTCACCAACCTTGATTAGTGTAGTATTAATATTCTCTACTGAACATTGAGCACCCTTAATCAGAAATGTTCCTTGAGATTTAAGGATACCAGTTAGGGGTAGGGTAACCCAATCTCCACTGTTTCTTTCAGTGTAGTGTAAGAATAATCCCTTCAAGTTTAGATCCTTCTTACCTAAATTACACAGTTCTACGAAGTTGTGTGATACTGGATTGTAATCTTTGCTCCCGGCTTCCCCCCCACAATAAACCATATTTACATAAATCTTAGGGGAATCCTTAGATCCAACTTCTTCTGGAATGATTGGGAAATATGGTGTTGTATAATAAATTCCAGTTCCTGTAGTTTGTGCATTGCCAGCTAATGTATTCTTATCTAATCTATAGTCGTGTATATCTAATTTACCGTCCTTAACTTGAATTAGGAAGGTATTTTCTTTGTTAGCCATATCAGCAAATTCAATACCAATAATTTTAGTTTTTGCTGAGCTACCACTTCCAATGACTTCAGTTAATATTCCTTCCACTATTTCTGGGTCTGGTCCAGGTCCTGGATCTTCTCCACCACCCGTGCTACCTATTTTAATGAGTTTACTTGTCTTGGGATCTTTAATGTATAGAGCTTGTATATCATAACACCACAATAATTCTTTTGGCATGAAGTCTGCCTTATTTTTCTGCATTTCTTCATATGTACCACTTTTAATACATATATGCTTAGCATTAGGCAAGTAATCCCCATACTCTGTTGGTTCTGGTGAATCTGATAATACTATATCTTTGTTAGCTGCTTGTTGTTCATTATCCTCCTCTTCAGATGTTCCGTAATCGGGTTCTAATTGTTCATGTCCATCGTAGGCATAGAATTGGTTATTAGTGAAATCACCTGAATCAATTTGATTGTTAAATGCAAATTCTAAGCGATTTACCTTTTCTTGCAGTACATGAATTATTTGTAATAGTTCCTGTATTACGGTACTACTAGTTAGATGCTCTTTGTTTTCTGATGTGTCAATCCAAATACCTCCTTTGTCTTCTGGGGGAGTGTCCTGTATGTAAATTTTGGAGAATGAATCCCAGGTAAATCCGTTGTAGAATCTTAACTCATTAAGTTCGTTTACAAACACTATTTGTCCCTTAATTCTTAAAGACTCATTATCCAGCAATTCTTGTAGAGTTTCAACAACTACTAAGGACATTCCTCCGCCACCTTCTCCCCCTCCACCACCTTGAACCTTCCATACATTCCAAACTCCGTTATAGAATTGATACATATGATTTTCATCAGGAGAGTTCTTTACATAACATAGCATTCCTTCCTTTAATTTATTAGTGCTAAGGAATGCTTCCATTTCACTCACATTGGTAACTTGAATGTAGCCACCTCTAAGATCATTAACATCAGCTAACGCAAAATTTGAATTATTCTTAGGTCTTAGTTGGCCAATTACTTCTATATATTCGTTCATGCTGATAAAAATAAAGGGCTATGTTATTCACACAGCCCTCGTTTACTATATTATGCTACGAATAAGCTATATAGAACCTCTAAGAAGTCAGGAGCACTAAGCTTTACTCCGTTGATCTCCACGTCATTACCTGCATTGACTTCTACGATTTCGTTGAATTCATCCTCAGTAAACGTTGCTTCAACTGATACTTCCTCTTTACCCCTCTTATCCACGTAAGCATTGTACTCACTATTGATTTTATCGTTCCAAGTGCTAATTTGATCCTCATCTTCTTTAGTCTTGGATTCCTTCTGTAATAGATCAGAGTAACCTTCAGGAGTAAGTCCTTTTAAAAGTTCTTGTAAATCAGTCTCAAATTGCTTACGGATCTTACCCATTTCAATACGAATACTCATAATCTTAACCTTTAAGTCTTTACTTAGTTCACTATTACCATTGCTAAGTAAAATCTTAACAATAAAATTGTGCTTAGCCATTAATTCATTAAGTGTCATTGTCATTTATCAATTTAAATTTCTGTTGTTTCAATCTCACCTAAAGTAGCATCAAACAGGTTACTAGCTGTTTCAAATAAATCTGATGGTATCTCTCCAATTGATTTACTTACTCTTCCGTCAGATGTTTCTGAGTAATTAAAATTACCAATATACTCAACTGGATCTACCCTGTAAAATGATCCACTAAATCCAGAAATCTTTTTCAATTGTGATGATACTAATTCACCCTCTAGCTTAATTGTAGATGTACTATTACTTACAGTACATAAACTTCTTTTGTTAGTAATTTCTATTGCCATAAATATTTATTTTGAAGCAAAGTTAAATAATAATATCTTGTAATCCAAGTCAATTATATTAAAATTTCTTATCCCCTATTGAGAATGATAAGAATTCACTATCCTAGACAGATCTCTGACTTTTCTAGTGAGTTTAGCTATCCTAAGTTCTAATTTGTTTAGTTTTTTAGTTCTAGCCTCAATCAGGTTACGAAGTTCTTTGTATCCATTTATTGCCACCACAGCTCCCAACGCACCGTAGTCTACAGTATAGTAGTGCTGGCAATATTTGTTCTCTAGGCATTGATTTAATTCTGTTAACTCTGGAAATGCATAACGAACTTCGTTGGCACTAACCCCTAGCCTTACACCATTTTCTTCTTCACCTTTTTTAGTGTAATAGAAGGGAGTTATATGTTTTAGTTTTTCCCACATATTACATGATAAAGAAGAGATCCTATTTTTCAATCTAATATCAGATGTAACCTGAGATCCCCCAGCATATAGAGATGCAGCATAGAATCTATTATTAGTCTCTACACAAGCAACACTCCTACTAGTACTATATCCTAACCATAGTCTACCAGTACCTCTTTTAATGTCTCCAGCTATTTGAATAGCCCCATTAGCGGCCTGCCAGTTAGTATTAATTGCAAAGCCCCCGTTATTACTTGTGGTTGTAGAAAACGTCATTTTAGTATAGTTACTGCCTCCAAACCTTCTAGCTATTTCAAAACTTGCAGAAGAGACCCTATCATCCTTTACTCCTGTACAGTTAGAGATCCCACCATCCATACTAATAGTAGTAACTCCAGTCAAGGCCCCAGAAACATTACCAGTCCCATTAAAACTTTGGCCCCATATGGATCTAGAAGTGGTTAAACCTGCTGCCCTATATGCATATAGGCTACCAATTGTTCTATTCTGTCCAGCAACAGTAATACTAAGGTTGGTAGATGAATTAGAGGATAATGCAGAAAATACTGAGCTGGCTGTGCATTGTGTGATAGTTCCACCATTCATGTATACAGGAACGGTTGAAGAGCCTACAGTAGATGAACATGCAGTTGGGGTTCCGCTATTTAAATAGATAGGTTTACTAGTTCCACCTATAGTGGATGTTCCTATTTTAGAAGCAGATGCTACAGTAACATCTAGTTTCTGGCGACTTTGTAAAGATGTATTTACACCATTAACCACAGTTGGTGCTGATTTTAGTGAGAATGTTCTATTAGCTGAGTCAGTAAATGCAGATGTATGTACAGTAGCAGATAGGTTAAGTCCTCCGTTAGAAAATATTCGATAAACAGCACTACCACCTCTTAGCCAAACTACTAAACCTTGTGTAGATGTATCTAAGCCATTAACCATTTGACAGTATGTTTCTTTAAACATGATTACATTGGCATAACCATCACCACCTCCACCATTACCATCCCAATATCTTGACTCATTCCATAATATACATAGAGTTAATCCACCCTTATGTGTAGAAGTATTCCATGAATCTGGAGCTGTATCGTTATACCCTCTAGTAATATTAAGTAGTGTTGCAGGATAATGTTCAGTTGCACCCGTAATAACTACAGGGTACCAAGTAGTTGCATTACCTCCAACAGTTATACTAATATAATTGTGCTTACCCTGACATCTTCTATAATAATCTCCCTGTTGTCCATCTAATAGGTCAGCATTTAGATTATTACATAATGTAGTTGATGTTACTTCAATTGGTTTTGTTCCTGTGGCAACAGTTGATATAAACCTATTATTAGTTTTTATAGCTTTGTCAGCATACCAGTATCCATCATTATGAGCATACCACCTAGCGTCTTTAGCAGAGTTATATAAACCTGTCCCAACAGTGTTATTCTGGAACCATCCCTTTTCTGAGTATATATAACCAGTATGCGCTACTATTTTACTTTGTACATATAGACTACCTTCTTTTAAGTATAAGTAACAATCAGCAGTACCAGTATTATCAGCTCCTTTTTCTATTATTAAACCGTACCCAGCTTTAACCCCGTCAAACCACTCATGTCTAATTCTCACATTTTGTTTGTCAGTTGAGTCAAATTGGAGATATGACCCTGAACCTTGTACATTATTGGTAGGAGTCATTCTTATGTATGGGGTTGCCATATTAAATTTGAGTGCACCTGTCATAGTATCTCCGGCAGTATTAACATATCTACTATCAAGTAACGTGGTATAGTTACCAGTAGTAACAACCTGTACCCATCCATAGTATTGTGAAACTCCAGACCACCCTGTTCTAATATACATTGAGCCTGATGCATTATGTGGTAAATACATTTGGGATAGAGTACCCCCAGCGTTGAATGTTAAAAGTTGACCATAATTATATGCACCACTAGGCCCATTACTTATTGTGGCCTTGCTGATCCTTAAGTTTCCAGTAGATGTAACAGAATTCCAATCGGAAGCATTACTGTTATGTTCTCCTGCATACCTGAAATAATTAGATAGAGCTGAATGTCCTCCTCCACCTAGTAACATATAACTATCAGAAGAACCACTCTTCACATATCCATCTGAGGTCCAGAACCCATTGCTAGCATTCCAATATGTTTGCTTATTAAGACTGTTAGTTCCAGCTGTTATTTGAGCTGTAGTAGCGTATCCTAAGTACACGTTATTATTACTACTGGGATATGTAGACATAACTACCCTTCCATCCTTGACAGCAGCACACCATATACCACCATAACCCGTATTATTTACAGTCAATGCAGAATTAGTAACTGAATTAATCCAACTACTTGAGTTAAATGAGGACGTAAATTTACCAGCTGTATTAAAATTAGCAGCTGACGCATTTCCTGATATAGATACATTCCCAGGGAAGGAGGAATGACCACTAGCATCTAATAATGTTAGAGTCCTCTTTATAGTAGTAAAGGTTCCTGTATATTGTCTAACATATACTGGTTCATTACCATCATCAGCAGATGCAAGTTCAATCCATCCAGCATTGGTAGCAGTAGCCCCCACAGCTATTCTACCATAATCATTGGAACCACATTGCATTCTTACTTGTCTTGTTCCTGTATCACTAGACTGAGTAAGAAACAAATCTCCTCCAAATAAACCATTACCAATCACTTGAAGTTTATCAGTAGGAGATCCAGTACCTATACCAACTCTACCAGTACTGTCGATAGTCATTCTTTCAGTAGCTCCCGTACTAGTTCTAAATACAAGACTATTACCAGAGATATATGTAGCACCCCCCTTAAGAGCATTACCTGAACCAATGACTAAACTATTACTAGTATTAGTATAGAATAATTCCATATTAGTACCATCAGTGTGCTTACCTGTTATTTTCTGAGAGTTGTTCATGACAATACTACCACTCATAGTAATGGATCCTACACCTGTCATATTACCACTGACATTAGCAGTTCCATCAAATGGTCTTCCCCAAAGGTTTCTGGAGGTTTGGAGTTTGGTAGCAGAATTTACGTTACCATCAGTAAATACCACCTCATGCCATTTACCCCACGTGTTTACATTATTGACATTACCATTAGAACGGAAATAGAGTTTTCTTGTGACATCTGTAGTGCTATTATGGTTTATATCCCACGCAAACATACCATTTAACAAGCTTTTTTCGTTTGGCCTAAAACGAATGATTGAACCATATGTAAAACCAGAAGGCATATTAAGCCATTCATTATAGCTTGAATAGTTATACATCATGCCACCATCTGTGATATTATCTGGATTGTATTTCCCTTCTGAATTTGGGCTGTAATTTTCAAATCCAAGGGTTCTTAATCTGATTGAATCCCTTTGCCATCCGTCTAGCAAATCAGCATCAAGCCCAGAACCACTACCATCATTCCCAGCGTGCCATATTTTATTACTATTTATAGTTACACTGTCTTTATCACATCTAATATCTAATGACGTTAATGTATCACCATTAAAAGAGGATATAACACCCTTTTTTACTTCTTTACCTAGCTGTAAATAACCTACCTTGCTATTGTTTATAACAAGTCTTACTCCATCCTGAACTATTAGAGGACCTGTCATTGTATCCCCAGACTTCTTTACGTATGCACCTCCAAGATATGTACCGAAATTATCCTTATCAAGTACTGGAACCCATTCACTTACTTTTCCTGCTACATTTCTTCTATGCCATAATCCAGCTGTACCGGTAAATGACTGTGCTAACTCTGTATAATAACCAGTTGAGTTATCATGTAATATTTTGACCCTATTAAACCAAGAACCTGATATTGGTACATCCGTAGTACCTTGAAGTATTCCTCCATAGGTTCCATATGTAGCATTTGACAATCCAGATGGGTTTAGAGCTATCTGTAATGCAGGGCCTCCTGGAGTTGTAGCTCCTGCATAGTTATGAGTATGATCCCCAGTAGAAACTACTTTACCATCGCTATATAATTTATTATCTGTACCTACATATACTTTAGAATTAGTATAGGTCTGTGGATTATCAGTTTGAGCCAGTGATCCAGTTAAGAATAGTTTAGTAGCTAACTTTTCAGTAGCACCTGTAGTTGTTTTTGTATCTTGGGAAGTTATAGTTATCTCATTCTCATTCTTAGAGAACGTAACGTTAGTTCCAGCTTTAAGAGATTTATTAGGAGAAGTAGTTGGCTTATAAGTATCAACTACAGTCGTTCCCTGTTTAAAGATTAGGTCATAGAAATTATAGGTCGTGTCCTTACTACTAATTGTTACCTTTTTATTAGTAATATCAGGAGTTAGAGTTACATTAGTTCCTTGGACTAGAGTAAATGAATTATTAGCTGAGTTAGGATCAAATGTAATAACTTTAGTTACTGTTCCATCTATTTGAGTCTGCAAGTCTAGGTTATAGATTGGTTGGTGATCAGTTAAAACTTCTTTGCCTCCACTATATAGCCTATTATTGGAGCCTATATACACATACTGGTTACTGTAAGTTTGAGGTGCAGCAGTCTGAGTTTGAGCGCCAATCAGGAACATTTTGGTGTCTACCTTATTAAGAGCACCAGCTGTATTTACTGTATCCTCTCCCTTCTCAGCAGATATTGTAACATTTCCTGCATCGGTAGTAAAATAAACATTGTCTCCCTCTACCAGATTTACCTCTTGTCTTGATGACCCATCAAATTCTGATATCGGATTAGACTTAACAGAGAATACAAAAGGATTTACTACTTTCTCAGCAGCAACGGCGGTTGCATCAGCTGGTAAGTAATCTACATTACTAAATGCATTCTTACCTAATGTTTTAAGCATCCATCCATTAGCTGTTCCGGATGATAATATAGCTTGATTGGCTACTTCAGTACTACCTGTTAGAGTAGTATAAGGTTGAGTATGTCCATGTAAAGATAGAATCTTAGTCACTCCTCCAATAGATAAACTAACTTTGTTTTCATCAGCATTGGAGAACAATCCTCCAAATAGTTTACCATGACTCCATATTTCAGCAGTATTTTCTATATATACTGTTGAAGACCATAATATATCTGCATTAGTATCTGATGGACCACTTGGAAGCTTAAGTGTATTAAATATTTCCCTAGTCTCACAGACAATATTTTTAGTTTTAATCAACATATTATATAATAACAAAGTTAATAAATAGGAGGAACCACTCCTCCCAATTATCTCGAATATGTAATGTTTCCTAAAGCATCCACATATGCCCAACCTTCAACTAGTTCTCCATCTATCCATAAGAAGTCACTTGAAAACTTTAAATCTGTAAGTTCTCCGATGTTTTGGGCAGAGGTAGATTCAGTAGTGTAAGCTAATACAGGTCTCCAGGTATTATCAGAAATGGGGGTGAATGTCATTATCTTATCAGTTGAATCCCAAGTAATCCTTAGATTACCAGCTGCTTTAAATGTTAAAGCCCCAGAATCAGTTGACTCAGATAATGCATCCTTAATACTATCACCACTATCAATATATTTAATAGGACGCCATGTTTGAGTTCCGGGAGTAATCCACGATGGTATTCCACCGCTATTAATAGTAAGTACCTGACCTGGATTACCATTAGCCAATCCAGTTATAAGTTTACCTGTGGTATTACTAAATATGGCCAATTGCCCCACAACTGATGAAGATGGCCCACTTACGACTCCAGTAGTATTAGTTTGAACATATGTCCAATTCTTCTTAACTTCTTGCCAATTAGTTGATGTACTACCTACTGTAGCTGTCTTACATATTAGTAGGTCTCCTACTTCTACAGGCTCTCCATTAATATACCCAACACTATCTTTGTAAGTACCTGCACCAAATGTAACTACATATGTATTACCTACCTCAGCAATAGGAGTTGTTGCTCCAGGACTAGTAGTACCAGCTACAATAGCCCCCCTAAACAACATGGCATTATTAGCTCCTAGCAATCCATCAGCATAGGATTTGGCTGTTTCTATAGCATTCCATACCATTAGTGGAGAAGCAGCTGTTGCAACAACATTTACATTGTTAACATTCTCATTAGTACTAGATGGATCAGGTTTGATATTTAAAACATCTTGTAGTTTTACATGTCCATATAACATAGTAGACGCACCACCATATTCAGGTTTTGCTGATAAGTGAATCTTAGGGGTTGCCTCACCTTCTACATCACCTTTTAGTTTACCTACCAGATAACCATCAGTAACGGTCAAGTCTGCATGATTAACATTAACTGGGCCATTAGATACCATACCTCCAGTAACAGTAAGTCTTTTCAGAGCATCATTAAATGTTAGTCCATTAGCTTTCCTAACCTGAGATGTATCAACTGTATTACTAGCTTCGTTATATGATAGTAAAACATTTCTCTCACCCAATGATGAGGATGGAGCTAGCTGCTCTACATAATCCCTAATTTCTACATTCTTATTCTCTACTGACGTTATATGACCTGTAGAATTAACAGTAATATAGGGAACTATGAATACACTAGCATTACCTAAAGTAGTAGATTGTCCATATGATCCAGTATTAACCCCACTAGTCATATGGTAAAGTTTTCTTTCAGAGACGTTCCACTCTAGGGGATCCTCTGTATCTACTCTATTTAAGGCATTACTATTGAATATAATTCTATTGCCATCCCCCTTTCTAACACTAATACTGTCCCCAGTAGTAGACATCAGAAAATATGAATTACCTATCTCTACTTTTACTGAACCTCCTACTTCTGAAACTTGGATGCCGGGGTATCCTATGCTAAAGTATGTACCACATATCCACATTTCTCTAGTATCTTCAAAGAATACTAAAGGATCCAATCCTTTAGGAATAGTTGGAATAAGTGGTTCAAATGCTTCCTTTCTTTTAAAATATACTATCTTACTAGTTATCTCCATCATTCAAATATTTGAGTAGTTAGTAACTTATCCAACTTCAGAGCTGTATTAGCTACAGTATCGCTATTGTTAACAAAATTACCATTAGTAGCTATTAGTAAATCAGTTCCATCCAGTACTGGATTATCTTTAATGGGTTTTTTATTAACGGTTTTATTACCAAACTCGTTAATTTGTCTTTGCATGTCATCTAAAGCTTCTTGAAATTTATCAATAGCTTCAATGATTTCTTTATTATCCAAAAACACTACCCATTTACTGCCGTCATACAACAACATCTTACTGTTGTCCTTAATCCATATATGATAAATAGTTGGAGGAGTCATATCACCCCTCCAAAAATTTACCTGTTTATTGTTTACCATTATTGCGTTTGCCATATTACACTTCTAATAATATTGGACTTTGTGCAGATAGTTGATTAACTAGAGTCTCTAGTGCCTCAATCCTTTCCATCAATATTTTACCTTGGGTTGCTGATAAACTATATGAAGGATTTGTTGAGTTGGTATCGTTAACTACATGAGTTATTATAGCTGTATCCATCATACATACTGCTTCTTCTACATTGTAGTTTATGTTTATAATTAACTCTCTATCTATAGAATATCTAAACTGTATAGTCAAAGCATTAACGCCTATTACTTTATTATAAGATACTAAAGATATATCATCCGTTTCTAATATTATAATGTGTGCATCGAGAATTTTATTTACATATTCGAGAGCTAATTCAAATGATCCAAAGTAGGTAACTAAATTAGATGTAATATATAAACTATTGGGAATTAATACACTTCTAGTTTCTAATAGTTCAATCCTTGATTTTATGTCTGCATCATTGTAATTAGTAAGTCCTTTTAATTTATCCCTATCTTCATTAGTAAAGTCATTAGTACTTAGACCCTTACCGTTCTCTTTATCAACTTTACCACTAATATCAGGAATTTCAGTCTTTAGAGCGTAACCACTTAAATCAACTACGGGTAGTTCTTCAATTTTCTGATTAACATATTCTTCAGTAGCCAATCCACTAATATCTGGTATCGTCGGAAGGTTAGTTAAATCATTATAGTCACCAGAAAACAATTCAGATTTATTTGCTTTACTAGCTAGTTCTGTATTTACTTGTTCTACAGTACTGTCTAAGTTATTAATGTCTTGGTCAAGTTCATTTAGCTTATCACCAACTCCTTTGAATGTATTATAGTTAGGATCTGATCCCTGAGTTAATGCTCCAAGCTGGGAATCAGTATATGAATAAGCATTGGACAATGCTTCAGCTGCACTACCCTTTGATTCAGCCCCCAACTCATCTAATGTATATGTAGGTTTATTGGGTTCTTTAGCCCATGCAGGCACAGTTGGGTCTGTCTCGGTGAATGATGTTAAATATCCCTTACTTTCTAATTGTTCCTCCGTTACTAGACCCCCAGGGAGTGTAGTAAGAAATCCAGAGTCATTCTCTAGTTGTGATGTTCTAACTGGAATTTCAGACTTGTCAGCTTTACCACTGATATCAGGAATTTCAGACTTATTGGCTTTTTTATCCACCTCAGTCTCTAAATCAGATATTAGCTGTCTAACTTGAGTATCACTATAATTAAATAATCCACTTAATTTAGCCTTTTCCTCTACAGTAAAGCTCTGTTCAGAGAGTCCCATTCCAGATACTTTATCAACCTTATTGTTCCACCTAGTTATGTCACTTTGATTTATAGTTTTAGCCGCGCTAGCTGTAAACTGAGGTTCAACCTCTTCAGTTAAGTACCCCTTAGCATCTAATTCCTTCTCTGTAATGTATTCAGCTGGGATACTAGTCAAATACCCTATATCATCATGTAGTTGTGATATTTCAGTAGGTATTTCAGACTTATCGGCTTTTCCACTAATGTCTGGAATCATTTTATTTACCTCGGCCTTGGTATAATAGTTAGATAAATTGATTTCTCCAGCTTGAATAGCTTCTAACTTCCTATCAATCGTAGCTTTATCATACGTATCATACTTATCTGCCTTAGTAGTTAGTAACTCCTTAATAGTAGTTGTATCAAGTATATTGGAGTCAAAGTTTCCTAAATTTACTACTTCTATTGTAGTCTCTCCTAATCCTGGGTTTGCACTTTTAAATATATAGTAGACATCACCAAACAATTCCTGAGTACCTAGTAATCGGAATCCTCCTATAATGCTATTTACAGATAATACAGCGTTATACCCATTAGGAATTAATACATATATATAATCCTTGGCTCCGGCATCAACAGTAAATGCATTATCGGTGGTCTTACTTAACTGAGTATAATCGGGAGAAATTCCATAGAATGTGGGATACTTAATATCAAACGTAAGTACTTTTGATCCTGTATTTTCTCCATATTTACATTTAAGAGTAATTATCATTGAAGTAGTCATTCCGTGGTAGGTATATTGCCTAATCTTTGGATCTAATGATACTCCATTGATAGATTGCTCTTCTACATCTTTATAATACTCCCACATTACCTTTACATCAGTTGGATCATCACCATAGCACATATACTCAGGATCGAGTAGCATGGATTTGATATTATCATCAACAGACGCAGCTTCTATCCTGGCATTTACCCATTCAGTAGATGCAATTCTATTAGAATTGTCTGATATAAGTGGCAAAGTTGTGGTTGGAAGACCAGTGAAGTTGGGAGAAAATATATCAGCTTTATTTTTAAATCTAACTTCTATCTCACATGCCCATTGAGCAAGTTTAAGGTTAATTTCATCAATAACCTTATTAATATCAAAGGCTATCGAATCAATTACAAAGGTATATAAATCTTTCTGATTAGACAAGTTACCCTTGATGTTTCCCCACTTTAAGGCATATTCATCTGCTATACCAAGATTAATTCTGGCTATGGCCCTCTGATACTCATCTGTTAGTTCAGAAAATAAGTTATCCTTTTGGAATCCATGATCACCAGACGCACACCCATAGTACCTGGAAACATCGCAGTCATCCTTAATACAGATGTGTTCTACTTCCTCACTTTCCACTAATGCACCACCTACCTTATCAATTTCTACAACACCATAGGTAGCACAAATACCATCCACCTCAGTATCCTCTATAACTCCATCAATAATCTTAGTATCAGGAGTTATATTAGAAATTGAGTGTGGGTGGTTAGGCATAATAGGAAGATCTTGTTCTCTTTCATCAAGACTTACAAACTCCGTCATGTTTTAAATTTGTATAATTTGGTATGCATATGTCATAGGGTCTAAGAATGAAATAATAGTTGCTTCATTAACCTTATGAATAGTTTTGGTAATAGTCATAGACATACTAGTATCACCGATAGGAAATATTTTATTATATAGTGATCCCTCCATATAACATACATTCTCGTTGAACATGTTTCCTACAGAGTTCCACCTTAGGGTAGTATCATGGCAACCTCTGAGAAATGTATTACCCTTACAATCAGCTTCTAGTACATTGTTATAAGTATCTCCCAGAAAGATATTATTAGTACATCCTTGCTTTAATTCATTGTGCTTAGTATTGTGTAATTCCGAACTGTCAGTAATCACACCACTAGTTAGATCAGAAAATGTAAAGAAATCACCGTACGCAGCACCCAAACTAAGATTAGAGTCCTCTAGTTCTTCAGCTGTCCTTCTAAATCTAATGTTTTTAAAGTCATAGTAGGCTGAATTATCATTGTGATCTCTCATATAGGTAATTCTACCTTTATCAGTAATACCATCTTCTAATACAGTTTGAGTAGGATCATACTCTATTACCCAATCTTTCATTTTAGGATCATCTATAACTATTCTAGGATCAGTTCTTTCCTTGGTGATAGCAGTTACTATCAATTTCCAAATTGGAGAGGGATTAGTAGAGTTTGTAGTACCCCATGTAACCTTTTGTCCTGAACTATTAGTAACATTAGAAGAGTAAATAGTTTGATAATCAGTAATTACATACCTAGCACTAGTTACTAGGCCCTTCTTTTTTATCGTATCATTAAATACAGCATATGTAAGTTCAAGTGGTGCAGATTGCCCTCCCTCTCCGGTATAATCCACTATGCCTATATTCTTTCTTAATTGTTGTTGTTCTAGTTCAGTTAATCCCCCAAGTAGTTCCTTTTTCTTGAAATAGTTATTCAGGTCATGTATACACGCATAACGTCTTGAATCTCTCTCTATAGCCATATTAATTATTAATTAGGAACTCATATATACCATCTATCTTATCAAAGTATTGACAGGTCTGAATAAAGGATATTTGGTGTAATATCATACTGTAATCATCTATATATCCTTTATTCAGTCTTTTGAGAAATTTATTAAAATTCTCAATTACCTTTAGCTTTAGATTACCTATTGCATCCACAGCCACCTCCTATAGTATCCTTATCAATCATAACATCCTTACAAATACCCCCACATTGAGTAATATCTTCTAATACTCTCTGGGCTTCATAATATTGTTTTAACTCGATAAGGTACTTAATAACATTAATTGCCATCCAAATAATATCTCTATTGTATATCAGATTCTTGACATCATCAACCCTGTTTCTACATCTTCCAGGTAGATCAGTTAGTAGATTTTTACACAACCTATAGAAGCATTCATTAATGTGACATACACAGAATGTGTTCTTATCTCCCCTAATAATTGTAGTTGTCTTATCAGTGATAGACGCAGGAGGTAATGCATTTACAGCTAGAACCTCTTCTATTGTAACATCAACAGACTCACTATTCAAATATTTCTTAAACGTTTGGGTGACTGCATCATAATAGTACACAGAATTATATGCAGTCAATGCAGTTGGATCTCTATCCAATACGTAAGTTAACCATTCCTGAGTTGGGATTATAATATGAGAAACTTCATATAATCCGTCAATTGGCAACTCAATGTCAGACTCATCTATACAGTCTATAGAGTGTTCTACAATCTCATAATCTTGAAGTGTTTCATCACCTGAAGATTTTATACTTGTTATAACATTAAGAGTAATAGTTTGGGAATATGCATAGTTACGAGTACTAACAATAATTTCACCGTCCTCACTTAGATACTCATCATTATCCTTCTCTAACCCTGTTACTGTAATACCACAAGTACCCTTTTTACAGATTTTAAATATAGAATCCATTACTCAATTACAGTTACATATATTCCTACCAAATCTTTTAGTGGGCTATAAACAGCTTGCCCCGAGTCTCTAGAGCACATGTATAACACCCCTTCCTGAGTATAATACTTACCAAGCTCTAGTTCCATATTATTATTATATGGGATTGGATCTTCTCTAGTTCCAGCATGGGATTCACTAATTTCTTCATATAAAGCTGCTGTAGAAATACCTGGAGCTTGGTTTTCTAATACCAAACTAATGTCCTGCTTTACCTTGTATAAGCATCCTTTATATGTTACTTTGTCTCCACTAGTTAGAGATCCTCCTATACAGCTCACCCATGTTGGATACAAGGACTTACATGCCAAGGATTGTTCATCCGTAAGTGTAGCTGTTGTAACTAAAACTTTTAATAGATTAGCTATATCGTTTTGGGTTGGAAGTAATTCTCCATTCATTTCAGGATCTACAATTCCAAAATCTTTTTTAACCTCAGATTTTATTATAGATACTAATCCCACGTACTCACGGTATTCAGAGCATATATTAGAATCTTCTATAACCCCCATCTGATATGAATTATATTTATTCATTAATGCTAACTCTTCCTCAGCAGTTATATATTCTCGTATAATAGCTTGGATACAGGTATTACATTCAGGAACACCTCTTAGATGCACTTGTATATAGTTCCACCTAGTCTCCTCAGTTGATTCCCCAGATTCTATATCACTTGTTGTAACTACTCTGGATTTTATGTCATAATTATAGTAATATGTACCATTACCTAGCTTCTCTATTGTATTAGGCTGTACATTCATTTCTATTCTTCTTGGTTCTAACATACGGTTGTATTTTAAAATTCACAGGTAAAGAGTATCTACTAAGAGAGTATAGTAACTCTGAATTACGACTCTCGAAATAGTATGACTTCTTATTGTAAACAAAGTTAATTCTAAAACACTTACTATAATTAACCACATCCACAACGTGTACATACTTGTTGTAAAATCTAGAAATTGTAGTCTTCTTTCCATCCCAATTAGAGAAGTGCAATCCTGTCTCCTTTTGGATTTTACATAGTAAATTCTTAGAGTTACAGAACTTTAACCATCCAAAGTAAGACTGCATTCTCTTACGTAATTCGTCTTTACTTATTAATTTCCTTTTATATTTGTTTATTAATTTAAACAATCTAATTTTGATTGATTTTCTTAATAACACGTGGGTATGGTAGAATCTATATCCTACAAAGTCTATTCCCCTGCTTTCTACAGGGAATATTTGATAGTTTTGTTTCAACTTTAAATTTAAGACCTCTCTTAGATATATCTTTATCGCTATTAAGACATTTCTTAAGAAATTCTTATCACTGCTGAGAATTACAATATCATCAGCACACCTGAAATAGAATTTACATTTCAGTTCTTCCTTGACCCAATGATCAAAGTAGGCAAGGTATAGATTGGCAAAGAACTGAGATAAATAGTTACCAATAGGAACCCCATCCGCAGAATAAATAATCCCAATCAGTAAAACTAATAAACTATTATCCTTAACCTTACGCTTAATTATTTCACATAATATATCGTGGTCAATAGAGGGATAAAACTTTTTTACATCTATTTTCAGACAATAAAACGTTTCATCCGGATATTTTCTCAAGGCAGCCCTCAAATCATGGGCTACATTATGAATACCTCTGTCCTTAATGCAGGAATAGGTCTGCTTAATAAATATTTTAGTCCAGATGGATTCCATTATATTCATGATAGCATGATGTGTTATTCGGTCTGGATAATATGGTAGCCTAAATATTAGTCTTTCTTTAGGTTCATATATTGTGAACGTACTATATTCCGAAGTTTCATAAACCAAGTCCCTTAGTTGTTCAGAAAGTTTTTGGTTCTCCCTCTCTTTATTTCTATCATGCTTTAAAATTCCCCATCTAACTGATTTGTGCTTTCTAGCCTTATTATCTGCTTTCTCAATGTTCTCTATATCATACACCTGTTCATGTAAATATCCTATCCTTTTCAAAGTCTTATATATTTAATTTGGAAGCTTTCGAGATTTAACCTACTAACACCCGTTTATCCTAAATACTACTATATTTTTTGCCAAGAGGCAGGGATACTGTTTAGACTGAATAAGTAAAAACTATCAAAATGAAATATATAACAAACCTACATTAGCATTAGAATTGCTAACTCCATTATTAGAATTGAAGTAGCTAAGACTGGCATTACTACCATTATTAGCGTTGCTACTAACGATGAGTGTTTTGTAGTAATCATCCTTGTCCTACAACTAATGTAAAAGTAAACAGTATCCTTAATCTTTATACCTATAAATCTAGTATTGATTTTATATTTTATTTATCGTTCTGAAACCCACATGAGCAGTAGAAAGGCCAACCCCAGTACTAGAATAGAAGCAGCCAAGACCGGCAAGACCACCATCATAAGCGCCGCCACCAACGATGAGCGTCCTCAATGCTGTGCTTGATGCATTACAGTAGTGGTAGTCACACATATATGTCGTAGTAGAGCCGCCCACCTTAGATGGAATGATCTCCCCTGTTTCACCCAGGTCAAAATCAGTAGTATAACCATCTGAAGCAATCTCGATCCCAGTTACAGACATTTTACCTTTAGCTACATTATCATCGCCAAACGCTGATGTGTCAATCGTAGTGTATACATTACTAGGCTGATTTGCAGTTGTTCTTTCTATAATTATTCCATCTAAATTAGTCCAGATGTCTCCAAATGGATTATCAAATCCTCTCCATCTTGGAACTTTAAATGTCTTAGTAGCTACTGTTGTGGATTCGTTTACCACAGTTTCAGGAATTACTAAATCCTTAACACCAGTAAAGTTACCAAACTCATTGCAATATCCACATGGAGTTATTGGGTAATTCCCATTATAACTTGTCCAGATATCCCAATTCCATGTAGTAACACCATCTCCTAAACCACCTTGATGATAACCTTCAGCAGTTAATTCAGCGTTATATGCAGCTTGAGAGTTAAGTGTTGCATATTCAATAACCCAAGCCCAGTAGAATATCCATTTGTAATACTCATAGCATAATAGTTCTGAGCCTGCATTAGCAGCATAAGTTCTCATGTTAGCTCTTGTAGTGTTGGTTCTAGGTTTTCCCAGATCACTTCTAAAGGCATCTGTACTCAGGTACGTATCGTTAGCAGTTCTATTACCTCCGCCTCTGAATTGAGCAGTAGTATTAACTACAGAAACAGCCTTATTGCCAGTCTGATTTACTGTACATCTATAGGCGTCCACTAACATCTCTGGAATTTCAATCCACGTATTATCTATTTTGACGGTAGACATTCGTACCCATTTCTTTACTCCACTAATTCCAGACTTACCATAAAACTTAGGTATGTGTACTCTTATTGAACCATCAGTTCCGTCAAGTACTGAATCCTCACCTGTAATCTTCTTACTCCAATCATTAGGATTTAAGTAGTAATTAATCATTGAACCATTAGCCACGCAACCCCTATATTGAGACTGCACTGGTAGGGATTTATGTAATAGTGTGTTTCCAATTCTAGTTAATGTGGGGTCTGCCACAGTAGTATCCCATTCTACACCATAAGAATAAATATCTTCATATCCAGTATAGCTAGGAGTATCCTCCCACTTAGCAGTTCCATCACCGTTATTTACTAATATCTGACCTAAAGTACCTCCTGCTGGAATGTGCTTATTACCAGCTGTAGTGGGATGTATATAGTTGTTAGCTGACTCCTCAATAGAATCCAATTTAACTTTATCTAGCATTGATAACACACCTGCGGCTTCAGTAGTAGCAGCAGGTAATGAAGTAGTTAAGTTAGGAAATTGACTACTATAATTCCTTTCCAATGTTATAGTAACTGTACCTTGTAATGGATTGTTTCTAATAGCATTTACACCAGTTATGCCCTCTAATTTGGTTTTATGCTCTGAAGTAAAGTCATTAGTACTCAGCTCCTTTCCTTCAATTTTATCAACTTTACCTGCTAAAGAGGATTTAATATCTGTGTCATCGTAATTCTCTAAAGAATCTAATTTAATCTTTTCCTCACTAGTTACAAATTTATGAGTATCATCTTCTACTATGATAGAGGCAGGGTGAGTATCTGGATGGGTGTAATTGTTAGCCCCCTCAGCTATGCCATCCAATTTAGATTTAAGTTCAGTAGTAAAATTCTCATCACTAAGTACTTTACTACCTTCTTTATCAACTTTACCTGCTAGGGCATTTGTTAATTCCTCTTGAGTAATTACATCACCCTTTATGTCTGATACAGTAGTAGTTTTATTTGTCCCATTCTGAACTATGGGAATCAGCTCGTCACCATTAAGTGATTCTGCCAGTGGCATTTGGGAAATTTTTACATCCGTAACCATTACTCAAATAAAATTAAATTTCCTGTTTCTGTAATCATAATCTTTAATCATAATCTTTTCACTCTCAGTTAACAGAGTGCCTAAATCTCTTATTATTAAGTTACCATCTTCAGTAAGTATGTTTACACCAACTTCAGCAAGGATATTTCTAGTAGCATCAGTAAGATATATATCTCCATCTTCTAGTTTCCAATGGTCTATAAAGACTGAGTTATGCCCCTTCCGAATAACCTCTAAAGTGTAACTACTGCCGTCAAATCCCTTCAGTGTCACCTGACCGTTGGCATCAGTGACATACTCTTTACCTCCAAAAACTACTATTGCCCCTATTAATGGTTCTCCAGAGTCTTTGTCTAGTATTCTAACTACAACTGATACAATTCTTTTTAAATTAGCTCTACCAATGTAGTTACCAATGCCAATATAAATTCCCATTTTAATTACCTACTTGCAATGAGTTAGCAGGAACACCCTTAATACCAACTATCAATTCAGGATTCCATCCTGGATATATTACTGTAGAAATATATTGCCCCTCTGAATCTTTCAAAGTAACTTCAGCAGTTATATTTTCCTCAGTAATATTCTTTACCAGAACAGGTTTACTTCCAGTAGGTAATTCAAAGTTACCAGCAGGTAAGAGTTTTAATTTACTTACTTGTAGGGAAGTTGGCCTCTCATTTTGATTTAAATTTATCATGTCGTCGGGTTTAACTGTGTTTCTAAGGCTGTAACTCTATCGGCTAATGCATTGTATGTTTCAAGAGTCACATAATTAGTTAAATCTACGGTAATCTGTTTATTCCCCAAGAACTCCCAGCCTTGACCTGTTAACCATATATATTCATCATATACATCATTAGCCCTAGAACTCTCGTTAGCAACTAAATATATCTTATTAACTATACCCTGTGCTGGTAAAGTTTGTACTATTTCAGTTCCTCCATTAGATAAATTACTAAGTAAATCCGAGATAGTAATAACCTTATTAACTCCATCCTGAATAATAGGTATCAACTCTGTGCCAGCAAAGGTAGTTACTACATCCATTTCAGATATTCGTTTACCAGCCATTACATATTTTTAACTTCATCATTCATATTATTACCATCGAACAATTGAGCATATTCAATATCCGTTCTCTTAGTATCGTTATCTGATTGAGTAGATTTAAAATCACGTTCTGTTTTAGCATTATACCAATTAATTTCAGCTTCGTTCTGTGCCTTCTCTCTTTCAATCTCAATCTTAGCTTCATTGAGGCTTTCAATTTTACTTTGAGCCTGTTGAAGCTGCTGCTGTAGTTGTTGGTTCTGCTGCTGTAGTTGCTCAAGTTGCTGTTGCATCTGTCCCATTTCATTAGTCTCCTTCTTCCTTTTAGCAAACGCTTTATGGACTTTGGATTTAAGTTCAGTAAGACTTCTAGCAGCTAAAGCATCCACGATAGTGTCAGGTTCAAGTTGTCCACTCTTGATGAATTCTACAATAATCTGTTGAACATTTTGCATTTCCTTCATAATCTTAGTACTAGGAACAATATGAATATCATAATCAGTATGTGTAAAATGTTCTGGTAATGCTGTGAACACTCTTTGCAATTTGTCTCCAAGTATAAGAGTTCCGGTTTTGCCTTTCTTCCATACTATCTTGGCAATATTTAAACAGTCACTCAATATATCAATAGATAGGGTATCCATCTGTTGATAGAATGGCTTAGTAATAGTATAGGAGTTTCTAGCCCCAGCTTCTACATTACTAACAGCATCTTTCTGCTGAATACCATTAAGTCTTTCTCTAAATACCCCTGTTACAGAAGATGTTTGATCTTCTATTCTTTGTAATGCTAAGTCAAATGCTTGTATAGTTTGTACCTTGATAGTATCATCAAATCCGGCAAAGGAGGTATTGTTGTTAAAAGCTCTTCCCTCCTGGCTAGTATCAACTAAGGCCATACCCGTCTTTTTGAATGCCAGGAATTTTTGTAATCTTTCAGTTAAATCATCTCCTAATATAGTTGGAAGCATTGATATGTCTACCCAGTCCCCAGTAGATCCACTGTTAGCTAATATATTATCCCTAAAGTAGGTTACTAAATCATACTTATCCTGCAAGTGGGCACATTGTAAAACTAATGATTGTGGCACATTGTCTCTATTAGTGAGATACACTCCATTAACTGATAATCCACACTTAGTGGGTGCATCCTTGGTTCTAATTACATTCTTTGACTTACCTGTAAGAACATATATAGATTGACCTATCCTAACTCCCTCATACCTATTCTCTACATAATCCTCACCCTCTTTGTCAATATCTATCCACTCTACTTCAAACACTGGAAGAAGTTTGAAATTGAAGGATTCATAAGTATCAGCTGGAAATCCAGGTGTGATACCTTTACCTGCATCCAGTCCAGCACCCTCTCCTGTATCAATGGGCCTACATCCCACTTGATTCTCCATAGCCCTAATATACATGTAGGAGCTATCATTGTAGTGCTCATACATATCCTCTAATTCGGTTTTGCCCTCATCACTAAGATTCTTACCGTACTCGTTAAGAATTTGATGTTTAGTCATCCATCTCCTATATACTACTCTGTAGCTATCTTTTACGTATTGTGATTCAGGATTTCTATCAACAAATGTATTTAAGGGACTGAGTACATCAATGGTTATATTAGTCCCTTCAGGTGAGGGTTTAACCCTGTAATATGAACTTCCTGTAACTAGTAGGTCTAATAAAAGAACCCTCAACTTATTAGCCAGATCAGTATTCCTAGATTGAATAACATATTCTAGAACATCCTGGGCTGCTCTCTCATAGTCACTAATAAAGTTCTCATTTATATCTTCAATTAACCGATCTATTTCTATTTCTATAGCGGCATCACTGACATTACCATTACCTATAAATGCTAGTATTTGATTATTGAGGTGCTTTTGTAAAAAAGAAAATACCTGTTGATTTATTTCTAATTCTTTTTGTCTAGTGATCTTACTAACAGTTTCCTTATCTTTGCAAGATACTTTTGGAATGATGGGAATGTCTAGGTATTCACCAATCAAGGCATCAATATGTTTCTTTATAAGAGGTGTAAACTCCATAGAAGTGGGATTTCCAATACCAAAGTTCTCTTCTAAGTAGCGGTACTGTTCAGCATCTCTCTTACAATTATAATAGTTGTATGCCTTCTGAAGTTTCCATTTATTAAAGACTAATTCATTTATAGCCTTATCTATCTTCTCTATCAAATACTCATCACTTCTCTTCTTTACATCCATCTTTAAAGTCTTCATATAATTGTATGGCAGTGAAGTACTTAGTTCTAATAAGACTTCTTTCCATCAATTCCCTTTTAATAAACTGTATAAACTCTTCAGCTGAACCTTGGCAAGCTATTGATAGGGGTTTTTCATCTTTATTCAAACCAATGTCTACCCTATATCCAATATGCTCAGGCTCCTCACCTGGGAACTCATAGGTAGTCTCTCGAACCTTTAAAACTCCTTGATATTCTGCACAGTAAAGCTCCTTAATTAAATCTCGGATTACTTGTTCTATATCCTGTGTCGTCATAGTGTTGTGTAGGCCATAAGTTAAATTTAGGTACTATAGATTGCTTCTCTGGGATAACACCTTTATGTCGTATTCCCCTTTCATCTACCCAGTATCCAAATAACTTCAATTTATTACCACCATTATCTACTTCCCTAGGCGGGATTCCACTTAGTTCCTCATCTCCCAACTCACACATACCCATTGCAGCTACAATATCAAATTTACCTTTATTTTCAAATGAGTAAGTAATTAATTCACTTATCATAGGTTCATACCATATGTTTCTGCAATAGTCATTAATATAGGCATCAATAAGATCTAACTGGTGTTGAATTACGGCTTCAGTTGCAGGAGCACCAAATTGTTTACTTCGACCTGCTTGTATATCAGATTGTACGGCTCTGGGTCTCCTCATCAAAAATTGTTCCTCTTTCTTCTTAGTTCTAAACCAAGTAAGAATACTAATACGAGTAGATTCCAAACAAGCCTTACAATTATAATATTCAAGTATTTTTAATGTAGTTCTATATGCCTCTTCTAAGTTATTAGGTCTATCCTTATAGATACAGACATACATTGGTTCACTCATACCAAAGCATCTTTTCTTTACTACTACACAGAAGTCAGATGGGTCTTTAGTATTACTAGAGGTATCATTCATACCCATATCAATGCCATCAATGCCTGCAACATATAGATTTCTAAAATCAACCCCATTTTCACTTTTAATAGGATGTTCTATAATAACAACCTTGCCTTTGGGATTAGGAATAAATCTTACCCCCCTTTTAGTCGATTCAGAATGTATGTTATCCTGAAATTCATATTCCAATTGCCCTACTTTAGGTATTAACTCCACTGGTGTGGCTTTGTGTAATTTAATTGCAGCTAATTGCTCTGATAGTAATACTGTATTAAACTGATTATCTCCCTCTAGGGCTAATGCCTCTTCAGCTGTAAAACAATACTCAGCAGAATATAACATAAGACCTTTGGGATCTCCAGATTTCTTATCCCGCTCAGCTTGATAATATTCCCTACCTTTAACTGGATCAGTCCATCCTCTTTTATCAACATATCCTGCCTTAGTTACAATTGTGTATGATGGAATAAAGTATCCAGTAATAACTGGTAACCCATCTGCGGTATAATTGTGCCTATATGGTAAAGCATCGTATGTATTAGGATTATAATATGCATCAGACAGTCCCTCCAAGGCAGGCCCACTATCACCACCTGTACCCCAAGCACACTTAATTCCAAATCGTTGTCCTTGAATATCGATAAGTGCATCACCCTGAATGAAAGCTTTCTTCCAATTGGGCCAAGATCCACTCTCTTCATATACTAAATAGTCAGTACGGTCACCTCTAATTTTATTAGGTTTATCGGCAACAATGCCTTCTATTTCAGACATCCAACCCCTCTCAATACCATCCGAACCTACACTGGATGCCTTCTTCCACATTGCGGTATTATGTTTCTGCCTTAGTTTCCTGAATCCATCCTCAGTTTCTTCATCTAGGTAGTTAAGTTGAGTCCAACATTTATCAAGTGTGGCTTCTACATATATCTGCTGCTGAGCTGCAATTACAGATCTAGTATTTGGCCTACTATTATATGTATTAACTGCTATAGCTGCACCAATTTCTGAGAACCCCACACCTCTGGCTTTTAGCCCAATAGCATTTCTTCTAAGTACTTTGCACAGCTCTATGTAATGAAAATATTCATACTGCTTTACATAGAAGTTGGGGAAATCAATACCACGACCTCCACCAGCTTTACTAGCTGACGATAAGTTAGGTAATCTGTAATAGTTTAAAAAATAATAGTTATCACCTGTAATAGTGTAACCATTAACAGTTAAACCGTTAGCACATCTATCATATTCTCTATCCCAAAACTCACAATAATCCTTACCCCCTGCATATGATGTACAGTATTTACCAGTAGATTCTTTAGACCTTCTAACTTCTAAGAACCATTCTGGATCAAAGTCTAAACCATTAATTCCATCTATAGGTCTATAGCCAGTAAGCTCATATGATAGGGTAGAATCAAAGAAGTCAATAGGATCTCCTATCTTAACATCCCACTGTATATCAGAGATTCTACTTTTTATATCCTCTTTAACAGTAACTATATTATCAGTAACGTACTCAGTAAGTTCATCATTGACAACTTTCTTAATTATTTTTTCTACAGTAGGAGATTCTTGTATTTGACTCTTGGGTTTGCGTCCTCTAGCCATATCATTTCTTTATCTTTGGTGTATAACCTTCTGTAGCACCTGCACGTAAACCAGAGGCAGCTTTTTGCTTCTTCTTAATACGGGCTTCTAAGGCATCTAACTCGTCTAATACTTTAGATATAGATGCCATTTCACCAATAACGTCTTTGGCTTTAAATATAGGTTTACCGGTAATTGGGTCACGCTCTTGTAGATCTGAACCCTCATTGAAATAATCAATAAGCTCATCAACCTTATTCTGAGCTGCTCTTACCAATTTAATATCACGTGCAGACTCCTGAATTTCTCTATACTTTCTACATGCCGCTCTAAAAGTAGGATCATTAAATTCCTCCTCAGTAATTCCACTATCCTGCTTAGCTGCCTCATTTCTTTCTGCCTCACTAAACTGGGAGTAATGAGACTGCCAATCAATCATTAGATACATGTATGTAAACTCTTTGAATGCCCTTAACTTTTTGATACCCTTGGGGTCTTCTTTACAAATATTTCTCTTATTATCCATTAATGCCGAGAACTCAGTAATTAGTAAGATCTCTGGCTCATTTAAAGTTAGAACATGAGAAACCTGATCATATAGAAATATTGTCATTATATTATGAATTAATTATTAACCCTTCTTCTGTGGTTTCTTTTGAAGTCTTTTAGGTACTGCCTTAGTTGGAGTTTTAGGTTTAGATTTAGGAGCTTCTTTTGGTTCCCAACCATCATCGTGATGTCCAGAAGTTCTATTAAGTTCTGCTAATCGGTTATGTTGAGGGCTGTTTTGTTTAATCTTGCCAGCCTGATAATCCTTTATCAATCTAGCATGTTCTGCCTCATTATATGCTTTACCCCCATTTTGCTTCTTAGTAATTCTCTTCTTGGCTTTACCACCACACTTATCTTTAAACACTTCAGTAACTCCACCTTGGGCTTTCTTTTTGCATTTAACACAGCCTCCAGCCATAAATTTCTCTACCTCGTAACCTTCAGGGCATTCTCCCCTTAAAGTTTGCAAGTAATTTATCTTGGCTCCCAATGCTGCCATAGTAATCGTACCGTTCTCCATAGTTTTAAACTGTTTATAATATTGCTTTAAATCATTCTCTGATAACTTCGCCACCTTATCTTCAAAGTCTTTTTGGCTGGTAGGCTGTAGTATATTAATAAGATAGGCAGTGAACGCTTTCTGTTCGTCGCTCATCTGCCCACCTTGTTGATATATATTTACCATTTCTCTATTTTTATAAGATCCTTAGTATTGTAAATAGCTTCTTGAAGCACTCCCTCTGTAGAAAACCATCTACATCTTATACCTTTAAAGTAATCTTCAGACATATTAGGAACTCCCTCTGTCCTGTGAGTTCTAATAGTCATAGTTTCCTTCTTGACTACAATCATTACAGGTTTATGTGGTATGTCTTGTTTAAGAGTTACCACATCACCTGGCATAAAATAAATTTTCTCCTCCATCATTCAATATTCTTAAAACGCTCTGTTAATCCTTCATTGATTACAGCTTGTATTTGTTGTTCTGCTACTACTTCAAATCCTTGTCTGAAGAATGGAACTGGAACCCCACTAACACGTCTGTAATAAATATCATCTCCCTCTTTAATGAATTTACATAATGGACTTACTGCTATTACATTGGCAACTACAGATAAATTCTCCTCCTTATCATCCTCTCCAGAATCTGGATTTTTAAAATCACCAGTATATTCTGGGATTATCAATCCACTATCAGTAACTTCAACTTTTTGGTAAGGATTCTTGGCATATGGTTTAACTAACACATAGTAATTAATCGGCATTATTTCCATAGTGCTCATTTTGGTAGTTATCTCCTTAGCTCTCTCTAATTCTCCCTTGACCTTAGAATTAATTGCCTTAGTATAATTATCTATAGCTTGATTGTGTGCATTAATTGCTTCTTTTCTTAAGGCCTCATCGATAGTATCTATGTTACCAAATGCTACAGCTTCTCCTCCATTAAACAAATCCATTCTTCCGTTATTTCTCATAATTCATTTATAATTTAAAATTACCATTTTCCTATAGGACAGAACGCACCGGGCAATGTAGTTTTAGCCCTTAATCTACATCCACATCCATTTATATAACCATCTTTTTTGGAATTACTAATATCTCCTGTTTCTGGGTTATACCATACCTTACTATTACATATTTCTCCCAGAACAACACTTCGTTTATATAATGGGCATGATCTACATACTTTGATGCGAGCTTCTGATATGTTTTTATTTAAGCCCAACATTTCATTAGTATGCCCATTTAGAATAGCCCCTAGACCCATGAGTTCTCTAATTTAATTGATGCTAATATCTCAAATTTGAATTTGAAAGATACTCTAATAGGTACTGTTAGAACTTCACAGGTCTACGGCTTTCTTTTAATGCTTCAAGTCTAGACTGTTTCTTATAAAACTTACACATTCTTTCTACATCATCCTTTAGATAGTCAAGTTCATGTTCCGAAACTCTACCTTCATGATCGTAATGTATAAGCATTAGCTTTTTAATCACAAACTCTGGATTAAGTTTCTGAAGCATCCAAGCATACGTTGATAGCTGTAAGGCATAATGTACTTTATTACAATCCATCAAGTTATTCATGGGATACTTCATCATTTGACACTTCTTTGTACGTGTATCAAAGTAAGATTTATCATCTAACTTCTTGTTAGTTTTATAATCTACAATATAAATATCGTTACCATCCTTAATTAGTAAGTCAATCTGTCCCGCAAGTCTAAACTTACCATCATTAGATTTTCTATAAATCATATATTCAGGGAAAATCCCCTTATCAATATCTAATAATTCTCTATTACTCTCAGTAAGAGATGCATTCGTATTTACTTCAAACTTACCTCCCAGTCCGAATTTTTTAGCATCACAATATTTCTTGGAGGTATACTTACCTTCCAACTCTGCATGGATTTTTGATCCACGTTCACATGATTGAGCATTTGTCTTAGCCCACTCATCTAATATGTCTTGTTGAGCTTTATTAAACTGGTTTTCAGTTATATCATACATATCTAATATGTAAGGCAGATCAATCTTGTGTGTTTTCAGTAGTTGAGATTTCTCCATTTTAAATTCTTCTGGAGTTAATAATCTCTCTAAAGCTTTATATGCTGACCAAAACTCACTATCAAAATCTTGACAAAACTTACCTATTAGGGTAGTTACTGATACATATACTCCATTTTCATCCCAGTACGTATGTTTTTCATCATTGTAACAAACGTTCTGGTTCTGCTTGTCCACTTTCATATAACTTCTTAAATTTATTCTTTACTGAGTTGTAATCTAACCATGTAGATAAAGGTTGAATAGAAGGAGCAATTGTAGATTGATAGTACCCTAAGTGATATTCCTTCTTAGTGTGATAAATAACAATTATCATACCAATAGGATCATTTATTCCAGTAATAGGATAAAATGCAGCAGAAACTGCATTGCTACGTTGTAATAAATCAACCAAATTAGGAAGAGTGCGAGCATATGCCCCAATACTATCCATTCTTAATGATTTGTTTCCGTTTATTCTTTCAATTTCTTCTCCATAGTTTATATATTCTAGCTCCTTCCAAATTCTCAAACACTTCTTAGTATCCATTCCTCTTGTCTTCTCTGTTAATGCTGTAAGATACCTATAGGATAATCCATGAGTACTTGTAAGAGTATTATGATAATTTAGTAGAATGATATTTGAAGCTTCCTTGTCTCGTGCCAATATAAGTTCGACTTGTTCATTTAGTGCAGGAGCTATAATCTTTGTATATTCTTCGGCAAGCTGCTTATCGTGCTGTGTTTGTTCAGTATAATCTCGTAGGATAAATTTTGTATGACCTTTAAAACTTGTGTCTATAACTATCACGGCTAAAATTATAATTATGATAGTCTTTATATTTGGACCCAAGTTGTTGATCCAACCATAGATGGCTTCTAGTCTACTTAGTGACATTAATCTTTCTTGTTTTAATTACTTATTATTATATAACTTGGAAATTAACTTGTACTCATACTCATTACTTCATTACTATAATTTACCCTTATTTGTTTGATAATGTGCAAATTTAACCCTAATTTTGTAAATAAAAAAATGAAATACTAATTTATTTAATTATGAAACTAAATCAGGAGGAATTAAGAACAATGTACACCTCTTTAGACGAAATGTTTAGAAAGGCAAATTTAGATAACATTCCCATGTTCAAACGAGGAAGTAAGCTAATGCCAAGATGCAAGAATGGAAGTGGAATTCATATTAAGAAAGAAAATAGAGGTAAGTTTACAGCATCAGCTAAAAAAGCCGGACAGAGTGTACAAGAACATGCTAAGTCTGTACTTAATAATCCCAATGCTACTCCTTTGCAAAAGAAGAGGGCTAACTTCGCACGAAATGCTGCTAAATGGCATCATTAATCAGTAAAATATGTCTACAGAGGGGAAAAGCATTAATAAGCAATTACTAAGAGAATATAAAACTAAATGTTGCATATGTGGAGAAACTACGTATTGTTGCTTAGAGTTACATCATATCAAAGACAAACTTTATAATATATCTCAAGCAGTTAAAACACTCCCAACACCTCTATTTATTAAGGAGATACATAAATGTATTGTAGTATGTTCTAATTGTCATAAAAAGCTACATAATAATATAATTAGATATGAAAATAATACCTAAGCTACAAGAAGGAAATGTAATACGCCAGGATAATACCAGAGTAGCTACCAAACCTATTATAAAGCCAACTGAATATAGGCCAGCTGAATATTATATACGTGATTTAGGAGGACAGCCTTCTACTGATACCAGAACTTCATCAGAGAGAAATAGAGATTATTGGCATCCCATTAAAGGTGCCAAAGAAAGGTTTAAATCTTCGATGTCCAATAAAACCAACCCACTAGTGGGATTAGAAAATACTGTAATGCCTGCTATGGCAGGTGCTGCATTAGTAACAACTCCTGCTACATTAATAGGAGGAACTATAGGTAGTGAAGCAGTTAATAATGCTACTGGAGGTTTTGGAAAATGGCTTGAAGGTAAAACTGGAATACCATCAGAAATTGGGGAATATTTAAATCCTGGTGCTATATATGGAGGAGCCAAAGGCTACAATATTACTAAGAATAAATTAGCATCTAAATTTATAAAAGGAGATGCAGATTTAGGTTGGAGTCCTCTTATTAATACAAAAAGATTTAAATATTATAAAGATATACCTATAAGAAAGGGAAGTCATTACAGAGTAGTAACAGGACAGGAACCTATTAATGATGCGATAACTTCTGGGGTAATTAGAACTAAAGCGGGGAATAAAGCACATAGTTCTGGTAAAGTTAATACATCTAAAATTAAACTTAAACCAAAAACTGTTACATATGATGCTCCTTACTTTCAAAAAGAAAAATTATATTATTCCCCTAATAGTAGAGATAAAGTAATTGTAGGGAATGATATTAATACCCCATTTAGAAAAATAGGTTTAAAAAATAACATAGAACAATATCCAATAGGGACTCCGATTATCGAGGGGGATATAACTTCTCCATATATAAATGGAAAATTTGGTGTCGCCCCATCTAAAGACTTTACCTACTTTGATAGAGGATTGTTTGGATGGCGGGAGAAAACGTTTGATAATAACAATGGACTTATAAACAAAAATCACTGGATATTTAATAAGGAAGCAAGGACTCCTACTAACATAACTATGGCAGCTGCTAATAGAGTAATGCCATTCTTATCAAATATGGAGAAAACTCCAGCTAGAATTGCAGCTTATAAAGTAGGTAGAAGAACCAAAGGTAATGCTTCTGTATCTTTAAAGGATATAAAGAATAATGAGTCTACATACACAGGTTCAGCAACACCAGAAGGTAATAATGGTGATAGGGACTTGTTAGGAATGTATCTATTTCAGAATGACCCATTAATAAGTAAGAGTCCTTGGTTTCAGAAGGTAGCCCAGTCATTTAAGCCAGCTAAAGGAAAAGGATTCAGCTATAGTGATAGATATAGTAAATTATATCCAGGTATTGAGCAGAGAAGGTATCAAATGCAGTCTGTAGTTAAGGATTCAAGACCTTTAAGATTTAGAGATATAGAAGAGTTCAACGAGTACTCTAGTGGTATAGGTAAGCTACAAGGCAAGGAAGGTGACATGGTCATAGAAATGCCAGATGGATTCCAAACATTTAGACAGCCTGGAACTAATTACGCTGGACCTATAGATGATGTAGGAGGACATATTATAAAGATTGATTATAATAACAAGGGTAAATTAACTCAGATATCTCAAGATATGTGGAAGTTTAACCCTAGGGATTATGCTAAAAGATGGTCAGGCAGCAGTGCATCTGAAGGAGTTAGGGCCACTAAACAAGCTGCATTAATGGATAAAGTTGGAACACCATTCATACTACAACAGGAAAATCCAATTGTTATAGGAGGAAGGAGAGTATGGGAATCCTTAGAACAAGTTCCAAGAATACTTAGAGAAAGAAGACAGCCGAGGATGCAAGGTGCATTACTAACTATGAAGAAGGGTGGATTAATTCCTAGATGTCAAGCTGGGGCTACCATAAAAGACACAGCTATAGGAATGATTCCTATTGTTGGAACCTATCAAGATTACAAGAAGTTTAGAGATAATCCAACATGGGGGAATTTCGGATGGCTAGCTGCTTCTGCCCTCGGAGATGCATTATTCTTTACTGGTGCAGGTGCGGCTCTAAAGGGCGTAAAAGCAGCAAGGGTAGCAGCTAAGAGTAGAGCATTACTTACAGCTAATAGATACGGCAGAAGTCGGGTAGGGTTTCAAAGAGGACTAGAATATGGCGCATCGAAAGGGGATGTTAAAAGTATGTTCCAGAACTTAAGAAATTATAAGGTTGCAGAACAGAAACAACTAGCTGCTGAGGCAGCTGCAAGACAGCAAACTATAAATGGTGCTAAGAATATAGGTAAAGACTTGGGTCAGGATGCAATAGTTAACACTACACAAGAGATAGTATCTAAGCGTAAAGGTGGTAGCTTAGTATCAGATGGTAGAAGATTTAAGTTTAAGGACTCTCCTTTAGCAAGGAACTCAAAAACTCTTAATAATAAAAGAGATATGAGGAAGAAGTTTATGAAGTCTGATAGGCCTACATATACTAACAATAGAATAAGAAAAGGACAAGAAGGTTTAAGGTTTGTAAACTATGATGAGGTAAAGAACCCAGAGTTAAACTTCAATGATTATAAACTACCTGTAGATACTTTTAGTCCCTATAATATTCCTGTTAAATCTAATGGAACAGAACCAATTAGGGAAAGAATAGTGGAAAAAATAGTTGAGGTTCCAGTTGAAGTAACTAAACAAGAAGAAAAGGAGGAAGTAAAAGTGCCGTGGACAAATCAATATAAAAACAACAAGCAACAATGGATTACAGACCTTACTAATGCTTATAGAAATGCTGGTATAACTAATGAAGATACATTAAATATGTTAATATCCCAGGATGCATTAGAGAGTGGATGGGGTAGATCAGCTCAGGGAGATTATAATTTTGGTAATATAACTGCAGGTAAATATTGGAAGGGAAGAACTGTTACAGGTGGTGATCATAATGCTAAAGGTCAAAAGATTAGCCAAGTATTTAGAGCTTACGATAGTATAAATGACTACGCTAAAGATAAAGTTGATTTTCTAAAGAGACTATATGACTTTACAGAGGGTGATACCATAGATGTATTTGCTAATAAGTTACAAGGGGGTAACAGAGGTAAGAGAAAATATGCAGAGGCTCCTAACTATGTTGAAATGCTAAAGAAGGTCTATAGAGGAGGAAAATAATGAAGTTAATTCCTAAATACCAGAAAGCAGGCTTAATAGCTAGGAGAGATAATACCAATGTAGATACTCCTAATCCTTATGATAAACTGACTTATAAATTCCAATATACTCCAAGACAAGAAACATTATCATCGGATACTAGACCTGAATCTCAAAGAGAGCAAGGTAAGAAAAGGGCAGAGTTGGAATACAAGGCATATGATAGAGCAAGGAGAGAGGAAGAAGGGCTGCAACATTTAAATGCATTTCTGGAATTTACTGATTATGCGGGATTAGCTTCTGGTGCTGGAAGTATAGCGACTAAAGGAGCTAAATCTATTGGGAAGAGACTGATTAGTAAAAGAGCAGCTCAGAATGTTGACAATGATTTACTTAATTTCTTACCGGGATTCAGTCCTGAACCTATATCTACACCTTTAACAGCTGAGGCTACTAAGGAGTTTTTTGATTATGATGTTCTTCCCAGGTTTAGAAAATTGGGAAATGAAATTCCAACTTCTCCAGATAAGAGTTGGTATACATACACTAGAGAAGTACTTCCTAAAGGAGTAACTGGACAGCATTGGGTATATACAGGTAAGATAGACATATCACATAGACTTCCAAGGGATAAAGCCGAAGCTGTCAAAGCACATGAGTTTAGACATAAATTAGATAAGCTAAATCCACTAAATGACTCTCAGAAGGATTACTTAAACAAAACTTATAGGGTGTTTAATAATACATCCATTGAACACCCAGGGTCTAATACCTTATCAGAAAGGATGGCTACTAATACTGAGTTGAGATTCAAATACTTTAATGAGCTTAAAGGAAATTTAGGAAGGATTCCATCTGTTAGGGAGCTAGACGAATATATTGATAGTATTCCAGAAAGTACTATCTTAGATGATATAAGTAAGGTAAATGGATATGGATTTGATTATACTAATTCCTTATTACAAACCATGAACAATAATAAGGGTAGATTAAGTAGTGAAGAAATATTTAAGGGAGGTAAGTCATGGCTTAAGAATATTAAAACTACTATGAAAGCGGTCCCAGTATTATCTCCATTCTTAATTAATAACAAGCAATGAGGTTTATATCATTTGTAAGTGGGATATTTACTTCCCATTCTGGAATTAGTAGTAAAAGGGTATGTGGAGTATTAGGATGGTTTATAGCTATTGCCGTATTACTATACTGTACTGTACACGTTGTTCAAGCCCCATTAATGATAGATACATTCCTAGTCTGTTGTATGGCATTACTTGGTATTGATTCTATAACAGGAATCTGGAAGAAGTTTGATAATAAATCTAAGGATAAGAATGAATTATAATCAAGCTACTTTATATGCCACTACTGGTAAGATATTATTGCTTCCAGGATGGCATGGATATTTCTATTGGAATTATGGTACTAAAGAGCTAAACTTTAGAGATGGTGATTATCATTTAGATAGTAAGCAGCTAGAAGATAAGAATATAAGAGATAGAAGTGATTGGTATTATATTACATAACAAATAAGGCGAGCCTAGCATTTAGCTAAGTTCGCCTTTGTTATTTATAGTATAATATTTGACCCCAGTAAATCCCACTAATAGAAATACAACATAGAGCCTGCTTCATAAAATCCTCATTATCTTTAGCTGACAATGGTACAATTATATAATCTACGTGATTACCTCTCAGCTTACTTGCAATCTTATCATCTAAATCGGATTCCTCAATTAGTAACAGAGTTTCTTGTTTATGACCTTTAAATGTTTTCATATCTACTCTACTTCCTTAAAGTTTATTTTAAAACTCTTAGATGTATATCCAAGTGTACTATTATCCACATGGGAAGGAATGTCTACATCCCTAGTCTTTATATAGAGTTGACAATGACAAGTACCTTCTTCCATTTCCCTAAACTCTTTACACATACATACTGTATCATCTGTCCTTACTAAGGAACAAGGACAGTATCTTTTACCATACTTCTCCTTATTCCTTTGTAAGCCAGCTAATACTACTTTCTTTACATCCTCATTAGTAGTAACTTTAATCATACTTCTAATGCATTTTCCAATTCCCTCTTAGCAGTACGTATCCTATATATAAGGGCATTTAAATATTGATCTTTAGATGTTATCTTTCCACATAAATCACTTATAACCTTTCTAATAATCTCTTCATCTTTAGTACATAGATGTGATAATACATCATCTACTAAATCTTCGTCATATAATTCTATTTCATTTATTGTCATTAGTTCCTTTATTAAGAATAGATAATTGGGCCTCTAGCTCACTAATACGTTTCTTTAGTTGCTCATTCTCCTCATGTAATTGCATATTAGCAGTTTTAACCTCTTCAGCTTTAGATATAAATTTTTCCACTTCTGATTCGAAGAGGGTTAGTTGCATTTTAATATTTTTTATTTCTGGGATCATTTTCTATTTCATTAATAATCCTAAGTAGCATTGGCGACTTAGAGATAATAATGCTATTAATATAATCTTTAACGTCATCTAAAGTCATAGCTTCAAACTCATCATTACTAAGATTACGTGATTCTAATGTCTCAATAAAGACTTCTATAGCTTCTTTGATGGTTTCCCTATCTTTCATTAGATCTTCTGGAATTATTCCAACATTAGTAATCTTTGCAAATAGGGCTGTATGTTCAGCAAAGATTCTCTCTAATTCTTCATCAGTAATCAATTTTAAAATCTCTACTGCCTTATTATATAATAATTGTGCTTCTAAGGCATCAAATTTCTCTAATATTACTTTTAGATCGTTTAGCATAGATTCTTATATATTTCAGAAACCTTTAAACAGTGATCAATATTAGATCCATTTTCTAATCCAGTTTGAAGCTTAAGTAATATAGTCATTTTAACCATATCAAGTCTATTCTGCAATTCATGATAGATGCTAGGTTCACAACTACCCTCTTGAGTGAGAACAGACTCATCTAATCCTTCAGATTCTTTTAATTTAGTCGCCATAAATTCAAATTTTATTAATTAATACTAGTTTAATGTTATTGTTGATAACAATGCAAAGATAACCCATTCCAAATAAGTTACCTAATAAATTACACTTAATTATATTTAATAGAGGCAAACTCATAGGTAGGGTACCTCTAAAATACACCCCCTCCCCATTGAGGTAATCAGTCAATTAGAAATTTAATTTTATTGGCTGATAAATGTCAAATTCGCGATTCTCGAATTGCAAATTTTAGTATAAACTAGTAATAATTGAGAGTTGGAAATGGGTAGAAAGAAGGGAGCGGGAGGGTACCTAGGCGAAACACCCCCTGGGGTTCGCCAAAGAAAAATAGCCAAATATATAACACATACTACTATCTAGGAGTACTATAAAACGTACTTATTACGGTTCATTGGGCTTGGGCAACCTTTTGAACTATGTGGAACCTATGCAGATGTAAAGGACATCTGTTGCCCGAAACATCCTACTATGGCACTAGAAGGATTTACAGTTATCCGCAAGGATGCAGAGGAGTTTGACAAGATCATGAGTCAAACGACAACATTGTCAGGGTCACAGAGCAGTCCCTTCCAAGAAAACGCTCTGTTCACAGTGGACATGGAAGATCCCGTTGCCATCACTGTGAATCAAGTAAATGGACGGGCATTTACTATCATTAACCTTGCTAGCAAGGCTGATGGTCGTAAATGTGAGCTTTGGCTAACCACACTCGTCAAAGAGGACGTGGACAGTCAAGGTAATCGAGTGGTGTCTACAGCATCACTCAATGTCTCATTCCGAGACAAGATTGCAGGCAAGGAGTTAACTCATAAAGAGTTTGCCCAAGCATTCTGCGATCTAGTCGGGGATAAGGCAATACGGGTTGTTCGAACCCATTACCCGAAGGTTGTTCCAACCAAACGGGGACCTAGACAGTTTCCAGCTAGTCTGGTAGGTTTCGAACTTGCAGATTAACCACCTGCACGACCTAGGCAAGTCGTTAAACTGCCTCAATCAAATAGACGTTAAACTGTTAAACATTTCGCAACAATGAAGAAATTTAACAAAAGCAACTGTGCATCTTGCGTGAGGGCACAGATTGTAGACCAATGGGGTAGAACTATCACCCTAATGGGACAACACGCATTTGAGTGGGAAATTGCAATCGAAGGCTGTACGGGCAATATAACGATAAAGCAATTTCCCAATGGTAGGGAAGCTCGCAAACACTTTTCACAACTGAAGAGAAAGAGATAATTTACCAATTTTTATTAATTGGGTAGGGGTGACAGACCTACCCATAACTAAATACAATATATTATGCAAACAAAAGAATCAGTTAAAAGACAATACGAACTATTATTCGAACTCTATGGTGTTCAATCAGGTGGTTGGTCAATGCTTCATGAACGCTTTAATAGATATGTGTTCTGTGAAGCTAATCGTAAATCACTCATTGCAGAATACTTAGTGTGGGAAGAGTTTGTAGAAGATGCTAAGAAGCTTAACGTTCCCTACTACATGGGAATAGATGAGTTCTTAAAGGAATACAAGAATGCCGTTTATTCATGTTTAACTAACATTGAGTAACAATTAAGGGATTGGGTAGAAATACTCAGTCCCTTATTTTTTTAATTGACCATTTCACAAAACTACATAATTAAAGCTAGTTCTCAAAACTATCTCCCATCTTAAAATAGCCAAGTGTATAACACCTACCATAATCTGGGAGTAGTATCTATTACATAAAATGTATTTAGATTATTTTCTACCACCTATAATATATTGAATTGGTCGATCAATGTATTATTAACTTAACAGACTTGTAGTATGGATTAAAAACAACCAGCCCAAGGTGAGAGGATAGTTCCTCTTATAAAAATCCTTGGTTGTCCTGAAGCCTAAGGGACGTAATAAAAGCGGGCAAGCTACCTTTGCGTCGTTGGGGTGATAAAACAACGACCTTTAAGTATATCCGTGATTCGGGGTATACGTATAGAGTGCACAGGTCAGGTTTAGAGAGTGTATCTTTAAACACTCTCTTCTTTATTGTCTGCCTCAAGAGGCGATAAAGGAACAATTAACTAGCTTGGGGAAAACAAACTAACTAAATTTTAAGTATTATGGCATTAAGTCAGAATGTTGCAACTGCACTTCAGAGAGTGAAAGTTGCTGGTGGTCAAGTAGGTAATGGTGTATCATTTGCCAACATTGAAGTACGTGTGAACGATGGTAGCAATATGTTTGCTGAAGGGGATGAGTTTATTGTTCCCTCTGGTGAAGATTTGCAGAATTGTAAATTCATTCGTAAATTTAATGGCAACAATGCTCCCGGTATCTTTGTTGAAGTTGGTGATCAGGTTAAGGAGTTATATATCAGTTCTTTCGTAAAGGCTGTTATTCCTTATAATGATGACTCAACTCGTGTAAAAGATGCTTCTGGGAACAATGCACCTGCAATTATTGCCACAGGTACAGCAGTGGAATTGTGGAAGAAGTTTGCTAATGCAGAAGATGCTTTAGCGGCTATCGCAGGCAAGAAACTGAGAATCACAAGGATCCAATCTGTACAAACTATGCGTCAGAGGGCTAACGGAACAAGAACTCTTGGAAATCAATGGGTGTTCACGATAGACATCGTAGAAGCATAGCAGTAAGAGGTGAACTAATAGGTGACAGACTCCTTAGAGTAGGAAATGTCACCTATTCAGTATTACCTTATGAGGTTGTTCCTAAGTACAAAACTTGTTTCTTCTTGTTATGGAAGATGGGTTATGTATATGCTATACTGAATTATGTTCCATTTGATAGTGCCAATTGAATGAAGTAGTGAAGTAAGCGAGGGAGGAGTGCCTCTCAAACCCCCAAGAATCCCTCATTTTCTCATCCTCAAACATTCAAGTTGAGGGATTCTGTAACCGAATACACATTTAAAATAGGTTCCATGTATTCGGTTACTATAAGGGGCTAAATAAGATAACGCATCTGATGAGTCTTTGAAAATTAAGACGAAACACCTTCAATTAGGTGTCATGCGAGTGTTATTCATACAGTTGAAATAACGCTATTTGATTGCTAATACTCATGGTATGTGAATATAGTGAGTATTTAATTTAATATTAAGACAGTCTAGGAGTCTATAAAATTGTTACCGAAGAGACTAGAATGAAACTTCTTTAATTAGAAGTCTAACAACTGAGTTAAAGATTAGTTCTATCATGCTTATAAATAAGTTTGGACAAGTCACGAATAACAGTAGTGACTTACTCCTTACTCCTGAACAGGAGGAATTTATGAAATCTTTATTGGATAATGGCAAAGCAACATCATTATCATTACGTTATGGCAAAGCAATAGCTAATAAAATCATTATACCATCAACGATATATGATATGACCTTTAACAGCATAGAAGAAGCATTTAAATTATTAGATTCATTAGAATATGCAGCAGAGCATACTGATGATTTTGATAGCTATGATGCTAATTTGATGCAAGTACTTCAATACTATTTAGGTAATGGACGATAAAGAATCATCACAGGAAACTATGGGTATAATAGCTCTAATAGCATTTATTATTTATGTCTTAGTAAGACTATTTACACCAGGTGATTATTAATTAAACAGCTTTGCACTGGTTTAGTATCCTTACTAGTGTAAAGTTTTTAGTCAAAGGATATATTTAAATACTAATCAAAATGGAAGAGATTAAATCGCAAATCAAGTTTAAAACAGTGAGAATTACACCGGAAGATGCAAAAACATTATTAGAATCTTCTAAAGGTAACAGACCTGTAACAAGAAAGAGAGTGTTGCAATATGCAACTATAATGGGTCTTGGACAATGGCTCCTAAATGGCCAAGCAATCATCCTTGATGAGGACAATGCTTTAGCGGATGGACACGGTAGACTAGAGGCTTGTATAGAAGCTGGTGTACCTTTCGAAACTGTCCTAATATACAATGTTCCTCGTTCAAGCTGGGTTACTTTAGACTCTGGTAAAGCAAGAAGTGCCGGAGATGTATTTGGAATCGAGGGTATTACAAATCCTGTTCTAAAGAGTGCTATTGTCAATAAGTATTATGGATTGAAGAAGGGTATTACTATTGCATCTGTGGCAGGTAGTATGAGTGTTCTAGGTCAGGACTTTAAGGCTCAAGCTTTAGTCATATATAAGGAGCATGCAGAAGTGTTTGATTGGGCAGCTTCAGTGAGTAGTAAGGCAGTAGACAGGGGATTGGGAGGTCTCTGTACAGCATCCATCTTAGGAGGTATTGCTTCTTACTTAGTTCTTGAAAAGAATAGGGAACGTGAACTCATTGAAAAATTCCTAGAGTCTTTAGTAAGTAGTTTCGTGCCTTTGTTTACATCTACAAGAATCCGACTAAAAGGAGCAAGTAAGGGTGTTGAGCGTCAAGCTATTTTAGCAGAAGCTTGGAACAAATTTGTAGAAGGTAAGGAGACTACAGCAATTAGAATAACTGTAGTTAAACAATTTGAATAGACCTACGTAATGGGTGCTAGTTTAATAGCTAGCACCATTTATCCATAATTAAGGCAGGCAATCCGTGAGGTAAATAAATAAAAAGACTCTAAAAGTTTAGAGGGATATTATGAAGACCTGTGCTCACTTGATATAAGAAGAAACGTTTAATAGTGTACATAAAAACGTGGATACTCAGAGCACCAAGTATGGTTGTGGGTTTATTTTTTCAAAAGTACTTCTTATGATTACACATACAATGACTATGGAGGAGATTCAAAGCGAAGTCCTCTCTATTTATAAAACGATACATACACGAGCAATTCCTCTTAGTAAAGCCTTTCTAAAGAAAGTAAAAGGTCAGTTAAATGGTAAGCTTATATGCTGGGTTCATCATGATGAGATTACAGTAAAGGGTAATACTATTCTAATATATTACTCTAGTAGGAGAGGAACTATTAAGGACTTCTCATCTATTTATTTCATCAAAACTATGAACTCTAAAGGGCAGATAGAGTACTACCAGATACTAAATGGTGGATTAGTAAGGAAGTTCTCTAAGCATTTCTTAGAAAGATTTGTGGAGAGGACAAACTGTAAGGGTGATGTACTAGCTAACCTGGTCAAAGAACTATCTCCCATTTCTATATATAATCCCTTTTATGATGATACACAATTCTTCAGTACTTTGAATGGACTTGCGGTATTTAGAAACAATGTAATGATAACGTACCTTAATAACTTATCTCAATATAAATCTGAGATTAGGGAAGAGGCATTGGCTACTTTAAAGAAAGTTCCACTCCCGACTAGGAGGGAATCCAGTTACATGACTGAGAGTGGTTCCATAGTATTATATGGTCTTGCTGACATGGAAACTTAATTATTATTTAAATAGGAGAATATGATTTCTCTATACCCCGTGAAGGGGTCGGCATCATGACTAAGCCTTTACGTGGCGATGCTATAAGTAATCCATAAGGATGAAACTAATTAGTCTTATTACTAACTAATCAAATTTAATAAAGATGGAGAATATTTTAGAACAAGACATCATCAATGCTATAATAGCATTAGATGCACAGAAAATTGAGAAGATTAGAAAATCTTTAAGGGATCAATTAAGGGAACTTCATGTGCAGTCAACTAAGTTTCAAAGAGTAGTATCTATTTTAAGTGCAGCTGGTTATCATGATCATGAAGAATATACCAAACACTGTATCCTTATAGATAATACTAGTAAAGAGATTCAGGATCTTCAAGCATTAATAGAACAATGTAATTGTGCATTAAGGGAATTTAATAAGTAAAGCTATGCAGAACATTGTTTATATTCTAGGGGTTTTCTATTTGGCACATATGTGTCTCAACGCAAAGTTGTGGATACCTCTTGTCCTATGTGGACTATTATTGTCATTTATTGTACTAACTATAAAACAAAAGAAACATGAAAAGAATTGAAGAAGTGTTACAGTCAGGAGATCATTCCTATGCACATGTTATAGATCAGCTAGAAGCCATTTTGATGCCATTTGCACTATATGTTGCAGGTAAAACTCCGTACTGTGCAGGAGAAATCATCAAAATTAGCTTGGGCGAAGTTGAGGATAAAGAGGAATGGGTATTCAACTTTAATGATTCCTGCACAGTAACGTATGATTCCATTAAGGAAACAGTAAGAATCAATAACTCTGATGTAATCCACCTATGTAAGGATGATGCTAAGATTATTGATATTCTTATCAATGGTATCCTAAGGAAGAAACACGTAACTCCTGAGCCTGATCAGAAGAAGGTATCTGAACTTCTGGAGGAGCTTGAGAGGATATTTAAGTAGTAATCCATATTAAATGTTATTATTGATCATATTAAAAAATTATAATTAAGTAATTAATCAGAACAAGATTGGCTGTGAAGTTAGTCTTGTTCTAAACTTAAAACACATTATTATGGCAAAAGTTATTAATTTTGGTACTCCTATCCTCCTTGGAGACTTAGGAAATGGACAAATTGCGGAAGTGCTAGAGTGGTTTGATTGTAATGTATCTGTTGGAGATATTATTCAAAGACAGAACAATATGATTTTTATACTAGGAAAGAGTCACTTTTACTCTGATATAAACCAGGGTTCAGAAAGGTGGAAATCAACAGCAAAGGTAAGAGTTCTACCTCAAGGTACTACCATAATGCTATAATGGGCTTGACAGGTTTTGACAAGTAATTACAAGGTAGGAAGACGTGTAGAGTTGGCACCAACTCTTATAAAATGATGCAAACAATAACTGGAGAAACTGAAGGTTTCAGAATGGCAGCCTAAGCTGCTGGCTTATTAGATATATCTAATTAAGTCGGGTTAATGGAGAAGACCTAGAAACAGAAGAGGTGTGGGAAGAAGCATTATAAAGCAGCCTACTTAACTTGAAAGCCAAAGGTTAGTAAAGCTGAAATTCTCTATGTCATTAAACAGGAATGCATGGTCTTAGGGTTGACTTACCCTTAATTATTGCACGTTCTCCAACGTAAATGGAGTGGTGGGGAGGATGACTTCGGTCAATCCAAGTTTGATAGTTTGTAATTTGGTCTAGTAAGGTTTGTGCTAAATTCCTGTCCTAGTAATCAAGGCACAGTCCAACAAAACTATCTACATGCCAGAACTCACTGGCTGATGTAATATAAATGAGACACACGTTATCTTCTTATTGAGGATTATTTGGACGACGGTTCGAATCCGTCCAGGTCCACTAATGGATTAACGCCTATAATGAGTGCACTTGTTATAGGATGCTAATGATGCTACTTAGGAATAACTACTCCACAGGTAGGTAATTTAGAAACTTCTCAAAGTCATTGCAAGGGTGGAGAGAAGAAACTTATTACTGGTTTGGGAAATTTAAACCTATAGTGCTGGAGGCTAAATGATTTAGTAATGGGTTCGATTCCCTGTTAATCCACAGAACTAACTAATCAAATAATTAAAACATGGCAAAAATGACGTTAAATGAATTATCAGTAGCAGTGAACATGGTGAAAAAAGAGTCTCCTGCTACCTTTACATTAAGTAGTCTTAGACTTCAATTAAGGGAGATCGGAGTTCCAATGTACAATGCATTTGCAAGGGCTTTGGTATCTAGAGGGTTTATTGAAAAAGTTGGACTTACACTAGCTGAGGGCTATCAATGGGCTAAGCCTGAACCTATCCACAAGGATATAGTAGAATCTCTTATAAAAGAAGCAAGGAAGAGATCTAGTGATCAAGCTAAGGCTCGCTGTAACAAGCTCCAAGTAGCACCTCAAGTAGAAGAAGTCCAAGAGGTAAAATTAACTCCCAAGGAGGAATTAATTAATCGTGCAATCAAGATTCTTCTTGATAACGGCTATAAGATCTCTAAGCCTATTACAACTTATGAAGAAGTAACCTCTTACGATTTGTAATATGAAAAAGGTATATTATAAAATTATTGATCCAGTAAATGATATAACCTTGGCTGGATGTAGAGTATATCCTGATTATAATTATAGGAAGGTGGTAGAAGTGTTATTAAAGGAATTGGGAATAAATGCAGATGATTATCGGGAACGTACTCCGATTACTAATGCACAAGACTCAATCCCAGGTATGCCAGAGTATTATATGACACAAGGTTATGTATATGGCACTTCTAAACTAGTAAGTATAACGGTAGTAGGATAACACCTAAACACGAAACTATCCTGATGATGGAATCTACTAATGTAGGTTGACTTAAGCGTGTATAAATAAAAGTTGAAACTCTAGCCCATGTTGGGTTAACATATGGAGAAATTCCTATGACTCGTATTTGTTTATGTGTAACCTTGATTAATGATCAACTAAAATACGAGGAGTCGGTAGTAAGAAAAATAAGATAGATTATATAGATGATAATGAACGTGCTATATAATTATCTCAACATAAAAAGAGATAAGAAATGGAATTTAGTAAGAAGGTTAAGAGCCTTGATAGGGCTGAGCAATCTCCTGAGAACAATGCGTTCATTAGGGAAGGGTTGAAAGAGTCTAATGTGACTCAAAGTGGTAATGGTGCTAAAAAGTATAGTACCAGTAATGATGTATTTGTGGATAACTTTGCATCTATATCTAAGTTTGCAGAACCCCGTTCTTATGAGGATATAGCAAAAGATATGTACAAGTTGTGGAGTGTAAATCCAGAAAAGTGTGTTAAGTTAGCCATCTATATTAGGATGATAACTAGGCAAACACAAGTACTCGTAGATAACAAGGTTTCTACAACTGAAGATGTACAAAGAGGACAGGGATTAAAGAATGAAGGTATTTTACGGTTTATTTGGTTGTCTATATATCATAACCAAGCATTCGTAGCCAATCTGCCATTCTTCATTAGCGCTGGTTCTTGGAAGGACATATTTGAGATGATGAGCCTTGATTTACAGTATCATGGTTGGGAAGGTCATAAATTGAATTGGAATTTCTTAAGTTCAACTGTATTAGCCGGTTTAGCTAATGAAAATACATGTGAGCTAGTAAAGAAATATCTGCCTTCTATTAGATCTAGCAAAGACTGTGTTACTTTAGCTTCTAAGGCTAGGAGTATTGTAGGCAAATATATGGCTAATCGTATATTTGGGAAGAAGGGGGAAGAGAAGACAGAAGATACGATGAACCACATTCATCGTAAGTATCGTAAGTTCAAACAGAGTGGTACTGCACATGTTTGGCAGCAATTAATCGGACAAGGTAGAATGCTTGAAATTGATTTCAATACCATTCATGGACGTGCTTTAAGCCTATTGGTAGGCTCTAAATTCTTGAAAAATCAGGGATTGGTAGAGAAGTATTACCAATGGCTTGCATCCCGCAAAACGGTTAAATATACTGGATTTGTGCATGAGCTGTTTGAACCACTTGGAAATAAATATTGGGCCTGCCCATTACCAGATTATCAGGAAATCACTATTAATAAGCAGTTTGAGCAATTAGTTGAAACTGCCCGTAAGGATATGGACACTAACAGTAGGTTATTAGTCGTTAGAGACATTTCTAGCTCTATGACTTCACAGGCTGTGGGCAGTAACATGTCATCTTACGCTATTGGTAAGGCAATGGCTCTCTATTTCTCTGCACTATTGGATGGTCCATTTAAGGATGCCTATGCTACATTTAGCAATACTTGTAAGCTTTGTAAATGGCAAGGTAAGACTCCTATAGAGAAGTGGACAAACGATAATGATAGTAGATTTGGAAGTACCAACCTCCAATCTGTAGCAGATATGTTTGTCAAACTAAGAACTACAATGGGAGTATCCGAGAATGAGTTTCCAACAGGTGCACTGCTTATTAGTGATGGTGATTTTAACTGGTGTGGTACTGATGTGGCCAACTTTAAGGCATTTAGAGATAAACTACTTAAAGGTGGGTTTAGTGTGGAGTATGTAAACAACTTCAAATTAATCCTTTGGGATATTCCTAATGGATTCTATGGTAAGGGTAGACCTACTGTATTTGAAGATTTTGCTGATGCTCCAAATAACTTCTATATGAGTGGTTATGATCCAGCTGCTATAGCATTTATTATGGGAACTAAGGCATTTAAAGCTACCCCCAAGAATGCAACAGAACTGTTCAATGCAGCTATGAACCAAACACTACTCAATATGGTAGTAATTCCTAAAGAGTATTATAAACGTAAAAAGAAGTAATATGATTTCAATGAACACTATGCTTGCTAAGGTAGAGCACGCTGGATCATCCTTTAATAAGATGATTGCAGAGTACACACTATTCTTTAAGAACAAGCAATCAATGTTTAGAGGATTCAAGAAAACCTTTAAACCAAGAGAGGGTTTCAATGAAGACTCAAGGTACATGGGAACCGTTTTGGTAACAACTACGGTAAATGAGAAGCTGGATTGGTTCGAAGAGAATGCAATACCTTATCTAAAGGATGTATTCTCAGTAGAGGCCACCAACTCAAGAGGTGCTGAACGTACAGAACTAGTAGTAGATGGTATATCATTTGGTAAACTAACTGCACTTGATTTGATGCGTCTAAAGACTATCCTTACTAATAAGGATATGGAATCTATGTATTCTAACATCCCAGTTCGTTCTGATTCTGAAGTATGGGAACCCTGCACTAATCCAGAATATGAAGGACGTGAGGTTTATCAAACTCCGATGACTGTTGGCGTGGTAAGAACATCAGAATCAGAGGAAGTAATCCTTAAAGATCCAAATCTTGATCCTGCCCATCTTCCTTCAAACTATAACGCTAAGGTTACAGTTAAGAAGAAAACAGTGGACACTGGTGATTATACATCACAAATGTACACGGGTGAGTGGACTCAAAGAGAGCGTGCTGAGTTACTAAGGAGAAGAAGTAAACTTCTCGCTGCAGTAACAGTAGCATTAAAGAAGATCAACGACAATGGAGTAGATCCTCAGAACTTGGACGTTGAATGTCTGATTGAATACTTGCACGGTAAAAAGAAATAAAACAAAATATTGACTAAAGCTTCAGCTTAAGCCTCAGCATTACTAAATCCTAGATATTTAGCATAAGCATTGGGTCAAGAGCTTTAGCTTTAGCTTTAACGTAGAATGACAGTAAGCTACCTGATAATAAATTATCCACCTATTAAACATGGGTTCGAATCCCATACGCCCCTCTATTTCTATTATTAACTACATGGGGCGTTGGTGAAGGGGTTTAACACGATAGGCTATAATAAAGCTTCACTTTAAAGTTACTGAAAGCATTCTACACATCTAGGGGTTATTACTGAGGATTTTTGGGGTAATCTCTAGGGGTTTAACTCAATTGGTTAGAGTACATGAGTGTTAATCATGGTGTTGGGGGTTCGAGTCCCCCAACCCCTACATTCGTTTTATTTAGGGTTTAACGGAGACGAGAATTTAGGTTTTTTATTGTATTTGGTTTCTGGTCTGCCAACCTGAGAAGGTGTAACAGGCCAAACACAAAGGGATGCTGGAATGGTATACAGGCTATCCATTGATGATAGTTTACACAATTCTAGGAAGTGTATGTCTGAGGGTTCGAATCCCTCTCCCTTTACATCTTGAAGAATTTTTCATTTTTCTTGTCATTAAAGGGTTATTTACCTGTGAAGGCCAGTAACCCATTTTTATGTATTATTAATATTCCGTATCTATATACAACTTTAGTATTAATATTATGATATTATATGTGGCATAAGTTTGTAATAACACTAATTACACATTTTAACATTAATATGTTTGTGGAGTCATAAAGAAGCAGTATCTTTGTGTCCATAACCGTTGGGATAACGGGAATGTGTTTGTGTTTTATTTATTCCCATTGTTGAGGGGAGTGCGCCAAAGTTGGAGAGTTGGGCTTGACTGTAAATCAAGTGCCTTCGGGCTGAGTAGGTTCGAATCCTACCACTCCCACAACAAGATCTGTTAGAGTAACTTCTAACACTGGATGCATTGGTCTGGAGAGATAAATGCATCAAAAATGCAGGTGTAGCACAATGGTTAGTGCTCCAGTCTTCCAAACTGGAGATGAGGGTTCGATTCCCTTCACCTGCTCAAAAAGCTGGTTGGTTGTGTTATTAGGGTACCCTAATACACTGGTTTGCACCAGCCTAAACAAAAATGCAGACAATCATGGGCCGGTAGCATAATTGGGAATGCACTAGTTTTGCACACTGGAAGATTGGGTTCGAATCCCACCGTGTCCACACTTCCTTCTTCCTATAGGAAGTGTCTATAGGCGTGAATGAAAACCGACGGTTACAGGGTTCCCCAATACTCTCTGAGGGTAATACGAGAACGTTGCTTGAGGACACAACGTAATGAGTCCTTAGTATCACACTCACTTGAACGTGTGAAGAGCATTCGCTAATAAGGCTCTTAATAAAGATTTTTAGTGGAGGTTGGATGAAAAGCTAGCAAAGTAATCCAATGACAGGGATCTTAGGTTATTAACTTATGAAGTTACAGTTATAATTTAGAGATTCCTTTATTAATATCGCAGAGTCGAGAAGTGGTATCTCACTAGTCTCATAAGCTAGAGCATCCGAAAGATGTCGTAGGTTCGATTCCTACCTCTGCAACTAATTTAATATATTATGGAAGAGAAACTAGACTTAATTATTCAAAAATTAAATGAATTGCTATATTTAGCAAAACGTATTCATAAAGATACTGAACCATCTACTGAGAATAATGTCTCTGAGTATCTCCTTAATGTGTTAGGTGATGTAACTGGTGATATTCTTATGCAAGGATTCACTGGAAGACAATAACGTGTGGGGTGGTAGCAGTTGGTAGCTCACTAGGCTCATAACCTAGAGGTCGGCGGTTCGAATCCGTCCCCCGCGCCTATTACACCAGGCTATGCTGAGTGAATTTTCACTTAGGACTGTTGTAGTTACGAAGACAAAGGGTGAATAATTTGTCTATTTATTGAAGGGAACAGACAGCAAACATCTTCATCTAATAATTGAACTTCTAATTGACCGTGGGCGAACATCCCATAAATGTTCTAAGCTGTGAATAGCCCCTACTATGCTGGAACAAGTATAGTGTCGATTATCCTAAATTGGGTGGATAAAAGACATAAAATAAAACTCCCGTGTTCCCTGTTTCATAGGTCTATCCTCTAATTGGTTAGGAGACGTGACTGATACTCACGCAATCCCAGTTCAAGTCTGGGTAGACCTACTTTATAGTCCCTTAGCTCAGTTGGTGAGAGTGTCTGGCTTACATCCAGAAGGTCGTTGGTTCGAATCCAACAGGGACTACACTGGTATCATAGACGATTAACAAAATGATATAACTCTTAGTTAGTAATCCTGAACGATACATATAGGGAGTATCGGAAGAGTTATTCTGGTGGAGAATCGGGAGTCCAGAACCTATCTTAGTAAAGCACGTGAGGCTAGCGTGACGTAGACATTCCTATCCCTGACAGCAAATATGGAATCCACATCGTAGGGTGGCATTGGTACTACAGCAAGGGTAGTTGTTTAACTGTAGTTATGTATGAACGTGTTAGTTGTCTTCATAGGAAGAAGTACAACTAGGTGTAGTCTCCACCACCTTACAATAGTGGAGCACATGGGGAGTTAGCTCAGTTGGTTGGTAGCTTCGGACTGTTAATCCGATGGTCGTGGGTTCGAGTCCCAGAGGGGTGACAACACAAAGATTAACATATTTACTCATCTTAAACAGTAAAGTTATGAAATCATTATTAATTAAAGCTGTTAAGTGGTATGTCAAACAATCATCTATGACTTATGTTTGGCTACCGACAGGGACTTATCCAACTAAGGATTAAGTTCCATATTTAGAGGTGAGTAAGCTAAAGAACATTTATGGAGGTGTAAGCCTAATTGGTAAGGCAGTAGTCTTGAAAACTACCAGTAATCGTGTAAAAGCGATGTGTCAGTTCGAGTCTGACTACCTCCTCTACCTATTATATAACAACTTAAACTAACTAAAAGATGAATATGAGATTTGTATCAGTTACTAAACTAAGTAACAATCGTAAACGTAGATTATCTTTGGGTATACTTAGGGCAATTAACTCTAATGCTCAATTAAATTCAATAGCTGACTCTGGATTTAGGGAAGGTAATGTCAAACTCTTAAATGATCGCATAGAGGAGCTTAAACTTATATTACTTTCCCCTTGGCCCAAGTTTCCCCGCAAGGACAAAAAGCTATACAAAAAGAATGCAATTGCACTATATAATGCATATGTATTTGTAAAGGGATGGCTAGAGGAAACCTTAAACCAGTAGGGTATAGTAGGGATAACTCTAGATTGTATTTTAGGTTAATTATTAATGGTAATCATGTATTAGATGGGTTCTTTTCATTTAAGAAGGAATTGTTCTACGTAACTACCAGAAATAAGATACTTAATGGCAATGACTGGGATATTCTTACTAGAGAGTTAAGTAAATTGGATTATGAATATTCTAACAATGTTGATGATTACTATTACCAGCAATGGTTAGAGAGTAAAGTAATATTTAATCATGGGAATAATTACTGACATAGCACTATCGCAGTCTATTGGGGCTGTAATGGATGGTGCATTTATAGAAAGTGCTAAAGAAACTTTAGAAAAGGAAGAATCAACTAATGAAGCTTCAGAAGAACATAATGTTGGCAGAGGTTATTTGGAAACTCATTCAGAACTTTTCTACTAAGGCATATTATTAAAGTGAAGGGAACTTACAGCAAACAATCATAGTATCAATCTTTTAAATTGACCGACTAAACATGTTCCCTGTTCCTTGCTCCGGTAGCTTAACTGAATAAAGCAGCATCCTTCTAAGATGCGTTATATGGGTTTGAGTCCCATCTGGAGTACTAAGCGGGTTTTAAAACAAAATATTCTCCTTGTTACCGCTGACAGGGGTGCGACTGTTTAACGCACTACATGGGGTTATAGCTCAGTTGGTAGAGCGAGGGATTGAAGATCCCTGCGTCGGCAGTTCGAATCTGTCTAACCCCGCTTCGCTAATAAGTGTAATTCGACATGATATTAGATTTGATTAGTATTAGTGCAGAAGGTGTAGTGATACAGTTTCTGTGCGTCTGGAGAGTAAACCTTGATGGTGATAGGGACTACCTGCTAAGTAGTTTCGTACATAAAAAGTGTATGTGGTTCGATTCCACTGCTCTCCGCGAATGTTTGGGACTTTATTATAACTTTTAACATTAAATTATTATGAATGAAGTTCAACCTCTTGATCCATCTACACTAGAACAGTCGGATCCTATTCCTAATAGCATTATAGCTGTTATGAATCAATTGATTAAGAAAGGATGGAATGGTGCATGTAGCATCGTTCGAGTGAATGAGGCACTAGGTGTCATATATTTAGTTACAAACTTCCCCATTGAGGTTATTAAGAGAAATGGTTGGATAGAATCTGCTAAAGAGGTCTATCAACGAATTGGCTACTTGGTAACTGAGGTTGGAGAAGGTGATGACAGATATATGGAATTTCGTAAGGCTTCTTAATACTGCTGGGTTCGAATAATGGTTAGTTCGACGCACTTTCGATGCGTAGATAGGGGTTCGATTCCCCTACCCAGTACCTTGTAGTCCTCCTTAACCCTTAATAGGGTAGTTAGGCTACGCTGTGAACGAACAGAGGAGGGGAGTTCACACGTTGGTTAGCGACGTAGTACACAATGGTGGAATAGAAACGGCTAACATCCACTTTTGGTCATTCTTATAATACTAGTTAAATTCCGAAAGGGAGTTAGAATGGCCAATATACTCCTATCTACTAATGGTTAGGTAATTGCCCTCTCAAGGCAAAAATACGGGTTCGAATCCCGTTGGGAGTACTTAACTACTAGGTTGAACTCAAACTTCCGCCTCGCGAGCCAAATGTCTGAGGAGAAATTTAAAGGATTTTTAGATAGAAGGAATCCACATAGGATTTAAAACAGAAGAAATAGGGCTAATCCTTCATCCTAGTAGTATTAACGAGTGTGAGGTGTACTGGTGGCATAAGCGACTGTCTATCGTGAGGAGGGGTTCGATTCCCACACATTCGGCAATTAAATTTATTATTATGTTAACAGAAGAAGAAGTAAAAAATTATTTGGCGGAACTTAAAGAACATGCTGAGTCTGGAGATCCAGAATGTTCTCACTATGATGCTGATAGAATCTTATGTGATATTGTATCTAAGTTGGGATATAAAGAAATCGTAGACATTTGGGAAAAAGTTCCTAAGTGGTATGCATAATTAACCTCCAGCTCACGAGGTATATAAGAAAGGATGCCGGACTTGCAGGTGTAACGAGATAAATACCTGCATTTTCGAGGCGATGGCGTAATTGGCTAACGTGCTGCCCTGTCACGGCAGAGTTTGGGGTTCGAGTCCCCTCGTCTCGGCAAAAATTTGATGGATATGAAAGTATTTACTCCAGAGGATGCTAAGCAACACCATGTTGCTAGTATTCCAGACTTCAGGACACTATTATAACTCGTATACTACGTTATAGTCCTGAGGAAATCACTAGATCATCTATATTTTCGAACAGGTGGTTAGACATAGAAGACCTATACAGGCAAAATGGCTGGGAGGTTGAATATGACAAGCCAGCATACAATGAGAGTTATAGTGCTAGGTTTATATTTAAACCGAAGCAAAGTATTTAGAAATTTATGAAGGGAACTTACAGCAAAACTTATCTAAATTCAATTGGTGATAGAAAGACGTGGGTTCGAATCCCACCTATAACCGTCAAAGTCCTAATGGGTTATAGTCGTCTAGTGGATAGGATGTATTAGAAATAGGCATAGTTCCCTGTTGTTTGCCGTCTTCGCATAGTGGTTGATTGCACTGGATTTGTAATCCAGCTTCGAAAGAACACGTCAGTTCGAATCTGACAGACGGCTCTAGTCTCATTGTCGTAAGGCGATGAGACTTAATTTTTCTGAGATTGTTATATGTAAAATGAATTATGAACGTATTATGGGTAGCTTTAAAGAATGTTTAAGAAAAAGTGGTCAAAGTGTGTTAGATGCAAGAGCACAGAACTTGTATGAAATGACCAAAATTGAGGAGGATAGATTCATTCAGGAATGCAAAATGAGAGTCTTGAGACTTCAAAATGAACTAAATACACATAGAGACTTATCTGTGAAGTCTACTACCTCATTGGAAGTAGGAAGTGGATTTATGCCTAAGGAGTGGGTTGCTAAACGCCACGATTTAGAACGTAAGCTTCGTGTGGCTAAAATCGAGTATGCTCTGGCATTAAAGGTTGATTCTGAGGAATTTCCTGCTGACGATGCTGAAGAGGTAATTGACGCTAAGGCATTGTTGGAGGAAGATAACATTAAATAGAATGGGAGCAGGTAGTTATTCATATGCAGCTTATTCTGCCATATCTGATGCAAGAGGGCTTGCGAGTGCAACGACAGAAGCCCTATTTAAGAATAGGCACATTTCTGTAGACGCTGACATTAAAACCTCAAATGTTAATGCAAGACTCTTTAATACAGAAGTAAAGAAAGAAGCTATTAACGTGGGTGTTAGAGAGTGTAGAGATACTGAGGAACATCCTGATGTTACCCCAATCATCATTGCTCTTGACGTTACAGGTTCAATGCGTAATACACCCCATACAATGCTTAGAGACCAATTCCCTAAGATAATGGGTGTCTTACAACAATTAAATGTTAAAGATCCCCAAATCTTGTTTATGGCAGTAGGGGATCACGAGTGGGATAGATACCCCATTCAGGTGTGTCAGTTTGAATCTGATACTACTAAGCTGGTAGATTCTCTACAAACTCTAGTATTAGAGGGGGGAGGTGGTCCAAATTATGGTGAGAGTTACCTATTAGCTTGGTTAATAGCTGGGTATCATACTGAAACTGATGCATGGTACAAGAGGGGTAAAAAGGGTTACTTATTTACCATTGGTGATGAGGAAACTCTTAGAGAGGTTGATGAGGAATACTTATCGGATGGATTGGGTTATCAGAAAGGCGCTGGAGTTATTACAGCTAAAGAGGCCTTAAAGAAAGCTAAGGAACAGTATAACGTATTTCACATTCACATTACTAATGGAAGCCGTGGTTCAACTCCACGACCATCTTGGAGAAGTTATTTGGGTCAAAATGTTCTAACATCTGACTCTAAGGACATTCATACTGTAATCGGGGAGGTCATTAGTAAACATGAAGGGATTAACAACCTGGAAGTTACTGATGAAAACTCTCCATCTAATCAAGAAGAAGCAAATTATACTTATTAAGATGAGAAATTACATAGTACTAGGATCATTCTTCGGGGATGAGGGTAAAGGGCAAACAGTCCATAATATTTGTAAGGATAGTCCCATTGATGATACAATAGTTGTAAGATTCAGTGGTGGGCATCAGGTTGGTCATACTGTAAGGCATGGTAGACTTGAACATACTTTTAGTAACTTCGGTAGTGGTACTCTACTAGGGATTCCGACCTATTGGACTCAGTTCTGTACTGTAGACCCTATCACGTCAATGGATGAGTTACAGGATCTTAACAAAATTGGAATTACTCCTGAAATATATTACCATCCTTTATGCCAAATCGTTACTCCATTTGATGTTTATAATCAATGGAACGATGAGGAGAATCGAAGACATGGCACTGTAGGTACTGGGTTCAAATCTACTCTTGATAGGGTAAAAAGCGGATATAGTTTAACTGTTATGGATTGTAAAAATATCATGGTATTAAGATCCAAGATTGCATCCTTAATGGCAAACTATTTCAACATTGAATCTACTTATCCTATGCAGAATATGGATGAGTGGTGTTTTAAAGTGTATAACTATTTTAAATCTGTACACATCTGTGATGATAGTATATTAGATGGCTTTGTAGTTAGAGTGTTTGAAGGTTCACAGGGTATATTATTAGATCAGACATTTGGTGTGATGCCGTATTGTACCCCTAGTAATACTACTTGTAAGAATGCAATGTCAATGGTAGAAGAAAGGCATACAGAACATATATATGTTATACGTCCTTATATTACTAGACATGGCAATGGGCCTCTACTAACTACTACTTCTGTTCGTTTAGTGAAGGATAGGAACAATGAGTACAATGAATTTCAACAAAGCCTAAGGGCTGTAGAGTTTGATCCTCAACTCTTACAGCATTCAGTGAGGGTAGATAGTCAGTTTTTTAAATTAGGACACAGGCATCTAGCCATAACTCACCATGATGAAATGAAGGAGGATTTCCTTGATACCCTTCCTAGATGGTTTGACTCGATTCATTGTTATCATTACGATTACAGGGTTAAATAATAGAATATGAAGGTGACATACAGCAAATAAAATACATTCAAAATAGTAGGATCCCTCTGTTTCTTATTACGGAGGCTAAAGAGTAATAAGAGTGTCACCTGTTTCTTTGGGCTATGGTGTAATGGTTAGCACATAAGATTTTGGATCTTACAGTCCAGGTTCAAGTCCTGGTAGCCCAACTAATAAGTATAGCTCGTTAGAGGATGGTCTAACCTTGCTATCCAAGAGTCGGTAAAGTCAGCTGAATAACTCCGATGAGGATACACTTTAAGGAAACCAAAATTGCGTAATAGAAGAACACTTAATGGGTAGATGAAATATCTAGGCAGTAAACTATACTTATTAAAAGGGCCTCTAGCTAAATGGTGACAGCACTGGTCTCATAAACCAGCGACATTCCGGTTCGAGTCCGGAGGGGCCCACATTATTAACTAAAAACAAAGATATGGTAAGAACATTGATATTATTGTTATTTATTCCCTTTATCACATATAGTCAGCATAATGTTACTGCAACATATTATCATGCTGGGCCAAAGCATGGTTTATCGTGGTATACAGCTAGTGGGAATAAAATTGATGTAAAGGAGCTAAATTCTAGGAGGCTAAAGTGGGTGGCTTTATCTCGTGACTTATTAGAGCATTACGATTATGGTGATACTATTACGGTAAGTTCTAATAATCCGAAACTCGAAGGAGAATGGATAGTTATGGATAAGATGCACGAAAAGCATAGAGGCAGAATAGATTTTCTAACTCCCTCTGGAACTACGTTAGGAATGTTAAAACCGACTAGGGTAAAAATAGAGAAATTATAGCACTCCCAATTCCAAATCAAAGGAGTTTAAATATTAGGTTTGGCGATGACAACTAAGCGAGTTGAGCGTATGTAATAAGACGTGCTCCGAAGTACAAGGAGTGGGGTGGTGCAGAATACCTCTTTAAACTATTTATATAGTTAATCACTGCTTCATGCCTCAGTGGTGGAATTGGCAGACACGCTAGACTTAGGATCTAGTGGCTTCGGTCATGTGAGTTCGAGTCTCACCTGAGGTACTTATAAGAATATGAGGTGACGATAGTCAACAGCCTAGGCGGGAAGCAAACGGGGATTAATAAGGCTATACTTGTAAGAGTATAGGCACGATGTCCCTCATATTCTTTTTTATTAACTACTAAAACAAGGAGTATTTATGAAGGAGATCAAAAACTTTTTTGAAGAAATTGAGAAGCTAGAAATAGCACAAGGTATGATTGACATTAATGAAGCTAAAAGACTAGTGTCTGAGGCTTATGTAGCAGGTATAAACTTTCAAGCTAACCAAACTAAACAAGGAGGTAAGAAATGATAATAATTGGTATATGGCTAATGATAGTAGGATTATATTGTGTGCATAGAATAATTAAGACACAAGATTAATTTCACGTTATAGTAAGAAATAATCCACCACCTAGAGTTAGTAAGGGTTAGAAAATTACTTAGAGACTGTTGATGCTTGTTAGACGTGATAGGCTACATTACAGTTGCGGTGAAAAATTGATAAGGATTACTAACACTTATCAGGCGGATTTATCAGAGTGTGGTATTAAACGATGCTACACTCTTTAAGGCGACATAGCTCATTTTGGTTAGAGCGTGGGAGTCATAACCCCAAGGTGGTTGGTTCGAATCCAACTGTCGCCACATACTTAAATTTAGTATATGAGTGAGAAAGGATTAGTCTTTAGGACACGTAAGAACAATCATGGGAGTAAACATAATCACTGTAGGGCATCAGGATATCCTAGACATAATATGAATTACTTCCCAGGCACTAGATTGGGGATGAATAAAAGGTATCGTAAAAAATCTGGTGAACTTTACAAGGAGTGGCCCTATAATGCATGGCTTAACTACAATGCAATAGAGGGACTCATTGAGAAGTACATAGGTAAGCCCTTTACTGAACTAGAGAAGGCTTTTTACAAAGCTGTTGCTCCTCTTAGGCGTAAAGGTAAGGAAATTGGTCGAGAGGATCTTTTAGACATGTTTAGAGGTTATGGGAAGCGTATAGGCTGGGGTTCCTATAAAATAGACAAGGATGGTCTAGTTCAGAGGGATCGTGCTAAGTCTACTTTCAAATATTTGTTCAGTACATCTCAAATTAGGTATAATAATAGGGTTCAGATTCCTGACTATGGTATAGTATGTAGGCCATTCATTCCGAACCCACCTGACAGATACCCAATTACTGAATTGACATATTATGAACTCATTAGAAAGCAAGATGGTCAACCTAAGTTTATTGGTAAGTTCTGGTGTGTCATTGATAACAAGGTTCTATTACTTCCTGTATACAACGTTTATTATGCTGCATCCTATGCTAATTATCTACACACTAAAAGGTTTAGATCTTGGTACACACCATTTAAGTTTGGTAAGGCCGAAAAATCTGAAACTTTCTCAGACCAATACAGAGTTGGAAGCGCAGAGTATTATAGTGCTGTAAATATAGAGTCTACATGGATCATGCCTATAATCCCCTTTGATAGATATGGAGGAGTATCAACTATGTTTAAGAAACTTAGACATGATAGGTATATGAGTCTTCCCAATCATAGAATCACTGAGATTAAGAATGCCATAGCTGATTGTCTTAGTAATGCAAAACAATCTCAAAATGAAGAGTGGTTTCTTAACAGAGTCGAAAGACTGAGGGATGAATTGAATAGAACTTCACCTACAGCAATCTATAATGTAGGGTTTGGGCAATTAATCCCTTTAGTAAGAAGAAGAGATTATGAATTAGCTTTATTATCAAATGAAACAGCTTAGTTATAAACAGTGGTACGATGCTACTATTGAGGCTATAAAAGGTATCAGCTTTAAGCCTACATCGGATCTAAGAATGCATGAACTACTAGTGGTTTCTCATAATGAAAGTGAGACCTCTATAGTGTTTGGAATGTACAACAAACTTCTTGTATTTTGTGTCAGACACAAGGATACTAGAGTATCTGCTTATACTGAAATACATGGAAGGTCTATTTATCTATGTTTTAGTACTCACTATGTAATGAGATTTAAGCAAAGATACAATCAATCTGACAAGTGGTTATATTTAATAGTTAAGGAGATTTGTAGAAATCTGACTGCTGAAGATGAGGGAAAGAAAAGTATTATAGAAACTAGACACGGACATGCTGTAGTCAATGTTAAACATTTTGAAAGGTATGATACCTATTACTATATCACTTACATCCCTCACTTTAAAAGAAAGAAATTAAATCCTCCGGAGAATTACTTTACGACATACTAAGGAAGCTCACAGAGAGCTTCCTTTTATGGCTGGGTGGCGGAATTGGTAGACGCGACGGACTTAAACTCCGTTGGGCAGTAATGCTCGTGGGGGTTCAACTCCCCTCTCAGCTACAAATCCCTAAGTTTACTCTTTTACCTCAAAAATCTAATAATAATGAACATGTTTGATAAAGTTTCTAGTTATCAGAAGAAGGTTGAGAGTTCATTGGCCTTATTTAATAGGGCAATTGACAAGCTCAGACAGACTGCCGCAGAGGCAGCATGTACTAAGGCTGAAAAACAGGATAAGATCAAGGACTTACAAATAGAATGTGCTAATCTTGATTCTGTTGTTAGTAGAGCTAATACTTTAGCTGAAAAACTTGAAAACTTAGTAAAATGAAAGTTTTAGAAATAAAGAATCACCCAATAGACTTCTCTACCCTGACTGAATGTAAAAGTTTCAATGAGTGGGTCGACAGTGATATATCTAAAGCATTCTATCTCGGTTTCTTCCGAAATAAGTTTAAGGAGGAGATTGAGAAACTAAGATTCAGTGAGGATGGTAGTGGATTAGCTTTATTAAAGAGTATTGATGCTAATATCTTTGAAGCTAAGAGGTATAGTAAAGAACTTGCAAGGTTAATAGAGCCGTGGATTCATGGTTCTAACAAAACATTAGTAATATTAGATATGGTCAATGATGTGCTAGATAAGGTAGATCTGGATGCAGAGGAGGATATATTTAAGATTGCCTATGTTTTAGGAACTTATTGCGACTACTTATACAAACTATATACTCAAGGTGAATAAATATCTGATTTACACTGATGGTGCCTATTCAAATACTAGGAACCAGGGAGGAATTGGATTTATCATCTTAAAGGATGATAAAGAAGTAGCTAGATACTCTAGAATGTATAAGAATACAACAAACCAAAGGATGGAGCAAATGGCAGCTATAGTTGCCCTCGAATCTATTGCAACACCTTCAGAAGTTACCATAGTTTCTGATTCTCAGTATGTGGTCTGCACATATACTAAGAATTGGAAGAGAAAGGCGAATCTGGATTTGTGGAAGAGATTTGATGCAGCAATTGCTTTCCATACTAAGGTTGAATTTTCATGGGTTAAAGGGCATGAAAATGACCAGTACAATAAGATTTGTGATAAGCTAGCACAAGAAGCTAGTAGGACTATAGAGATTACTGATTAATATATTTGTAAATTCTTCTATATGAAATACAAGAAAATGGTAGCTAACTTAGAAGCAGCTAGGAGATGGTGGGATGCTCAACCTGAATCATTCAAGAAAGCAACTACACGTCCTGGCTCAGTTAAGTGCAAATCTGTTTGTGTAAAATAAAGTAACAGAAGTAGGGATGTAGGGTTGGTAGTGCCCATCATTTAAAGAGTTGCGAGCGGAGGTTAAACTATACTAAGCTGGTATAGCGTGGACAAGCGTGAAGGTTACAGAACTTACTGGATTCTTCCGTATAACCGCAGGGAGGCGTAAGCATTAATCTCGGAGAGTAGTATTCCAAGTCTGAAATGACGAGGGTTCCTATACGTCGCTCAATGTGATATTAAGTGTCGGAGCCAGTTATTGATAAGTTCCAATAGTACGAGAGGAGCCTGGAATTAAGATTGGAGGGTACGTGATACCCTTAGCTGTTAGTAGGAGAACAAAAGTCGGCTAATGTATACGTTAAGTCACTGCACATACGTTCAATGTCAATAACTACCCTTAGAGCATTTGGTGTAACAACACACCTACTTCTTTATGACCTCATAGCTCAATGATAGAGCTGCGGACTCTTAATCCGTCGATTAGGGTTTGAATCCCTATGGGGTCACCTAAGTCCATTATTTTTTGTTTGTGTATCACCACCTACTCGTGAGAGTGAGTGGTGTTTTTTATTTTGGTCTAGTAGCTCAGCTGAATAGAGCGTCTCTCTCCTAAAGAGAAGGTCACGGGTTTGAATCCCGTCTAGACCGCAGTTATTAACTTAAAACTAGTAGTATGTTTGGTTGGTTATTTAGCAAAAGTGAAAGTCCAGCTTCTATAGAAGAAACTCCTATAGTAGTTGAGCCTCCTGTTGAAGATTTAGCAGGAGAAGTTAAAACCTCAATGTATATAATCCTTAAGATGGAAGAGTATATAGAGGAGAATATGAAATTATCTACCATGCCTAGGGATAGGATGGAAGAGTTGGCTCAGGCGTATGACAAACTTAATTCAATAGGTTTACATAATTCTAAAAACGCTAGAATCCTCAAACAGAGAATAGATTCTATTAATGATTACAACAATCAAATTGATAATGCTCATAAAGTGTTACAATTTATAAAGGATCTGCGTGCTCATTTTGGTGAGAACGTTATTCTCATTGGAAGTAATCAGTTTAGAGATCTGTGTAATAAGTATAGCCTAAGTGTGGGAACCTTGGATCAATACACAGGAGTTATTCCCGATAAAAATTTGCAGGAGCTGTTAAATGCACAATCAAAGTTACAAACCTTTAAGTACTACCCATTTAATGGGTACAGCTGTCTCTACCAAGTATATTCTGTAGATGCAGGGTATGGGATTGCTAACGATGCTGCTGAAGCAGTACGTAATTGGTTTAACACCCATTCTAACTTAATAGGTACATCTGAAGAAGATCCTAGTTGTACCAGGATTGAATCAGAAAAGATCTTAGAGCCAGATCTTCAAAACTTATTAGGAGAATACGAATTTAGTGATTTTGTGGGATTTAATGGTAAACTGGTTAGCTGTAAACAGATGCTTATGGCGTGTCCAATGAATCAGTTACAACATCAAACTGTAGAACTAATTAGAGAGGTTGTAGATCCTATAGTTTTCCAGCCCTGCCCTTATGATATAATAATATATACCATGTGGGGAGAGGAATCTGAGGATGAAATCATTCAAGAATATAAACGCCTTAATAATCTTATAAACTTATGACAATAATCGAAGTTTTAAACAAGGCTGAGGCGATTTACATTAGCGAAGTTACCCGTGGTAAATATGTAGGTATGTGTTATTGCATAAAAGTAGCTGCATCACATGATGGAGGTCGTTCATATCCATCCTATAGTAGCATACTTGATAATATCCCTGAATTTAATCCATTCTCTTTACATGGTACAAAAATACCTATAACTCCAGGACTTGATTTCTGGTGGGATGTAGAATCAGTGGATAGTAGGGTAGATGCATTTGAAGCATTAAAGACCATATACACAGGTTCAAAAAAGGAATTTATTTATTAATCAACATGGGAATATTTGGAAAGATTAAAGGAGCAATAACTCCTGAACAAAAGCCTATAAGTGCTTTTGATGCTTACAGTATGACTAGGTATGGCATAATTTCAGACAAAGAAACTTTATGTAATACCTGTGTAGCGGAGATTAAGGCTTTAATGCAGTCTAAATCTATGCGTAATCTGTATAGCTTAACATTTGATTTGGATGAAAACTTACCCGAGCTTGGAGAGTATCTAGTAAATTACTACTCTGAACTTGGGTTTAATTGTTTTGTACTAGATGCTAGTATGGATAGTAGAATAGGATCTCCTATGCTTTATCTAAGCTGGCATAAGAAGGGAACACCATAAGAGATTAAACAAATAAGAAGAGATTATTTTGTGGTAAACTTTAACGTGTTTTACATGTTTAAAAAGATTTCAATTGCCCTTGGATTAGTAATACTCACTATGGGTTGTGTTAGTCTTGTAGGGTGGTTATGTAGTGCTGCTAGCTGGGTATTAAATATACTTGGTATATTTACTATTGTTGGCTATAGCAAACTAATAGATTATTTAATAAGAAAACATTTTAACAAAGAAAGTAATGAGTAGAGAGTCTAGTTATGGCATGGGGGCGTTAGCCGTTATTGCGTTAGTGGTGGTAGTATTTCTAAGTTGTTTCAGCATTGACAGAATTGATTCTGGACAAACTGGAGTCATGGTCAATCTGGCAGGTAATGATAGAGGAGTAGATGATGCAAAGATTGAGACAGGTTGGGTAGTATATAACCGTTTTACCAAACAGTTATTTGAATATCCTGCATATGCTCAGATCGTGGATTACCCTCCTTTTGAAATCCAGGACATGAAGGGTACTATTTTTACAGCAGATCCAACCATTGAGTATTACATAGAACGTGATAAGGCTAAAGATGTATTTCTGAGGTATAGAAAAGACATTGAGGCTTTAGAAAATACTGCAATACTCGCAGAGGTTAAGAATGCCTACAAGGACATATCTGGAATGTATGAAACAGACAGTCTCATTAATAATAGACCTCAATTTGAAAAGGAGGTTGAGGAATTACTAAGGACAAGACTCAGTGATAGGGGATTTACCTTTAGTAATATCCAATCATCCGTTATGCCTAACTCTGCACTGCAAACTGCAATTGATGAAAAGAATACTGCTGTGCAAAAGGCCTTAAAGGTTGAAAATGAAAAGAAAGCTGCTATTGCTGAAGCTGAGAAAGCTGTAGCTGCTGCGAAGGGTAAAGCTGATGCTAATAGGTTATTGGAACAATCCATTACGCCTGAACTATTGCAATTGAAAGCAATAGAGAAATGGGATGGTACGATGCCATTGTCAGTTGGTGGAGGTACTCTGCCCTTCTTGAATTTAAAATAACTCAGTATTAAAAACTTATTAAAATTATGGCAATTAACTTGCAAAAAGGTGGACGTATTGACCTTTCTAAGGAGTCCACAGCTAGTGTGTTTAGAATTGGTTTGGGCTGGGATGCAGCACAACCTGGTAAAGAATTTGACTTGGATGCTATGGCTATTCTGCTTGGTGCTGATGGTAAAGCTGTAAGTGACGATGCAATGGCTCTGTTTGGGCAGTTGGACGGTCCTGAAGCTATAGCTGCTACTGGTTGTATCCATCATTCAGGCGATAACCGTACTGGTGCAGGTGATGGTGATGATGAAACTATCACTATTGACACTGCTAAGGTTCCTGCCAATGTTCAGGAAATTGTAGTTCTTGTCAATATCCATGATGCCAAGAATCGTCAGCAGAACTTTGGTATGGTAAAGAATGCCAAGGTTAACCTGTATGAAGGTGCAGAAGGTAACAACGTTCTTGCCAAGTATGACCTGGAAGAAGATGCTTCTATGGATAGAGCATTGGTATTCTGCAGACTGTATCGCAAGGATGGAGCATGGAAGTTCCAAGCTGTGAACGAAGGTAAGGGTAACTATCAGAATGTGTTACTGTGTGACATTCTGTCCAGTTATGGTATCAACGCAGGTCCAAACAATCTGTAAGCTATGATAAATCTTAACAAAGACCTAGTAGCAGGAGGTCGTATCAACCTTAGTAAGGATGATAACGGCAATGCCCTTACTCGTATCTTCTTTGGTGCTAACTGGGGAATGATCAACAAGGGTGGTGGATTTTTGGGATTTGGTAGTAGTAAGGAGAAGGTTGACTTGGATAGTTCAGCGGTATGTCTGGATGAAAATAAGAGACCCATTGAAACTATATCTTATTACCATTTACGTGCTAACAACAACTCTATCTTCCATTCTGGTGATGATAGAGGTGGTGATGAATTTGATGATGGATGTGACAATGAAACTATTACGGTAGATTTACCTAATGTAGATTCTCGTGTTCATCATATTGTCTTTATTCTCAATAATTATACTCAACAGAAATTTGAAAAGCTCCCTTATATGGGCTTGAGAATTTATACTACTGCTAATGGTAAAATTTCCAGACGTATTAGTGATGAGGGAACTATCTTGGCACAAGTTAAGCTAGATCCTAAATCTGATAAGTATATTGGGAAAAAGGGAATTATTCTTGGCGAGGTGTATCGTCATAACGGTGAGTGGAAGTTCAAAACAATTGATGTTACCGGAACTTGGGGTTCAATTGGAGAAATCACTAGAGAACTTCCTTCCATTATCTAACAACTATTTAAAACTAAACTAAAATGGATTATCAAGAAGTATTAAAGCTCCGAGAGGAAATCTTTGCTGATGGTAAAGTAACCAAAGAGGAAGTTGAACTATTATGGAGCAAAAAGGATGAGCTTGAAGAGACATCTGCGGAATTTGGCAGTTTGTTTGCGGAGGCTGTAATGGCATGGCTGTTAGATGATGGTATTATTGATGAGGAAGAGGCTCAATATATCATCAATAAAATTACCGAGGATGATACAATCGATGATGCCGAATTGGAACTACTTTACAGCCTGAACGATGTATATCAATCAGGTCTGTTACTTCCTAAATGTCTATTAGAAGCATTCCCAGACTTCTTTACGGAAGACGAGGAAGAGGGGATAGAAGAGTAATTCTCTTCGTGTAATTTATAACGTATGTCGAGATTATGAATACAGTAGGATTAAGTGATAATGAAGTATTACAGAGTAGGAACCTTTATGGTTCTAACATACTAACTCCACCTAAAAGAGACCCCTGGTATATTCTTCTATTAGAGAAGTTCAAAGATCCTCTGATAGAGATCTTATGCGTTGCAGCTATAATTGCATTAATATTAGGTATAATCAAGCTAGAGTTTGAGGAACCTATAGGAATTATTCTTGCTATATGTTTAGCTGTAGGAATGGGATTTTTGAATGAGTGGAGTGCTGCCAAGAAGTTTGATATTATGAATCAAGTATCAGACGACATTCTTGTAAAGGTTAGGCGTAGTGGTCATGTAACCCAAATACCACGGAAGGATTTAGTTGTAGGAGACATAGTAATTCTAGAGTCAGGGGAAGAGATTCCCGCTGATATAAAAATACTTGAATCTCACAATCTAAGGATTAACGAGTCTGCCCTAACAGGGGAATCCAAGGCCGTTATTAAAATGTCTATAACTGAAGGAGAGAACAATGGTACATATCCTTCAGATATGGTACTTAGGGGAACTACAATTGAAGAGGGAACAGCGACAGGTGTAGTTACAGCAGTTGGTGATAAAACTGAAATTGGCAAAACTGCCAGACAAGCTGCTGAAATTACTGATGTTACAACCCCATTAAATAAGCAACTTAATGGTTTAGCTGAACTAATAAATAAGATTGCTTACGGCGCCGCAACCTTTCTAATTATCTCTTTATTAGTAAAGTATTTCTTTATTGAGAAGGGGTATATAGGACAAGACTGGATGCAAATAGCGAATGATATGCTATCATGTTTAATGATTGCAGTAGCATTGATTGTAGTAGCTGTACCAGAGGGTTTACCAATGGCAGTTACATTAGCTCTAGCATATTCAATGAAAAGAATGTCTAGGGCTAATAATCTAGTTCGTAAAATGCATGCATGTGAAACTCTTGGAGCAACTACATTAATATTGACTGATAAGACTGGGACACTTACTCAAAATAAAATGAAAGTGGTAGACTCTAATATTACTGATGATAGTTATTTAAAATATAACATCTTAGGTAATAGTACTGCTTTTATTGAAGGGGACAAGACTATTGGAAATCCTACAGAGGGTGCCTTAATAAGGCATCTTAATGTAAGCCAAGCAGGGGTTGATATTCTTAGGGAGGAATGCAAACCTGTCTATAGAGAGGAGTTCTCCAGTAAGTCCAAATACATGCTTACAGTCATTATGCGGGGTGATAGGTATATAGGTCTAATTAAAGGAGCACCAGAAGTAGTTGAAGGATTCTGTACTGAGGTACCACTCGATGTAGATGCTACAACTCAGCAGTATCGAGGCCGACGAGTAATTGGCTTTGCCTTTAAGGTTACTGACACTCTTGAAGATGCCGCTTCCCTTACAGGCTATAACTACAATGGTTATATGGCTATTGAAGATCCTATTAGACCTGATGTCCCTGAAGCAATTAGAGCTGCGAAGAAGGCAGGCATCAAAGTTAAAATCATCACTGGAGACAATCCAACTACAGCTATAGAGATAGCTAGGCAAGCAGGATTGAGTGATTCACCACAAGGAATGGCTGGTATTGATATGAGGAATAAGTCGAATCCATATGATTCGGTTACAGGTATTTCTACTATTGATGTCTTTGCCAGAACGAAACCTGAAGACAAGCAAACACTGGTTACAGAGTTTCAAGCTCTAGGTGAAGTGGTGGCTATGACCGGTGATGGTACTAACGACGCCCCAGCACTTAATCATGCTGAAGTGGGTATAGCCATGAATAATGGCACCGATGTGGCTAAAGAAGCTGCTGACATTATTCTACTCGACAATTCATTCCCCTCTATCATCTTGGGAGTAAAGTGGGGTAGAAGCTTGTATAAAAATATACAACACTTTATTCTATTCCAATTGACCATTAACGTAGTTGCTATATTAATTGCGTGCGTAGGTCCATTTATTGGAGTGAATTTACCCTTCACTGTAGTACAGATGTTATGGGTAAACTTAATCATGGATACATTTGCTGCACTGGCGTTAGCTACTGAGCCAGCTAACGATGCAGTTATGGAAGAAGCACCTAGAGATCCTAAGGCATTCATTATCACTAAGAACATGTGGTGGGAAATTTTAGGTAAAGGTCTCATATTCTTCTTATTCTTAACCTGGTTGCTTATAGGCGAAAAGGTTTCACTAAGCTACTTCTTTACAATATTTGTATTGTTGCAGTGGTGGAACTTATTTAATGCTAGAGTATTTGGGCAAAAGAGAAGTATCTTTGATGGCTTACTAAAGAATCCTGCATTTATAGGAATCTCTTTAGTTATTTTAGTAGGTCAATTCTTAATAGTGCAATTTGGTGGAGATATGTTCCGTACAGAACCTATTCCTCTAAATCATTGGGGTTTACTAATAGCAGGAACTTCAATAGTAGCTATATTTAGAGAATTGAAATATCAAATAAGCAAAATCTTTTGAGTATGGAATATTGGATATTATATCTTTGTGGTATAGCTGATCCTATTCATACGTTATTTAGAGTCTTTGGTATTATTGGAACTATAGTTGGTGTAATTAGTATACTTTTTAACATGTGTGCTAGTAGTCCCAACTGTGATAAATGCTACAGAACATGTATAGCTAGCATAGTATCCCATAATATGAAGGTTAAAGGAATTAAAGTTTTGAGCATTAGTATAACAATACTGTTGGTTTCATGTTTAATCCCTAGATCCAAAGACTGTTATGCTTTATTTGGCATAGGGACGATTCTTAATTACGTTAACAATAGTAACGAGGCTAAGAAGATTCCAGATAACGCATTGAAAGCAGTGAACCATTACTTGGAGTTATTAACTCCTAGTGACTCCATACAATAAAGAACTTGGGGTCAATGCTGGTTAAAATCAGTGTTGGCCCTATTTTTTTTAAGATGGATGGTATGTAACTGACTAGTAACTTTTAGTGAAAGGACTAAGTAAAGTTAAGGCATGGCTCGAAAGAATGAACTTTAACCAAATAGAGCAAGTGGGCGATACTAATTCAGAGTATTTCCAATTAGCTGGGTTTCCCATTACTATTAGGTTAGGAGATCATTTAGGTAGAGCTAATACAATTTCTGACAAATACATCAACCTATTACCTGGTGATAGTTCAGAGTCGTATGTTCTGGTTATAAATAAGACTACCAAAGTTGTTAAGTATAGAGAGTTACTCAAAGTAATAAGTGGCTTTATTTCTCTCTATTCAGTTCTTCCTGATTATATGAAGTTTAGATCTGATATGAAAAGGGAGTTTCAACAGAAGGAAGCTAGTTTAAATACAGAAATTAACAATTTGAGGACTAATATGAATGCATTTAAGTCTAAAATGAAAGACAAATTAAATGGATTCAGTCAGGCTTTGAAGAAAGTTAATAACGATATTGTAGTAGAAATGAGTAATCTATTATGAATATAATTAATAATATAATTGATTCCTGGAAGCATATACCTTATACTCTTAGACATTACAAAGCATTCCTTAAGACTGAGAAGAAGTATTTAAAGTCTTATAAATATAAGTTCCATGATTTAGACAAAGTACTAATGTACATTCTAATTCCTTGGGTAGGAACTAAACGTATTAAAGAAGTGCATAGGTTTTTCAACTCACACCATATCCAAAATTACAAGAATCCTCTTAATTGTAACTACGAGGAGGCAGCTATTGACTGGGAATGTTGTAGATTTACTAAACCTAATGAACCTATGAGTGCAAGGGAATATCTAGAATATAAGAGGGGAACCCTAGATTATTTACATTACTACAGAATGGATGAGGCTTTGAAACGATTAGGATTATAGGATGGTTATTCAAGAAACTGATTTTAGGATGATTCCTAGTGGTGTCAACACTCATTTCTGGGATTTAGAGCTATTACAGACGATAAAACCTAGAGGTGGTAAAGAGAGACAAGAGTTTAAAGAGGCAGGATATGGGATGTTATTTGAAACTTGTATAGAGAGAATCGCCCATTACCGTACCGTAAACAATTGCCCTGATGTGGTATCATTAAAGGAATATTTTGAAGATTACATTAAGCACATAAAGGAGCTTAAAGAACTATGTAAAGGATGCTAGCTATGGCTTTAGAAAATCAGGGTGTACCCAAACGTAAAAGAAAGGTGACTTCAACCAAAGTGATATATTGTACGAGGTGTGGTAAGAATACTACTCATAGTCTTTATAATACTGAAGAAGTAATCTACAGATGTGTCATCTGTGGTAGTTTAATTGAAAAGAAATAACATTGTTTATGCAAAAGAAAGTAGAATTAGACCCAGTTCATGTTCATAATGATGCAGAAATGGTATCATTAAAGTTGAGACAACCTCTAAAAGCTCGTAGGGATCCATCGGTATGGACTAAGACCGAGAAGGAGAGAAGACTGTGGAAACAACACCGCAGATTTCCTGTTCCAGACTCTAAATGGTCTGCCCCTACTAAGGTGTCAAGATTTGTAGGAAGACTGACTGTACATGTCCGTGGCTTAGATAAAACCACTTACAGTCATAAGTGCGTTGAAACTGATGTTCCTTACTTATTAAGTAAGTATCGCACTGATAAATCAATGATTATAAGAGCATTCTGGAATGGCAAAGAAATTGACCCAGAACGTTTACTCTTACAAGCAGTATAGGCTTACCGAGTGTTCTAAATTTCTGTATGAAGTATCTTTATACAAGATATGGAAAGACAGATCTGAATCAATTGACAGCCAGTTTTATGCTTCTGAGGTACCACTAAAGGTCAAAGAAGCTACTTTCGTTAAAATGAAAGATTACACATTGGCTAGGTTTGTAACTTGGCTAGGTGCACCCGCAGATTATTTAAAAAATAATTTTAAATTAATTACTGATGAGGGTAATAGACGCAAACGGAAACCCAGAACAAAAACAAACTAGTCAAGGTACTAAGACAGTAGGTGCACCATCTACTATGACTTATACCGAGAGGACTATTGATACTACTAGACGTAAGTGCACTTTGTCTAGTGTAATGATTGAAATGTTAGTCAAGCAAATGTCTGCTGAATTGGCTAACCACTCATTATACAGGACATTTGCTAATTACTTTGATGTAGAGGGGTTGCCTAAGTTAGCAACTTATTGGTTGGGAAGGGCTGCTGAGGAATATCTGCATCATGAGTGGATCTATAAATATTTAACTACTAATGATGCTTTGTTTCAATATCCACCAGTCCCCCCAATCAGTGTGGACATTACTGATAGGGTAATGCCTTTCGCTGCAACTGTGGATAGGGAGATTGAAACCACTATGGGCATTAACAAAATTGTGGATCAAGCACAAAAAGAAGGTGATTGGGCTACATTCCAGTGGTTGAATGGAGAGGATGAGGAAGAAGGTAGACTTGTTAAAGAGCAGGTAGAAGAAGAATCTATCTCTAGAACCATACTAGACATGGCTAGAGAAGAGGGATCTTGGCTTCGTAAGCAGTCTACTATATTGGCCTTCTATCGTAATCCAGAAAGCCTACAGCCTTCAAGAAAGGCATAGCTAGATTATACAACTATAGAGATCTTCTTGAAAAATTTTTAATTCTTATTAGAATGATTAGAGCAGAATTTATTACAGGTTCATTTGTTGACTATATAGGCTTAGAAAGGCAATTCGTATTGGCTGCAGCTAGTATTCATGGAGAGTCCGACTTATATGTAGAAGAGAACTTAGAATGTATTGATACCGGTGACAAGGTATTATCTCTAGGTATTTCGGTTTGCAGAGCTGGTGACGAGTTTAACGTAGAACTTGGCAAGAAAATTGCATTGGGTAAGGCAATTAAACGCCGTAATCATGCAATGTATGCAACAGATGCAGGATTAATCAATGATACGGTGGTGAAGGCCTTACTTCAACAAGAGGCGGAGTATTTTAAAGTTAATCCTGGCCGTTATATCACTGGATATGACAAAGATGCTGCAAGATATAAGAAGGGAAAGGAACTATGTGAGTATATTCAAAGTCTCTCTGGGGACGCAAAAGGTGCTTTTAACTTCTTAACGGAAGCCCCGAATGATGACATTGAGAAACTTCTTGATGCCGCTAATTACATGAATGAGAAGGGGTGAAAAAACTCCTCTGGGCAATACTAATTATAATGGCAGTGGCCATTATTATATGGCGCCCTAAACATGAAGAAAACATAACACCTAACTATCAGGAGTTAATTCACAGGATTGATTCCTTGGATAGTCAACTGAATTTATTAAAACTTGAAAGGGATTCTTTATATAACGTGATAGATTCCTCGGTTGCTAAGGTGGAAGTAATAGAGCATTGGTATGAAAAGGAGCTTATTGATGTTACTCATCAGTCTATTGCCGATGATGTGGTGTTCTTCACAGAATACCTATCCGAAGCTAGTAAGTGATTCACTGATCGCTATAACTCCACAACAGCTCAAAGCCACAAACTTGATATTCTTAGAACATAAGAGGTATAAGTTAGAAATACCAGAGCTTAACAAGCAAATTACTTCTTATAGAGGTTTAGTCAACTCCTACATGGAGTCTGATTCTGTCAAATCAGAGCAGATACTTTGGCTTAATAGTTATATTACTGAAGTAAATAAGACTGTAGAGTTAAAGAGTAGGGAGATTGATAAACTTAGTTCTAGGAATAGACTCTATAAGGGATTAACAATATGTGGATTTACTGTTAGTGTGGTGTTAGTAATTGCATTGTTATGTAATTAAATTTTAATAATAGATAATTTTATAAAATCAAAAGTATGAACTTTACAGACATCTTTAAAGGGAGTTACCTAGTGGCTCTTATAGGTGCAGTTATTGTCTGTGCAGTATTAACTCTATTTGGTGTACCCGCAATTGCTGTATACGTAGTAATGTTTGCGTTAGGTTGCAACAACAAGAATTTTGCTGAATGGATAGAAGATAAGGTCTTAAGTAAACTAAGAGACCTATTTCAATAACATGTTATCTGAATTAGTTAAGTTGGCAAGTGACCTTTAGGGTGTTACTTACTAAAATGGCAAAACAAATCGACTCTACTTCTTTCGATCGAGATAAGGATGGAGTTAAATTCCAACATCCAGAGAGAACATGTAAGGAATGTTTGAAATACCCATGCTTCCGAGGTCAAGAATCTCGTAGGTGTGATTATGCCAAATATGGATGTAAGAAGTATAAAGATGAATAACGTTTAAGTAATACACTGAGATGGCATTATACAATATTTATACAGGACACAAGGGTAAATTAAATTACGAAATAACAGAAGAATTTAGTAATGCGCTAGAGGCAGATCTATATGCTCAGGAAATAGCTGAAACGGATGCTCGTGAATTTGGGTATCCTATTAGTGATTGTTATTGGTTAGCTGTAGAAACTGAATCAGATAATATCCCTTATGATCAACGTGTTGGATTAATGTACATATAATGGGAGTCATTCATGCCAAGTTACTTGCCTATAGGGAGGACGTAGGTGATTACATCATCTATGCTTTTGAAAACTTAACGGACGGGACTTATGAAATATGTACCCGATTGCCTAGATGGGAATCTCCGATTCTTAAAGTGGGTGATATCGGGTTTCTAAAGTATAAGGAGGTTGTAGCTGGTGAGGATACTTGGTATGACTGGACTACCGGTCGTCATGTGCCTTACAAACAACCAGGAGTATACTTTATAGACTTCGTTTGTGAGAAACCAGTTGAAGATTTAACATTATAAACAGATGAAACAGAATAATAGAAGAGATTATTTTATATAAAAGAAGAAATATAAAATGACAATATGATTAAAGAAAAATTGGCTGCTGCTATCGCTAAAAAGAATAATGACATCACTACCTTCGTATGGAAGGGTCGCAAGGTTGAAGTAAATGGACAACTCGTACAAGAGGAGAAAAGACTTGTTGATTGTTCAGAGAATGAGCTAAGAGGCTTCTATAACCATTGTGAGTCTATGCTTCATAATGACAGTAAGGAATACCCTGGAAGGTATGTCTTAATGAACATCATTGAGGATCAGAGAAGGAGATGTAACACAGAACTATTCTTACGTTGGCTAGAACAAGATAGGGGCATTCCAAGATTTACGTTCCTTGCTTCCTTAAGAGCATTCTTAGATAACAATAAGGGCTTAGATACCAAGGAGGCAACAATTTCAGAAGTACTAATAGGGGAGTGTCCAGTGGAGTTTGCCAAAGTTCCAGTGGATATGGTACTCGAAGGTTGCTTGGATAAACTAGGTAAGTTTAACAAACAACATATTACCCTAACATTTATCCTAAAACAGGGCTTGTGGTTTACACAACAAGAGTCCAAGGATTTAACTGAGAAAACTCCTAATGGAGAATTTCGTGAGAAGGCAGAAGTTGCCAAAGAAAGACTAGGACTGAAACCAACTGTAAATTTGTATATGACTCCAAAAGGATTGTCATTTACTCAGTTACGTGCTATGGTAAATTTGAAGAGCAAGAAATACTCTGAACTTACCACTGCTCAATTAGAGACATTGAGGAATAGAATATTATATTCTTTGGAAGACGATGTTAAATTCCATGCTAATCAATGGGAGACCCGCAAGAACCAGATCAAGATGGTTTGTGAGTCTAAGGGATATACTCTTTAAGGTTAGCTCATTCTACTCACCTGAGTACTATGCATTACTGTTAAGTTATATAACTACTATTTAGTTTGAGTAAACTTAGGGATTTATTAGTAGTATATGGCAGACTTATTTGGTAATCTAAGTAGAACAGAACGTCAAGAACAAGGGGTTCAGAAATGGGTAGATAATAAGTTATGTGGGACACTTAACTGGGCAACAGGTGTTGGTAAAACTAGGGGAGGTATGATGGCTATATCAAGATTCCTAAAGAAGAATCCTAACAGGTCTGTCATTATTGTAGTTCCTAGCGAGCCGGTAAAAGAACAGTGGAATAAGGAACTGATTGAATGGAACCTATTCCAACAGTGTTCAGTAAAGACTATGAATGACACATCTATAAATGAATACACATGCAGTCTATTAGTTATAGATGAAATTCATAAAATAGGGGCACCTACATTGCTGAATATATTTAAAAACATCCGATATACAGTGATTCTCGGTTTAACTGCCACGTTTCACAGACTGGATGGTAAAGATGAAATTATCCGTAAGCATTGTCCTATCGTAGATATAATACCTATTGATGAGGCTATAACAAACGGATGGCTCTCTGATTATAGAGAGTATGAGGTTCTAATAGAACCCAATGATATTGAAGTTTATAAAGAGATAAATAGGGAGTTTTACCAACATTTCTCATATTTTAATAATGATTTTCAGCTAGCTATGAACTGTGTCAAGGACTGGAAGCTTAGATCATCCTTAGCATCTGAGAAATGTAAAGCCAATCCAAACATGGAATTTAAGGATGTCAATAAGCAAATCCTTGTTCATGCTATGGGATTTAGTAGAACCCTACAAGCTCGAAAGAAATATATATATACCCATCCCAGGAAAATTGAACTAACTAATCTTATATTGGAACATAGAAAGGATAAAAAATGTATCACCTTCAGTGCTTATGTTTCCATGGCTGAGAAAATCAAGTATGGTTCGGTATATTCAGGTAAAGATACTGTTAAGAAGGGTAGGATGACATTATCTGAATTTATACAAGCTGACGGGGGGGTATTGAACACTGTTATGAAGTTAAACGAAGGTTTTAACTGTCCCGACATTAGTGTCTCAGTCATACTGGGGTTTAATAGTAGTAGTACTGCTAAAACACAACGGATTGGCAGAGTTATTAGGCACAAGGAGGGGAAAGTATCAGAAGTATTTACTTTAGTTCTTAAGGGAACCGTAGAGGAAGAATGGTATCGGAGAAGCTCCTCTGGGGGGAAGTATATTACTATTGGTGAGGATGATCTTCTAAACGTACTGGAGGGTAAAGAAGTTATTCCTAAGAAGAAAAAGCAAACTAAAATGATATTTAGATTCTAATGTTTGAGGTGACTTATTACGATATTTCATCCAGAAGTGCAACATCTTCTTCTATTACGAAGACGGCAGATGCCATAGAAGTATTGAAATATTTAGAGAAAGCACAGGATAAGCGTATTATTATAGCTTCTCTTACATTTGGGGGCAAGCGTTTAGATGTTAGCACACTATGTTTATCCCTACAATTTAAGTAGATCCATTTGGTAATTCGAGAGATTTCTACTATCTTTGTACTCTTAACATCTTAGTAAGATGACAACAGAAAGAATGTTAGAACTCATTATACTTAACAAATTCATGGACAGATATAACAATATGCCTCCACAAGCTAAAGCACTTATTTGTGAGAAAATTTGTATATCTAAGGTGGATGAGAGAATACTTATGTTAGGAGAAGAGTTCTTAGCCCCATATGTAATTGATAACACTTCGAGAGAAGGATAAAACGTTTACAGTTAGTAGATTGTTAGTTATTGGCTAATGATTTATTTAATTGGAAAAATTAAGTTTAACGATTGGTAATCAATTAACAATGATGGAGAAATACAGGCTTACAGCAGAAGAAGTCTTGTTAATTGAATTATTATTTTTAGCAAGTATTGAAGAAGGGCATAAGGAATATCTAGTTAAATATTTTACAATGCCTATAACTAGAACCAATCTTAGGGATCTTTTAGTTAGTCTTCAAGAAAAGGGAATTATTACTAAACAGTATAAGATTCCGGATAAGGGTCAAAAGTTTGATCCTGAGAGTGTCATATTTAATCAGAACTTCCTTAATAACTATAGGAAATTCAGTGGAGATCTAGGAGCAGAGTTCCTGATGACCTATCCTCATAATGGTATTATTAATGGTGTAGAGGTTCCACTCAATAACTGGGCTAAGAAGTTCAGTACAGAAGAGGAATTTTATTATGCCTATGGTAAGTCTATAGGTTGGAAGCTAGACAAACACAATGAGGTTCTTGAATTAGTTAAGTGGGCGAAGGATAATAATTGTAATCTACTTAATATGAATGTAGCTGATTTTGCTGTTAGTAAGATTTGGCAAAACATAGCAGAACTCAAGAATGGAGATGGGCTTATGAGGTTTGATACTATTACTTCTATTTGATGGGTAAATATACAAAGAGGCTTAAAAGCCTAATTGATAAAGGAAGAGCTGGGGAGAATCATGCATTGACAATGGGGCTTCCTAAACTGGAGAGATTTGTCGATGGTGTAGCACAGGAAACATATTATTTAATAGCTGGAGGTACTGGTTCTGGTAAAACTTCCTTTGCACTACACTCATTTATCTATAAACCTTTAATGGAGAACATTGACAATCCAAACTTTCATATTATATATTTTAGTTTAGAAATGACTGCTGAGCAATTACTTGGTAAAATTCTTTCTATTTATATATATGAAACATTTGGTGTAGAGTTATCCTTTAAGGAGTTATTATCTAGGAGTAAGGACATTACTTTGTCAGATGAGAACTATGAACTAGTGTGTAACTCGTTAGATATGCTTGATAAGATCGAATCTCATATGATAATATATGACAAACCACTAAATAACCAGCGAATGTGTGAGTTCATAATTGAAACTCTTAAACAGTTTGGTGAATTTGATGGAGATACATATACATTACACAATCCAAATCATATTATTTTAGTAGCTTTAGACCATATTGGTTTAGCTAGACCTTCTATTGGTAACACTAAAAAGGATGAGATGGATGCCATGTCTTCTTCCTTAGTATCATTCAGGAATAAGTGCAAAGTCAGCCCTGTGGTAGTAATGCAGGTAAATAGAGGTGCTTCTAATGTCGAGAGGCGTAAGTTGAACTTCCAAGAATTACAGTTAGATGATTTGAAGGGTTCTGGCAATCCTTCTGAGGATGCTAACATCGTAATTGCCCTGTTTTATCCGTTTAGGGAGAAGATGTCTACATATAGAGGATATGACATTACTAAGTTAGGTGAAAATTTTAGAAGTGCAGTAGTTCTGAAAAATAGATGGGGTGCAGCTGATATTGCTGTAGGTTTAGGGTTTTATGGTAAAACTGGTTTATTTAAAGAATTACCTATTGCATCTAAAATTATTGACTATGATAAGTACAGTACACCAAATTGGTGCGTTTCAACATTAGATTTACAATGTACTGAAGAGATCGAACCAGAAATAATAGATTCAAGTGAGAAAATGACTTTAGTTCTATAATTAATGGCTGCAGAAACAATAGCGATCGTTGGTGAAAGTGGTACTGGGAAAAGTACTAGTTTGAGAAATTTAAACCCAGATGAGACCTTTTTAATCTCTACTACGGGCAAACCTTTACCTTTTAAAGGGTACAAAAGGAAGTATAAGGAGATTAAGAAAGAGGGGTCCGAATGGGTGGGCAATTATTACGTTAGTTCCAAATATGATAAAATTATAAACATCTTGAAGATTGTAAACTTGAAGATGCCACATATCAAACAAGTAATAATTGATGATTGGCAGTATATGTTGAGTTATGAATTTGTAGACAGGGCAACAGAAGTGGGATTTACTAAGTTTACTGAATTAGCCCAACATGCTATGGAGGTTCTCAGGTACTCAGAGCAAATGAGGGAATCCTGCAAAATGATCTTCTTGACCCATTCCGAAAACGTTGGTGACGCAATCAACCCTAAATATACAATCAAAACTATTGGTAAGTTGTTGGCTGAGAAAGTAACCCTAGAGGGTCTATTTACTTATGTATTCTTTACCAAAGTATCAGAAGGGGAATCTGGTAGAATGGATTATAAATTCCTTACTAATACTGATGGAGAGTGTGTAGCTAAAACTCCAATGGGAATGTTTGAAGAGTTGTTAATTGACAATGATTTGAATGAGATTATACGGGTAATTGATGAGTATAACAACGATGAAGAATGATTATTAAGATGATGATTACCTTTGACTATAATCCTGATACCAAGGAATGTGTTCTCCTAAAACAGGAACAGGTCAAGGAAAAATCTCCCAAGACTACAAGTAAGGCTGAGGCAGCGGAAGAATCTGCTGAACCTCAGATTACATTAGAGTCAAATAAATACGTGCTTAACAAAGCTGCTGCTGAACTTATGGGAGTCCAGTGGGAAGACCGATTAGATATTAAATACCAAAAAGTAGATAAATTAACATTCCCTATTATTGGAACTGATACAGCTTGGAAAACTAAGTCTGGTAACAAGCTTACCAAGAGTTTAACAGTATGTTGCAGGGGTAATGCTAATGAAATGTTGTCTAAATATGGCGATACATTTACCGTAACTCCCTGGAAGGGCCATAATAACTTATTTGTCCTCGTGGGTAACAAGGACAGGGCAGAGGAACCGGTAGTAGAGGATAGTAATATACAGATTAAAGAGGATGAAAATCCAGTAGAAGATTTACCATTAGATACTGAATTAGATGATGAAGAAGCGTACAAGATTGACGATTTAACATTTGAACTCTAAAATCTTTATATATTATGGCAGGAATGACATTTAACTTAGGTGGAACTAAAGGTACAGCAATTGTAAGACTAAAACCTTGGAATATTTATAACGTAGTGTTTAAGGGTATTGATTATACCTCTGGCACCAATAAGGAAGGAAATCCTTGGCAGGGTATGAAAATCAAATTCTCTAGTGAGGAAGGTGTTTTTGAACCTGTAATTTTCTGTCCAGGTGAGAAGGGTGATGAGAGATTGTCAGGGGAAACTAACGGTAAGAAGTGGGAATTACCTTCTAACCTTGAATCCTTGAAATTTACTATTGCTCACTTATTAGATAGCTTGTGTCCAGAAAATGTAGAGAAGTTTAACAAGGTATCTTGGACTTTACCTGATGAGTTTAACAAATTGGTGGAGTTACTTAATAAGGCTCTATCTAAGGCTGTAAACAAGTCAACTAAGTTGAAATTAATTGGTAATAGTAAGGGATATGCTTCCTTACCCAACTTTGTTTCAATTAATAAAGAAGGTGAAGCGTACATCTCTAACAACTGGCTAGGTGATAACGTGGCTTTCTCAGATTATGAAATGAAACAAATGGAAAGACAAAAGAATGCTAAGCCAACCTCAGCTCCAGAAGAGCCAACTGATTCTGTAAGTGAATCAGCAGGTAATGAGGACTTGGATTTTGAAGTCTAACATATAATTAGTAAGTTTGTAGTTCTGAAATAAACATATAAATTAATATGGAATTAAACTTTGGACCTACAATTACTAAGCAATACCTGTTAGACAGAGCATCTCAAGAAACATATTTAGAATATTATTTAGGCATCCCCGTTAAAAAGGGTTTGTTTAAATCACCTCTAAGAGCAGATAATAGTCCAACTTGTGCCTTTTATAGGAATAAATCAGGCGACATTATCTTTAAGGATTTTAGTGGAGCATTTTATGGCAATTTTATTAGTGTAGTCATGTACAAGTATGGCTTAACTTATTATAAAGCATTAAGAATGATTGCTAATGATTTCGGCTACATTAAACATCCCACGCTTATTAAAAACCCAAAACCTGTTACTGTTAGTACAAGTGATTTCAAGGAATCTAAGGAGGCTAACATACAGGTTGAAATTCAGGATTTCACGGAAGATGAACTGAATTGGTGGTTGAAATTTGGTATTACGGAGAAGATTCTTAAAAAGTTTAAGGTCTTCTCCTGTAAGACCGTATTTTTAAATGGTAACTTCTTTAGGAGTTCCACTAAAAGTAGTCCTATATTCGGATATTATAGAGGTAAAACTGAAGATGGCACCGAATTATGGAGAATATATTTTCCAAAGCATAAGAAGAATGATATAAGGTTTCTCTCGAATTGGAAATCTATACTTCTACAAGGCAGCAAGCAGTTGCCTAAAGAGGATGATGTCTTAGTAATCACTAAAAGTATGAAAGATGTAATGACTTTGTATTCATTAGGAATCACTGCCATTGCTCCTAATTCGGAGAACCTATTCTTAACTGAAAATCAATATTTGAAGCTAAGGGGTAGATTTAAGAGAATGGTTGTATTTTATGATAACGACTTACCTGGTATTAGAAATATGAACAAGATTAGGAAAAAATTTCCTGATGTTGAGTGTATGTGGATACCAAGAAAGTATAATGCTAAGGACATATCAGATTTTCATTTATTATACGGTAGGGAAGCAACCCTTGAATTAATCAATTATGCCAGAAGTAGAGGAAAAGCCAAAAAGGAAGCGTAATGGAGCCTATGCTAGACGCAAGGGTAACAATTATGAACTAAAGATTATTAAGGAGTTAATAGAATTGGGCTATGAGGGCCTTAAATCAGCTAGATCAGAATCCAAAAATCTGGATAATGATAAAATTGATATAGCTGAGACTGTAGACCACCTACCATGCTATATACAGTGTAAATGCACTAAGAATACTCCTTCTATATCTGAAATAATTAAAACATGTCCACGCAAGGACAGGCCACTTGTAATTATTTGGAACAAACAAATCGATAAAGAAGTCAACATGGCTTCAGATGGGCAATATGTTATGATGTCCAAAGAATTTTTTTATGATTTAATAAGGAAGAATTAGATATGAATGTATTAGTTATACCAGTACAATCTGTTAGTGATGTAATTACTAATAGTTCCTCTGAGGTTTTTATCTTAGACACAGGAAAGACATGTGAGGAAGTTAATAATGTCCTCAAAGGATTTACTTCAGGATTTAGATATCCAGAAGTCTTCTCGTTAAAAGATTACCGGGAATGGAGAAAGAAACTCCGCAGTGGTGAACTTGAAGAAAGCTGGGATTATCCTGGAACTATATTTGATATAGCCGATGGGTGGTTTAGGGATCCGGAAAATGAGGAAGATGTTTTAGAATTGAGAATAGACTTCCTATTTGACCCATTTGAGACCCATGACTATGGTGATGGTTTTATAGCCCATAGCTACAGTAGTAGGTATAAGGAGCCTATTCAGGATGCCTTTATTGATTTTCTAAATGACAACTGGGACAGAGTTGGTGAAGCTATAAATCGTGTCCTTGGTGAAGTAGATGAGGATGAAACAGATAACATTGACTGGGGGACTCTACGTAAATATAACCACTGGTTTGAGGATGCTCTGCAGGATATTTCTAAGGAATTCTTAAAGAACTACAACGGACCTAAACCTACAGTGTGGGAGGTTAGTAAAAATGAGGATGTGAGAAGGCTAGATGGTAAGATATTGGTTGTAAGTAACGATGATAACAGTATCCCTTATGATACTTGGGATAAGATTAATAGTTTATTTAATGGTTGGAATGTGCATTTAGGATGATATTTAAACTGCAATCTTTAAACGATGTAGTAACTAACAGTAGTATGGAAGTCTATCAAGAGGCTACACAATACACTGTTGATGCTATAAAAGATATTATTAATGTAATTTTAAAGATTAGTGGTTCAGATAAGTCCTGTGACGACTTATTCACCGTTAGTATTAACTATGAGGATATGCTTGAGTCATATTTCGAAGACATCCTTGATAAGTCCGATATTGATGAGGAATATCTAGGTATGATTGAAGAAATCAGAAGTCGTAAAGATGACTCTGGACGGTTTATCAGTGATTCTGAAGCATATGCTGAATTAGTTAAGACTGGTTTAGTGGGTGATGTAGTACCTACCATTGAGGAATATGTTAGGAACTTTGATAGTGATTGGAGATATCCAACTACTGAGGTGTCTATAATTCCTAAGGGTGAAGCAGAGCGTTCTGACATTGCCATACTAAACAAAATAAATGACTTATTCTGTGTCGAAGCGTGCTACAACTAAGTACTACTTAATACCAATTCAGTCATTCTCCGACATTATAACTAATAGTTCTTCTGAAACTTATATCGTTGATACTTCCTATACTGCCAAAGCACTAGAAGAGGTATTAGAGGGAATACACAAGAAATATGAGGGCGAAGAGTTCTATTCTGGAGAATGCTGTGGTATTGAAGTAAGCGATTATAAGGAATATTGTAGAGAAGCCTATATGTGGGAAGAATGTGATGAGAATGGAACTCCATTTACATCTAAGGAAGACTATATAGCATGGGTGTTCGAAGTTCCTTTAAGTATTGCTAAAGAGTGTCTAGTTGTTAGGGTTGATTATGGCTATAGCTATGTAGATGAATTTTTAAATAAGAATTTCAAATGTATAGCATCTGACCATGAAAGAATTAAAGTCCCAGACGGGTGTATTATTAAGTATTAATATCCAGTCATTCTCTGATGTAATTACTAATAGCTCTTCGGAGATATTCTGTACTATTACAGGAGACGATTTGGATGCTATTTACCAGCTTTTAAAACCACTATTCCCATCAGTGTATGGTTATTCCGATATGGAACCTACACTACATATGGAAGGTAATGTTGTAACATTATGGCTTCCTTATGGCGAAGCACCAACAGAGTTCTATAAAGCAGGTCTAGAAGCAATACTTGATAAGCACTTTAAAGATAATTATATAATAGAGTACGAATGAAAGATTGGACAAGCTGGGGAACTAAGGTAAGAGAGTTTCCTGCATACAATTATAAGGCTATATGGGGTAATCTAAAGACTATTCGAGTAGGTACTGGAGTAGCTAAGGAGTTACCTCCTGATATGGCTGAATTTTATGATGTTGGTATTAATACTGTATGTAATGCTGAATGTGATTTCTGTTATGTATCAGCAGGACATGGTGGTATTAACTATCCTGACATATGTGAAACATGGGAGAAATGGATGCACATATATGAATCTAAAATGGAAGATGGCGTATTATATACTAGTAAGCCATTTCAGATTGCTATTGGTTCAACTGGTGAACCTACTATGCATCCAGACTTCTGTAAGTTCCTCGAAACAGTATATAATACTGGAGTAGTACCTAATTACACCACTAATGGTCTTATATTAGCTAGAGACAATGTTAAGGGAGGAGAAATCCTTGCCTATACTAAGGAATATGTTGGTGGAGTTGCAGTTAGCTTGGGTAATCCAAGTATCAGACTCCAAGCACATAGAGCTATTAATAAGCTATTAACGTGGGGTAATACTAATGTAAATGTTCATCATATTATATCTGATAAAGTATCTGTAGATGAATTCTATGATACTGTACTTAGGTATGGTAATAGCATTTACTATCATGTATTGTTGCCTTTAATGCCTTCTGGAAGAAGTAGTAAGGGTATTGAGCCTGGTGTGTTTGAATATTTAGAGGATGTAATTCAAGAACATGATATAAAGAATGCAGCGTTTGGTGCACACTTTGTAGAATACTTGAAAACCTCTAAGATCAAGACACATCTCTATCCACCTGAATCGTTAAGTAAGAATGTTATTCTTACTAAGGATAAGGTACAAATTACTCCAAGTTCCTTCAATCTTAATCCTATAATGACTATTAATTTATGAGTCTACCTATTGATTGGGAACTATTAGGGTATGTGAAAGGGTTATTTTCATTTAGTACAGATAGAATACAATCCATCTCTAGGGAGGATGGTAAGCTATTTATTGCTACTGACGATGATAGACGCTTTATACTGAAACTAGTCGAAATTGGTCCAGTTATGGAGAAGTTTAATAATAATATAGGTGAGCATCAAACACTCTTCTATATTAATCCAGAAACTAAAGAACTAGTGTTTAGGAGTAAGACTGCATATGAATCAGAGAAAGAAGCTATTCATGCTGCTATGGTTATTAATGTGCAGGATAAAACTATTCATAAAAGACAGGCTTATAAGTGTAGCGTGTGTCATAAGTGGCACGTAGGTAGAGGGAAAACCATACTCACAGATGAAGACAAAAGGAAACTTAAAATTAAGCATAACATTCAATGACAACTTATCTACTCCCTTGTTGCGGGAATAGTCATTGCTGGATTGAGAAAGTACGTGCTAGGAATTTCTCCGATGCTCAGCAGAAGTTTATTAATGCTTTCACAGAAGATTACGAGGATATTGATATTCCTTCTGATTGGGAGGATTTAATCAAGATTCTAAACACTCAAGCAGATATAATAATTGGTGATATATATGATATAGAGGAGTTCTAGTCATATACAATAAGTAAAACATGAGAATTGGACTAGATATAGACGATTGCTTGGCAGACTTTTGGGGGGCATATTGCAAATATTTTGATGTAAAGAACAACCCTAAAATGCTTCAAGACCACATTATTACGCGTAATGTTCAACAAGTATTAAGCAAGGACAGGGACTTCTGGTTACAACTAGAAGTAATTAATTTTCCAGACTTTATTCCAGAACTATATTGTACTAAAAGAGTCAATAATAAGGCATGGACTAGAGAATGGTTAAGAATAAATGGATTCCCTGACCGACCTATATACCAAATGGTTTATCAGCATGGAAACAAAGCTGACATGATCAGAGGTAGAGTTGATGTATTCATCGACGATTCACTTAGCAATGTTTTAAAATGTAATAAGTCTGGGGTTCCAGCCTTACTGTATCATACAGAGAGGACTAAGGACTTCCCAATGTATAAGGTATATTCTCTCGATAAAGATAGTATATTAGAGGCATACACGTTTATGCGTCAGTATGCATAAGAATATAAGGCTTATCCCATTATTTGACACTGTTCAGTTTATCAGAATGAGTGATGAAGAGTACTTTAGTAGTAAGTGGAGTGGATATATTAGCAATTCTCTACTATCACTAATAAACCCCGAACAGGGAGGTTCTCCTAAGATGTATGAAGAGGGTTTAAGGGAGCATTCTAAGTACTCAGATTCTCTTATATTTGGTAGTGCAGTTCACGAGTTGGTACTACAACCTGATGACTTTATATTAGTTGACAATGTTAACAGGCCTACTGCTAAAATGGGGGCTATGGCAGATGAGTTATATAAGGCGTTCCTTAATGATGGAGTATCTGACAAAGATATTATAGCTGCATCTGACAAAGTCGATTACTATAAAGGTAAGATGGATGAGACTAAGATTGAGAACGTTAGAGATAAATGCATGAACTATTGGCAAGATAGACAAGATTGGGAATCCAGACATGCTACTTCCAATAAGGAACCAATTTATCTTGACCCTAAGTCTAGGGAGAAATTACAGCTCTGCTTATCTGCAATTGAAGCAAATAAGGAGTTACAAGGACTACTACATCCAGAGGGAGTATTCAGTACTCCTATTGTTATTAACGAGGGTGCTCTATTTATGGATGTTAAAGCCGAGGATGGAAATAATGAAACTATCCTTAAATTAAAGGGTAAGTTGGATAACTTTACCATAGATACTGATACTAATGAAGTAGTTCTTAATGACTTAAAGACTACTGGTCATTGGTTATGTAATTTTAACGACTCATTTGAGAAGTATCACTATGCAAGACAAATGGCTATGTATAGTTTCATGCTTCAGTCTTATGTAAAGACTAAGTTTGGAATTGATGATTTTAGCCAGTCCGTGAATATGTTATTGTCATGTACCGTTCCAGATTATAGATCTGGAATATTCAAAGTGACTAATAAGCAAATTCACAGAGGACTCTTAGAGTTTAAAGACTTGCTACAACGTGTTGCTTATTTTACTATGTATGGATCTAATGGAAGCATGGAATCCAACGTATGACGAGTTAGAGGATTATTATAGTAAGTATTTTAGCCTAGGACATTTATCATGTGATATTGGGAGCAAGTTTGCTCTTGTATCTCTGATATGTTTCCTTACTAAACAAGCTAGAGTTAAAAACCCGGATGCAACCTGTTACCAAGTAATAATGAAAATTATTGACGGAGAGGAATCTTCACATGATATGACTTTTATAAGAGGTTTATCTATAGTCTGTACAGACATAATGAAGAATTGCAACGAATACCTAACATTTGACATGAAATCCTCTAAAGAGATGGTTAAGAAGATCAAAGATATTTTACATACCTGGTTACCATTTTGATATGACAAGACAAGAAGCTAATAAGGAAATTTTGGAAATATTAGGTAGGATGGCTGAAATGTATCCTGATCTAAGATTTCAGCAGGTGCTCTACATATCAGAAGTTAGTAATTATGGAGGTGAGGATAAATTTTATGAAGAAAGTGAATCAACCTTGGACTTGCTTAAATATGCACTAAGGCACAGACCCGATCTAATAGGTTCGGATAGATAATAAATTTTTAACATTTATTTACTATAGCCTCACTTGTCTACCTCACCAGAATATAGTATCTTTGTATCACTTTCCTGCAAGGGAAACACGTAGATTAAAATCATAATTTTAGATTATTTAATACTAGAACTACTTGGCGAAATAAAACTAATGTAGTATCTTTGTATCATCAAACTAAAGAGATATAATACGTATGAAATAATGTTTAAATTTGATTTTATTATGCAAGCAATGAATTTTAAGAGAGTAGAAGTAAAAGGTTTTACTAAACAAGAAGCTATCGATCAAGCACCTTTCCAAGTTATCCGTGATGCAACTCAGGCATGGAAAACAGCAGGTAAACCTGTAACAGAAAAGTCACTAAAAGAGTTCTGTGCAGATTATTTGTCTAAACATACTAAGTTTGCAGCTGGTATTGGATGTTCAATCACTATTGAGGCTGGTTCTGCCGATACAAGACAGAGACCATACACCATTATCGACATTAAGAACGAGAAGGGTAAACGTAAGTATAAAACTGGCTATCAAGGATTAAATCCTGCAACCGGAGAAGTCTTGTTTACTAATTTTGAGACTAAGACTAAAGCTAAAGAGGTAGCTAAGGAACTTTACACTAAGAAAGATTATAAGGGCGACGTATTCTGCAAGTACATCAAAGATGTAGTTGAGGGTGAGGTTGGCGCATTTGAAGTTAAGTACACTCCATCTAAGAGTGCTAATCAAGGAACTTATATCTGCTTTGGAGTTGAGGCTTAATTGGTAAAATAGCTTCTACAACTTTAAATATCAAAGGGATTATCTTATGTGAATAAGGTAGTCCCTTATTTTTTTGTATAAGATTAACTAAACTATAGAGATGTATTTTGTAAAGGCGTAACTGCTTATAAATTTAAAACATCACTCATGAGAGAGCAAACAGTTATTAGACTCATTCATCACTTAAAATCAATTATAGATCGAGGTATATCTAAGAATGCATATGCAAACAATAGTGGATTACCAACTAGTTATTTCTGGCAAAAGAAGAAACAATTAGAAATTGAAGGGGTTCCTTCTAACCCTTCTTTGTGTGAAGAAGCATTAGATCTTTATAATACTATTGAATATAGAGGAAGAGCAGGGTCTTCTAAGAAAGAAGTACGAGCACCGGAAGATTCAACAGAGAGAACTGAGATTAAGATTGAGAGGAATGACGACAATAAAATTACTGGGTATTCCTTTAAGGTTTATATTAGAGATAAACAACCCTTAATAGGTAATTTATCTAGGGATGAAATGCAATTGATCCATAGAATGTATTCTAACTATGGTAGTTCAATTACCCAAAAGGAAATATCTAGATTCTTCCCAGAATACTCTTTAGAGGACTTTAAACGTATTCTAAGGGCATTCTCAATTACTAAAGCGTCTTCTCCATTTGCGCCTCATATTATTGAGGAAAATAGTAAGGAAGAACTATTGGAAATGCAATTTAGGGAGAAGGAAAATGATTTCCTAAGAAGTTATGAGGCTGAGAAAGTTAAGCAAACAGAAGCCCAACTAAGGAAATACATGAAAGAAAATCAAGACCTTAAAGATCAGCTCAGAAATTTTTCTGTGCTAGTAGAAGGCATTGATGTGTCAGGTCTATCCAAATTCATTCCAGCTACGAATGTAAAGGAAGATAGAGACCTGATTATTTGGTTATCAGATATGCATGTAGGAGCGTCTGTGTCTGGATACTCCATTTATGCTAATGAGTATGATAAGGATGAGATAGAAAACAGACTTCAAACACTGGCTCAACAGATTACAAGAGAGGCTCTCACATTTGGTAGCTTCAGTAATGTGATTGTATGTAATTTGGGAGATTCCCTAGACGGTTATGATGGACAAACTACTAGGGGAGGACATCAATTAGCTCAAAACATGAACAATAAAGATCAATTAAAATGCTTTATTGAAGTAATGACTAAGTTTATGACTACATTGGCGGAGGAAGTGCCATGTGGCAGTTTAAGTTATTACTGTGTTGGTGAGTCTAACCATGATGGAGATTTTGGATACTCTGCTAATATTGCATTACAGTATATATTACAGAGCATGAATATAGAGGCCACTATATTTGATAAGTTTATTGGTGAATTTGTACTAGGAGGTACCACATACATTCTATGTCATGGTAAAGATAATAAGGACATGTTTAAGAACCTACCTCTTACGTTAGATGTTAAAACTGAAAACTTTATCAATGAATACTTAGATAATAGGGGTATAAAAGGCAATGTAGTTTTCGCTAAGGGTGATTTGCACCAATCAGCTACTACCTACGGTAGAAGATTCACGTATAAATCTGTAGGTTCATTGTTTGGAAGCTCTGAATGGATTCACAAGAATTTTGGAAATACTCCAGCTGCTTGTGACTATTCCATTGTAGATGTGAGTGGTAATATGTTGGATGGCAGAATAGTACTGCAATGATTAATGAAATTAACAATGTAATTGGTTCTTATGAGAGCCTAAAGCAACAATATGAAGAAACCCTCAAACAGCTTGATAAGATTATGGCTGATAAAGAAGGGGTAAAATCAGAGATTATAGATACGTATAATAAAATACGTGAATACTGCCTTGCAGAAGAATTTATTTCAAAAGATCCAGTAGTAATTCCTACATACAGGGTTAAGAATCACAAACTTCAAGCTATCACCGATGTGACTACCGAGTTTGTAAATAAGATTTATAACAAGGAGACAAACAAATTAAACATTTCAGACAGTAATGCTATCAAACTAAAAGCAAAGGCAACTCAATGTCCTAATATATCTATTAGAAATAATAGTTATTACTGGAAAAATGTTAGATTAGTTCCATGCGAAGACGGGTGGCAATCATTAAAGTGCAGTAAGGAATTTTTGGAATGGTTCCGACACTGTAAGATCAGATTCATAAACTTTGGCGATAGAGGGTTTATGTCTGGGGGTTCACTATCAGAAATCATTATAACTTTACTTAAAAGTATTCTTAGGAATAAGACCACTGAGGAATTAGAGGAAGCTATTAAGAAAAGTAAGAAGGCCAGGAATGGTACAGATTTAGGAGGTTTGAACAAAACCTTGGCTGCCATGAAAGAGCAGGGTATTACTACAGTCAAGGAAGCGCCGGTTATATTATCAAAGAATAGTAATGGAGCTAACGTTAGACTACTATGTGCTATTCTTAAGTACTATAACCACAAAGACCTCTTGAAAAACATTAAGTTTTATAGGGAAGATACTCCAATAAAAAGTGAAGAGGAGGGTTATGAAAATGAGGATATTTGATGAGTTATTAAAGCAAACGTTAGACCTTCATGATTTAGAGGGGTTAAGAGATTTAGCTAGGATATTCGAGGATCTGTTCGAAAAGATCGATATGGATCCAAGTGAATATGACTGGGAGATGTTCGGTCTGGAAGAATTACAAGACCCAGAGGCTGTAAGAATATTCTGTTTAGGTAACTTAATGTATGCAGCTCAGGATGCAGGTATTATTCCAAGTTTTGTTGATCTAGATGATTTTGACTTTTCTTGTGATGCCATATTTAGGAATATAGAAGAATATTCTGATGTAGAAGCAGAAGATATTGTTAAAGGAATTGAGAGATTTAATGAACTTACTGGAGCAAATATAATGATTGAATAATGCACGTAACATTAGACCAACTATTAAGTGGTAAAGCTACCCAAATTAAGGACAGGAATTACTTTCCTACGAGAGCATATGTGGAACCATTCTTAGAAACTATGTCCAAGTTTACTAGTGATTTCAGGGTGCAAGTGAAAGTACCTGATCAAATTACTAGAACCGTGGATGGGAATGTAAATACAGATGATATTACTTATAATAGAGTATTAATTGAGGCAGTTATGCCTGATGAATATGCATGGGATAACCATGATGAAGTTATCGGATTTTTATACGGACTAGATGTTCGCAAGCCGATAGTGAAAATGTATAGAGGTGGACTTAATAGAGCATGTACTAACCTATGCGTGTTTGATCCATCTTTTATTAATATTCAAGAGCTTGAACCAGAGAGGGGGATAAGCTATAAGCCAGTTAAACATCTTATGGAACAGACTTCCGACTTAAAGATGTGGCTAGAGACTCTACACAACACAGAGTGGGAGAGGACAGTACCACTAATTGAATCTAATCTAGGTAAATGGATGAGAAATGCAATATCTCAACATTGTAACCTTGGTTATGGTAATATTAAGCTAGGTACTAAGGAAGTCATTGACGCTTATAAATCTTTGTTTGTGGACTCTAAATCAGAGTATTATGTTAAGGAGGATGAAGATGTTAATATGTTCAAGGTTTATAATGCATTTACAGATCTCATCAGCAATGATGGAGGTAAAGATATTATAAATAAAGCAGAGAAAACACTGTTATTAAGAACAATTTTAGACTTTTAATTATGGAAATGAAAGAGTTGTACCTTAAAGTATTGGAGAAGTTTAATTGTAAGGAAATGCTCAAAGCACATGAATGTGTTGCATATGTAACAAATTGGGGTAATGAGGATTTCTACAGTCTAAACTATACTATCTTCTGTCATGAGGCTAAATACCCTTCTGATAGAAAGTGTAGGCAGATACGCTTCAAATGTTCTGATAAAGAATCAGGATTTATACTAAATGGTCCAAATAATACGGTAGACTATCTTGTTACTAAGGATGAAGCTGTCGAGATTATATACCTCTTTCTTTCCATTAGGAGGAAATTGCAAGATATAACACGTGATGAACTGCTAGAACTTCTTTAATCTATAATTAATGCTAGTAGTAAAAAGGAATAAGACAGTACAACCCTTTGATTGGGGTAAAGTGGATTTAGCTATTACTAAGGCATTCCATGCAGTTAATGAACCTATTGACATGGAAATACTTAGTGACATTAAAGATGAGTTATACTTCAACAATATTATATCAGTAGAAGAAATACAAGATCAAATAGAGAAAGCTCTAATGGCTTGTGATTATTATAATGTTGCTAAAGCATTCATCTTATACAGACATAAGCAAACAGAGCTTAGAAAGTTAACCAGTAAGAAACAATTTATTAAAGACTACGCTAACGCAAGTAACGCTGCAACTGGTAGTAAGTATGATTCAAATGCTAATGTTACTGAGAAGAACATTGTAACTTTAAATGGTGAATTGTTCAAAGGTGACATTATTAAGGTAAATCGCACTATTCTTACTGATAAGATTAGAGAAATGTATGGTGAGGATTTAGCTAAGGAATATATCCGTCAGCTAGAATCTCATGAACTATATAAACATGATGAGACTAGTATTATGCCATATTGTGTGGCTATTACTATGTATCCATTCTTGTTGGAAGGTTTGCAGCCTATTGGAGGTTTATCTGCAAAACCCAAAAACTTGGATTCATTCTGTGGTATGTTTGTAAATCTAGTATTTGCAATCAGTTCACAGTTTGCTGGTGCAGTAGCCACTGGTGAGTTCCTAATGTATTTCGATTATTTTGCTCGTAAAGAGTGGGGTGAAGATTATTGGAAACGTCCAGAGGAAATGGTTGATAAGCATAGAAATATTGACAAGACACTGGAGCAGAAATTCCAACAGATTGTATATTCAATTAATCAGCCTGCTGCTGCTCGTAACTTCCAATCAGTATTCTGGAATATAAGTTACTTTGATAAGTATTACTTTGAGGGATTATTTGGGGAATTTGTATTCCCTGATGGTAGTAAACCTCAATGGGATTCATTAAACTGGTTACAGAAGAAATTCATGAGCTGGTTTAATGAAGAGCGTACTAAATGTATCTTGACATTCCCTGTCGAAACTGTGGCATTACTTACTGATGGCGAGGATATTCGTGATAAGGAATGGGCTGACTTCACTGCTGAAATGTATAGTAAAGGGCATTCTTTCTTTACTTATACTTCTGATAGTGCAGATTCGTTATCTTCTTGTTGCAGACTAAGGAATGAGGTTACTGATAATCAATTTTCCTATTCATTAGGTGCAGGTGGTATTGCTACTGGTAGTAAGTCAGTAATGACTTTAAATATCAATAGGTTAGTACAGGATGCAGTTAATAAGGGATATGATATGATTGATTATTTAAGATCTCAGGTTCAGAAGGTTCATAAATATCAAACTGCATATAATGAACTGCTAAAGGACTATCTAAATAATGGATTATTGACCGTTTACACAGCTGGGTTCATAAACCTACAAAAACAGTATCTTACTGTTGGAGTTAATGGTGTTATTGAAGCTGCTGAGTTCTTAGGAATTAAAGTCAATGATAATCCTACTTATAGAGAGTTCATGCAGTCAATTCTTAAAACTATTAGTGATGAGAATCGTAAAGCTAAAACCAAAGAGTTAATGTTTAATACTGAATTTGTACCTGCTGAAAACTTAGGAGTTAAACATGCTAATTGGGATAGAAAGGACGGTTACGTTGTACCAAGGGATTGCTATAATAGTTACTTCTATGCAGTTGAAGATATGTCTCTTAGTGTGCTTGATAAATTTAAATTACATGGAAAGGCATATGTAGAGAATCTAGATGGAGGTAGTGCCCTTCATATGAATCTGGATGAACATCTTACTAAAGATCAATATAGAAACCTGCTACGAATTGCAGCTACTAATGGTACCAATTATTTTACATTTAACATCCCAAATACCATCTGTAATGACTGTGGGCACATTGATAAAAGGTACTTGCATGAGTGTCCTAAATGCGGAAGCAAGAATATAGATTATGCAACTAGAGTTATTGGATATTTAAAGAGAATTAGTAACTTTAGTGAGGCCAGACAAGCTGAGGCTAAGAGAAGGTTTTACACCCCTAATACTAATGAGGTATGATGATTTTTAAACTTTTATTCGTGGCTCTCATGTTAGTAGAGCTGACTATAGGATTTGCAGTAAAGTGGAATTATAAAGGAATTAGAGATAGACTTATTGAATGGTTTACAGTAAATGATGTTAGAGATTTTATTGCTACGGGATTTGCTGATAAGTGGATTACTCAGATATTCCTGTTGTTGATATTATTTCTATTATGTATTATCTAGTATGCTTAAATATGTAAACTACGACATAGTTTTTCAGGAGATTCCTAACGAAACTACTCTAGCTATAAACATATCTAATTGTCCATGTCATTGTAAGGGTTGTCATAGCCCTTACTTGGCAAAGGATATTGGAACTGAACTAACATCTTATTCTCTTTTGGAATTACTTAAGAAAAATAAAGGAATAACTTGTGTAGCTATGATGGGGGGTGACTCAGAGCCACAAGAGGTAGAATATTTCTCTGAATTGGTAAGGAATATAGCTGGATTGAGATATGCTTGGTATTCTGGGAGACAGGAGCTTCCAAAGGATATAGACATATCTAAGTTTGACTATATTAAGCTAGGCCCCTACGTCGAAGAGTTAGGGGGTTTAAAGAGTCCTACTACCAACCAACGGTTCTATGAAGTCCAAATGAGTAGAGAAATTGACGAAAATGATAACCCAATCTATGGGTTAGTAGATGTTACAGATGTATTTTGGAAATGACTTTTTACAGTAAATTTAAGGATGTATTATCCAAAAAATCAGGAGCTTCAAAAGTAAACAAGGTAAAGCTAGCTGATGAACAGTTAGAGGCCTTACAAAGAATGGAGCATTTTCTTGATGATAAAGAGCCAGTACTGGTTCTACAAGGGTTTGCTGGAACTGGTAAAACTAGTATCCTTAATGAGTACATTCAGTACTTGGATTCTATAGACTATAACTTTGTATTGTGTGCACCAACTCATAAGGCAAAGCTAGTTATGGAAGAGGTAACTGAATATCCAGCTATCACTGTTCACAAATTGCTATCATTAGCTCCTAATATTGAGATATTTAATCTCGATTACAAGGACTTAAAGTTTTATTCCAGTGGTATGAGTGAGATACCGGATGAAGGTATTGTCATTATTGATGAGGCATCTATGATTAATGATGAGATTTACAAACTCTTACTAGACATGTGCAGAAGGTTTGGAACAAAATTATTATTCATAGGTGATAAAGCTCAAATTCAGCCTGTATGTAGTAAAACTACAAGTCTAGTATTTGACTGTTCCAATATTATAACTCTAACCAAAATCCATAGACAAGCTGATACTAATGGGTTACTCCCATTGCTATCTAAATTGAGAGAGAAACCTATGAGAAGGTTTCAACCTATAGAGGCCCCAGAAGGGTCTCTATTTGTTTATACACAAGCCAAAGACTTCATGATGAAGAGTACTGATTTCTTTAGGGAGGCTCTAAAACATCAGAATGTTAATGAGGTGAAGATGATTGCCTATACTAATGCAAGAGTACAAGGGTTCAATCAATGTATGCGTAAACTCTTATGGGGCAAGGAAGTTGAGAATGAATACAATCAGTTTGAGTTTTTAACTGGATATGAGAATTTTGAATTCAACAATGCTCAGTTTTATAACTCACTTGATTATGTTATCACTAGTCCTCCTAAAGGGATAGACAAACATATACCTCACTTTATGAAGTTACCTGGCTATGAGTTAGAACTATTTGATACTGTTTATAAGAAATTACTTAATGTATTTATATTACGTAAAGACATTGAACAGGACTATATAAACAGTTTAGCCTCACAAATTGAAGACGTTAGAATCTCAGCTATTGAGGCTAAAAGGAACGGTAACAGAACTAGGTCTATATATCTATGGAAGCAGTATTTCGAAACGGTAAAGAGTTTTGGAACTCCCAAAGATATAATGTGGGATAATCGAGTTATTAAGAAAAAAACCTTCGATTACGGCTATGCTTCTACTATACATAAGATTCAGGGTAGTTCTCTGAAAACTGTATTTGTAGATATGGCTAATGTCATGGTTTGTAAGAACATAGATGAGATAAGACAGATGCAGTATGTATCTCTATCGAGAACTAAAACAGATGCACATATACTAGTTTAAAAACTTAGTAAATGACAATCAAGGTAGTAATTAATGATTCTTGTATAAATCTTAAGGATGAACTCTTGCCACTATTAGAAGGTAAGTTTTCTGATATGGACGTTGAGGTTTACAATGAAGATTTTTATAAAGATAGGAAGAAAGCTATTATGGTAAAGGCATCATGTGGAACAAAATTAGTTCCATTTGTAGCTATTTATGATAAAGAGCTTAGAAAAGCGTTTTACTCTGAAGTTGGAGAATGTACTGTTAATAATATTTTAAAGTATCTAAAATGTCTAAAGTTTTAATAGTTCCAGATGTACACGGTAGAACATTTTGGAAATATGCTAAAAATCATGTAGATGAGTTTGACAAAGTAGTTTTCTTGGGGGATTACTTAGACCCATATCCGCATGAGCACATATCCTTTGACGATGCAGTTCAGAATTTTAAACAAATTCTAGATTTTAAGAATAAGAATAAGGATAAAGTAGTCCTACTTCTTGGAAATCATGATATGCATTACTACAATACAGGATTTATGGACTGCTCTAGAATGAATTATGCTAGAAGGGAGGAAATGTATCACTTGTATACAGGATGGGATTTCTTTAATCTGGCCTATATCTATGATAACTATTTATTCTCACATGCAGGAGTATATACAGAATGGCTAGAAGAAAATGATCTGACTCTTGATGATCTTATAGACGACAATGCAATTGAAAGATGTATGCCTGCATTATCAGATGTAAGTTATTGGAGAGGTGGATGCTGTGACGCTGGTAGTTGTATATGGTCTGATATTAGAGAATCCTCTAATAGACATCCTGACACAACCTACTATCAAATAGTTGGGCATACTCAACTAGCAGATGAACCATATCGTACCCCTAAGATTGCATGTTTGGATGTTCGTAAATGTTTTTTATTAGATACAGAAACTAAAGAGATTACTAGTATTGGTTATAACTCCAACAGTGATGAAAATACAAGTAATAAATAAATCTCAATGGGAACTTCCCAAGTATGAAACCTTATTCGCAGCTGGCATGGACGTCAGAGGGGATTTCAGTAGAATTAAGTTAGTAGACAATAAGCCAGAAAAATTCTTCTTTGATGCTGATGTTGTAGCTATTGGTTTGAGAGAGGATCCCAACAGTAAAGGTGTAGTAGATAAGGAGGGTAATTATACTGGGGAGAAACTACCTTCCATCCCGACAGCTAAAACTATTGAAATTAAGCCTGGAGGTAGGTGTTTAATTCCTACTGGTCTATTTGTAGCTATCCCACAAGGATATGAGCTGCAATGTAGAATGAGGAGTGGGTTAGCATTAAAGATGGGGCTTACTCTTACTAATGGAATTGGCACTATCGATGCCGATTATAGGGGTGAGATTGGAATCATCTTAACTAATACTTCTAATACTCCTGTTCGTATTAATGATGGTGAAAGACTAATGCAATTAGTTCTTGCTAAGCATGAAGTAGTTGAATGGGAAGAGGTAGAGATACTTCCTGAAACAGATAGGGGTGAAGAAGGATTCGGACATACTGGTAAATAAGTAAAAAAATGGATATAGTTAATACATCTGGGATAAGCACTGCTATTGCTTCTATAAAGCAATTCAATGAGATGGCAGTTACTACAGCCAAGGAACAATTATCTGTTTTGTTAGGCAAGTATTTTAAGAGGGGTAGTATTGTATACTTTGTGAGAGGCATAAATATGCACACCTTGAAATTACTTATTGAATATTCAGAGAACTATGAATTTAGAGGTAGATTAGGTTATAGAGAGACTTTTAAGGAAGTATCCATACCTGAGTTTATTTCTATGGATGGCATGAAGGAATCTTCTCCTACTGAATACTTAGTTGCGAAGAGGTTATTTATACAAAGGATAGATACGTATTACAATATGGACTGCTTGGAATTTGATATAAAGAACTTTTTCAGTAGCCATAACATTTCTGATTATATATTAATATGAGAAGGGTGATTATTGGTTATATGCACACTGAAGCAGTCGATGCTGAGTTTGAGGAAATCCCATGTGAAAGTCTTTACGTGGCATACAGTGCTTCTGGACCTTTATATGTTTCCAAGTCGGAGCAGCAGATTAAGGACTACGTGTGTAAAAGTAGAGCTAAGGGTGTTAAGTATAAAAAGGTTACTATTATATGACCACCAGGCAGGAAATATTACTTCGTTTAGCTTGTGCTGCACTACAGGGAGGAATGTCCATTGACGAGGTGTGTGACAGTATACAAGATATTAAAGGAGATAATGATTCTTCTCTATGGGATATTGCTGACATACTTCCATGTGTAGAATTTGATGCAGATATTCCTTCTGAGGAAGATATTGAATTAGTTACTGGCAAAAAGGATTTTTATTAGTGGATATTTTAGTCAGCAAAGACAATAAGGGCAAAATTAGAGTTGTCAAGATTGACTATGAGTGGGACGATCCTAGGCATGGTTATGTTATAAGGAGAAGTACTTCTCAATATGGGGGTAAAATCACCATCCAACCTGAGATATGGGTCTTTAATGGTAAAGTAAAGAGGACTGTTACCGAACAGGTTAAACTAGAATATAACTCTCATTTAAAGAAATATCAAGATAAGGGATATAAAATATTACCATCCTCTATTCAGTTGGAGGACAGTAAAGCAGTATCCGACTTCGTTCAAGAACATATGGGCGAGGGTGTTTCAGACACTAACGGGTTTAAGAAACATATGCTGGCTAAACAGCATGATAAGGTAGCAACTTCGGTATTTGATAAAATTGAATACTGGTATGCTAGTCGTAAAATAGATGGAGTGAGATGTTCATTCTATTGGAAGGATGGAGAAGTTAGAAGTGCTAGTAGGGGTGGTGGAGCATATGACCAGTCAACTACGCATATAAGACTTCATCCATCTGTGATTTCTTTATTCCAAAAATTTCCAGATCTAGTTTTAGATGGGGAACTTTATAAACATGGAAGATCTTTACAACAAATTAGTGGTGCTGCAAGGCTTGAGAAAAACGCAGTAGCATGTGATTGGTTGGAATATTATATTTATGATGTCATGGATAGTTCTAAATCATTCGAAGAGAGGTTAGAAATACTACATGACGTAGAAGCAGAACTTGGTATAGTTGGGTTTGATCCTAACAGAGAATACAAGGATGACATGCTTAAAGTTCAGTTAGTTCCACACGAGGAAGTAAAGGGCTGGGCTAATATACAAAAGTTACATAATAAGTATGTAGAGGAGGGGTTTGAGGGTGTTGTGATTAGAGACCCATCTAAGCCCTATAACTTTGGCGGTAGAACTAATGCTATGATCAAAGTTAAAATGTATCAAGATGCGGAATTTAAAATCGTTGGTTATGAAGATGGGCTGCGTCCAGAAGACATGGTATTCGTATGTGAGACTGAATTAGGTATTAAGTTTGAAGCTAAACCTATGGGTCCACGTGAATTAAAGTGGGAGTACCTTGATAGAATGGATGAAATCATTGGTAAGATGGCTACTGTAAAGTACTTCTATCTTAGCGATGAAGGATGTCCTCTGCAGCCAGTTCTGAAGTGTATTAGGGATTATGAGTAATTATAAAATACCATATCGTTATGATGTTCATTGGGGTTACATTGACGAGAATATTGAGCTTAATCCAGAGGATTATCTCAGTTATGATGAAGTGTATGAACTCAATGATGCAATCTACGATGATATATGGGATAGCTTTAGTGTTGGAGACTTAGAGATAGACCAGGCGGAGATGGACTTTAGTCTGCCTAAAGAATTTATTGATGAGTGGAAGAGACTTAAAGGCTATGAAGTATGATATTCCTAGTAAGGTTAGAATAGCTAATCACTGGTATAAAGTAATACTATGCGATTTTATAGATAATGGAGATACTTTTGGTTCTCATTGCAATTTAAAGCTTGAAATCAAAGTAGCAGAATGTATGAAGACTGATGAAGGAGAAGTGATTAATCTTACAGAAGAACAGATTAAGAACTCATTCTGGCATGAGGTATTCCATGCATTTAACTATTACTATAATAATAAGCAAGATGAATCATTAGCACAAACATTCGCCAACTTTATGCGTGAATTTGAACTTACACGAGAATGAATTATATTGTAATTTCTAAAAGAGGAGGGGTCTTAACACCTCTCTTCTTTACCTATAGGGATGAATCTGATGTAGTTTATAACGACGATGCATTAATTCGCAACGAAGATGATGTTATTAGAGTGATGATGAGATATTTTAAACCTGATAATGGATTAATGATAATAAGGGAAACCTTATTAGACATTGATGCATTAACCGATGACTTATCTATAATCACTGAACAGTTAAAGAAATATCTTGATGAAGAAAGAATCATTTCTTAAATTGTTAGACCTTATATCAACGATAAATAAGGATGCAGAGAGATTAGGGAAACTTGGTATTGATATTTATGAATGTACTCTTATGGTTGGTACTTCTGAAATGTTCGATACTATTATGGAACATGTGTATGGATCAGAAGGTTTAGACTGGATATTATGGTGGGTTTATGAAAAATCTGCTAATAACAATTTAAAGGCTTATGAAACTGACGCTAACGGTAATAGTATTGAAATAGTTAAGACTGTTGACGAACTATACGAGTATCTTGAAAAATATCATCGTGTAAGTTGAGCCTGATACTATATCAGGAATTAATATTCTAAAAATACGCTTTATATCATGGAACAAGAACAATTTGGCTTCGAAGTAGCCTTAGTATTACTAAAGGAGGGTAAACGCATTACTAATGGAAGTGGTAACGTTTACTTTATGGAAAGTGGTAACGTTTACTGTATTCCTAGGAATTTCTATCCCAAAGGCAAGAGGGTGGAAGTCCGTATTTACTGGGATGCCATACTTAGAAATGACTGGAGACTCTTTGAAGCCAATTAGATTTACTGTACTACAAAGATTGCAATTATTATGGTAATAAATTTTACCGAGAATGCAATTAACTCAATCACCAAAGTTTAATAAGAATTATGCAGCAAAGATTATATGGGTCAAGGACTTTGTTAAGCATCCAAACCCTAAGTGCGAAAGATTAAAATGTTGTATTGTTGATGGCTATTCAGTAGCAGTTAGTGTGGATACTGAACCTGGAACCTACATTTACTTCCCAGTTGAATGTGCTATCAGTGATACATTCTTATCAGCTAATAATCTGTTTAGAGATAAGGATCGTAATAAAAACAAGGAGGAGTCTGGATTCTTCGAGGATAACGGTAGAGTTAAAATTATTAAGCTACAAGGGTATCCCTCGGAAGGATTCATAGCTCCAATTACTTACTTATATAACTGGTTATCTGTTATAGGTAACTCTAATGAGATAATCAGGGCAGAAGTTGGAACTGAGTTTGACTCAGTTGGCAATGAGCTTCTGTGTAAGAAGTATATTCCTAAGTTTTCTAAAACTCCTGCTCAAACAGGTGGCAAGGTGACTAAAAAATTAAAGAAAGGCATTAAAAAGGTAATAGAGAAGCAGTTTAGATTTCATTATGACACCACTTTGATAAAGAAGTGTCCTAATGTTATTAAACCTGAGTCTCTATTATCTATAACTGCCAAAGTGCATGGAACTTCTGGTATATCAGCGTATGTACTATGTACAAGACCCAAGAAGTGGTACGAGAAAGTGTTTGAATTTTTAACTCATAGGGAAATAGATAATACTAGATATGACTATCTATGGTCTTCTCGCTCGGTAGTTAAGAATCCATACTATAATGAAACTACTAATGGAGGATTCTATGGGGTAGATGTATGGAAGTATGCTGATGCAATAGTACGTCCATACTTAACTAAGGGCATGACTGCTTATTATGAAATTATTGGATTCCTACCCAATGGTGGTGCAATTCAGAAGTTGGGCGGTAAAGCCTATGATTATGGATTCGTGCCGCCCTGTATTCAGACTGATTATACCCCGTATGAATATGGTAAGAATTTTGGAGTGCAAATCTACCGTCTAACTTATACTAATTTGGATGGAGTAGTATATGAATTTAGTGCAAGACAAGTACAGCAATGGTGTGAAAGAAATGGGTTAACCCCTGTACAACAATATTACTATGGCTATGCCAAGGATTTATATCCAGATTTATCTTTAGATAATCACTGGAACGAAAACTTCATGCAGAGATTAGCTAGTGATAAAAACTTTTATATGGAGTGTAACTCACCTACATGTATGAATGATGTTCCACATGAAGGGGTTGTTATTAAAATAGAAAATAGTCTATCAGAAGCCTATAAGCTAAAGTGCATTAAATTCTTGGAAAGGGAATCTAAATCGCTGGATAAAGGTGAGGTTGACATTGAAACTGAATCTTAATGGACAACGATATTGACTTAAATGAATATTATGTTTTTTACCATATCTTGGGTTGGTTTGATTGCTGTTGGAGAACTCCACGTATGAAGATTCCTAAAGATATGGGAAGAGCATATTTAAAAGGCAGTGATTATGCTAAGCAAGTTATTACTGACCTTATAGCGGATTTTAAGGAAGTATCTCCAGATTCTGTAGAAATACTTAGAATAGTCAAGAAATGAAATTTAAACTTGAATATGTAATGGAAGTGGATGACTTGGAATTGCTTGAGATAGTTAATGACTATCTAAGACGTTCTGATGAACCCACTTTCAATACATTAGACGACATTCCAGAGGCTTTAATGATTGAGGCCTTAGATGAAGCTAATTATATAGAAGATGAAATTAACGACTATATGATGGTTGAAGACATTAAAATTTCTAAATTATGAAAAGGTTTTTAATTCATGTTTCTACATATTGGTGTGGAATGGATGATACATTCAGAGCAGTTGCTGAATCAGAGATGGACTTATGGGATTTAGCTGAACAATTAGCTTATGGCAACTTTCAGAGCTATGGCTGTGAGAATGATATAGCTGAGGAAGAAGGTTATGACCCTGATGAAATGACTGACGAGGATTGGGATAAATTATGGGAGACAGTAGATGAAACTGCCTACTATGACTTTACTATAGAAGAATGTGAAAATGATGATGAATGGAATGAGTACAGTGGAGAAATCCTGGGACAAGACGATGTTTAAATTCTACGAAGTTGGAGGTAAGATAAGAGACAAACTCTTAGGTCTTACTAATAAGGATGTAGACTATGTAGCTGTGCCTACTGAGGCGTGCTATAGTAGTATTCATCCTCGTGAGTCTCAACCCTCTCCTGCTAGACTAGTATTTCAAGCATTAAAGAGCTATTTAGAAGAACAGAAGTTTGAAATCTTCTTAGTAACTCCAGATTGTTATACAATCCGAGCTAGATTTCCAGAGGGCTATAAGTATCAAGGAGTAGCTGATTTTGTAATGGCTAGAAAGGAAGTAGGATATATTCCAGGTACTAGAATTCCAATAGTTGAGCCAGGAAATCTTTATGATGATTTATCACGTAGAGACTTTACTGTCAATGCTTTGGCTAAAGATCCTGATACTGGAGAAATCATTGATTATTTTGGAGGAATAGAAGATTTGAAGTACAGATGTCTTAGAACTCCATTAGATACTGAAGTAACTCTCAATGATGACCCTTTAAGGATTCTTAGGGCTATTAGGTTTAAAATTACTAAGAGCTTCTCATTCCATTCAGATTTGGATGCTGGTGTTATGTGTTACCCCTACGAGGAAAGAATGAGTGTAGTATCAGAAGAAAGGATTAGAGAAGAGCTTGTTAAGTGTTTTAAATATTCTACTTACGAGACTCTGCATGTATTGGAAACATATGATTCACTTAGAGATTATATCTTTAAAAATACTAATTTATGGCTTAAGCCAACTAGTGAAAAATAGTGGAAACTAAGAAACTAATTATCTGTAGAGGTATACAAGGCTCAGGTAAGTCTACTTGGGCTAAACAATGGTGTCACGAAGACCCAGAGAATAGAATTAGATTCAATAACGATGACATTCGTAATATGTTAGGTGACTATTGGGTTCCCAACAGAGAGAAGGTTGTTACTGCAACATATAACACTGTACTAGCTTATAGTATGGAGAAGGGTTATAATATTGTAGTAGATAACATGAACCTAAATCCAAAGACCTGTGCGGAGTTGGAGAAGATGGTTAAAGATTTTAACGAGAATTATACTTATGATTGGAAGTATGAGGTTGAGTATAAAGACTTCTTTATTCCAGTTGATGAGTGTATTCGTCGTGATGCAATGAGACCCAATCCCATTGGTGAGAAGGTTATCAAAGCAACTTGGAGAAGATATAGAGACTTTATCATCCAAGAGGACATTAATAATATGCTAAAGAGAGCACCTAAACACGTAGACGGAGGACGTCCTGTCATACTAGTTGATATGGATGCTACTTTATGCCTAAATACGTCAGGTAGACCTTACTTTGGAGAGGGTGCAGCTGAGGGTATGTTAAATGATATAGCCATAGAAGGAACCTGCGCTCTTGTTAGGCGTATGTATGAGAAGTGCAAAGTCTTTATCATTACTGGTAGAGAGGGTACTTCAGAGATTATAGAAGCTACTAAGGAATGGTTAGCTAGACATGATATTGCTGTGGATGGATTATTCTTCAGACCAATTAAGGACTACAGTCCTGGAGCTGATTGTAAGAAGAAAATCTATAAGGATAATATTGAAGGTAAGTATAATGTTCAATTCGTTCTTGAAGACAATTACAAATGTGTCAAGATGTGGAGAGAGCAAGGCTTACTATGTCTTCAGCCTAATGAAGGGAAATTCTGATGGCAATATTAGTAGGACAATTAATCGAAATCCTCAAGCAATTTGACCAAGATAGAGAAGTTATGATTCACACTCTAAGTGGTCAAAATGCTGAAGTTAAAGGATATTTCCCTAAAGATGATGAATACTTTTATCTAACTGACTTGGATGTAGTTCCAAGAGACTAACTTATGGATGATGTTAAAAAGAGGTTTCTAACCAATACTGACGAAACTGGAAGATTCATTGTTAAATCCTTAACTACTGGTAAAACATATTATGTCGAACCAATAGGTAATGGGCATCCAGCAGATTGGGGAGATATTAATCCTGCAACTAAGAAGATTGAAGGGGACTATGGTCAGAAATATACTGGCTGTGTATCTGAGAAAGATTCCTTAATCACAGAGGAGAATGGATTCCATTTAATTGAGACTTTAGGTCCTGGAATAAGTCCTATCAGTGTGATATATCAGAGAGATTTATCGTATGAACAATTAAATCGTATGGTACATGAAATTCACGGGTGATATTATTATAACAGACCCATGTTATATAATCAAGGAAAAGGAAGTATATGCAAAGGAGTTAGGGATAACTTTACCTGAATATCCCAAGTTTACCGGGGATTCAGAGGCATATGGTAGGGCAATAAATGAATACTACTCCACCGTAGGCAAGTATGATGATTGGGTGAAATGCCATTGCGGGGATTCCATGCAGCTATTGGGATTTACTAATTTTATCTCTGAAACTACTAGATATGGTGATTGGAGTTGTACTACTTGGTCTACCCCTCGCAGAGATATAGAAAATCAAATAGAAGAGATAAATAAGCTTTGCGAAGAACAATTTAAACTCATAAGGGAGTATGGGGAAGATTCAGTTCAGAGCAAAATATATAGTGATAAATTATCTGATGCTACGGTAGATTTAAAGGATATTGGAAGCTTCTGTGCAGATGCCGGCATGGTTGCTGTATTTTTACTAGACGAAGTGTTGAAATATAATTCAGATTTCAATTATCATATTAGTAAACCCTGGACAACCACACTTATTAAAGATTTTGATGGTGAGGTAGAATACCATATAGATAGTGATGACAATGTACACATCATTGGCAGAGGTAATATTAATTTCTTTACATCACAAACTGGATTTTGAATGACAACTGTTGATAATTTTGACCTTATTGAGTCTATAATGGATTTTAAAAATTCAAATGAATTTTATTTCCTACAAATCATCCAACGCAAAAAAGATGGCTGTGATACTCAAATAGGCAACAACGGATATAGGACTATTAAAGTCTACTATATCTTTAGCAAGGATCAATTCTTGAAAAAGAAAGATAAAATAAAAGAATTATGTATTAGTAACAATGCTAGGGCATACATCCATCTTAATAGGAGGAATGCAGAAGAAGTAGCCCTCCAATCCATTCAAAAATATGCACAACTTGTGGCTGAAGGTAATGCATATCAAGGTTACAGAGTATGGGATAGTGCTTGTGGTGGAACTAGAGCTAGAGGATATAAACCATTGTGGGTAGTCGATGTAGACTCTAAAGATCCTGAATATTTAAGATCCGTTATGCAAACTATTAATGAGTGCAGAGGGGCTGAGGATAATAAAATAAAATATGTTATTCCAACTCTTCACGGGTATCATATAATAACTATAGGGTTTGACTCTCAACAATTTTATAATGGATTAAAGTCCAAGGGTGTAGATATGGTGGATATTCAAAAGGACAATCCTACTTTGCTATATTTCATATCCAAAGAAGATGTCCCTAGTGTGGCTGAAAATGAACAACCTTCCTTTAGGGGCTGAGTATGAACCATTGGCTCCGTATAATGCTAAGGAGGAGAAGGTTCCATTCAGTATAACAATATCAGGTACTGCTTGGTATGACTATTATGGCCAGCTAGATTATGATGAAATGTATAAAGCTCTCATAGATAGATTTAGGGCCGCATTAGAAACATGTGGAGATATTGATGTATCTACAATAAACATGTCTTTATATTAATGATATACTTAGTTACCAATCAGAAAATTCTTTGGGAATCTACCAGATATCAAATAGTTTCAGTAGATCAAGCTCTATCCCTATTGGGTGTACTTAGTGAAGTAGAACTTGATACCGAAACTATGGGTCTAGATCCATATACTAAGGAGTTATTAACTGTCCAGTTAGGTTGTACAGAGTTTCAAGTAGTTATTGATTGTACGTCTGTTGATATCCAACTGTTTAAACCATATCTTGAAGACCCCCAAAGAACGTTCTTAGGCTGGAATATCAAGTTTGACTTGAAGTTCCTATATCATCAAAGAATTGTTCCATTAAAGGTTTATGATGGCTATCTGGCCGAGAAGCTATTATGGTTAGGCTATCCAGCAGGTATGCATGAGATGAGCTTGAAGGCTGCCAGCATCAATTATCTAGGAGTAGATATGGATAAGTCTGTACGAGGTAAGATTATACAGACTGGACTAACAGAAGATGTTATTGTGTATGCCGCAGGAGATGTCTCTTATCTGGGTAAGATTAGAGATAAACAACTTGTTGAATTAGAGAAGAAAGGCTTATTAAAAGCTATTGATTTTGAGAACGAGTTTGTTAAATGTTTAGCATATATAGAATATTGTGGGGCTAAGTTAGACATTGATAAGTGGAAAATCAAAATGACTACTGACCTTAATAACCTTGAGAGATATGAAGCAGAACTAAATGATTGGGTAGAGCGTTATTGCACAGAATACGGTGATAAGGGCTATACTATCAATCAAGTTATCCATATTGATAAATGGTATAAGTCTGAGGATGTACTCAAAGAAGAGAGAGCTAAGTTACCTCTAAATGCTGTTAGAGCACCAGAGTTTGATTCTACTGGAGCAAGTCATGACAGTGAGGCTTATGTTATTAAACAAACTGGTAACTATTGCTCTGTTAATATGCAAGGTGATTTGTTCAGCGGTTTTGATACTAAACCAAGATGTCACGTAAACTGGACTAGTTCTCAACAAGTAATCCCATTATTTGAGGAATTGGGATTGAATTTAAGAGTGTTGGATAAGAAGACCAAGCATTATAAGAAGTCTGTGGATATTAAAGTGGTAGAACCACAAGCATCTAAGAGTCCTCTAATTCCAATATATATAAAGTATAAGAAAGCTGCTATCATTGTTAATACCTTTGGTCAAAAGTTCTTAAACTTGATAAATCCTGTAACTGGTAGAATCCATGCTAATTTCAACCAGTTAGGAACTGATACTGGTAGGTTAAGTTCAACAGAACCTAATCTTCAGAATCTACCACACGATGCTCAAACTAGAGCGTGCTTTGTTTCCGATAAAGGTAACAGGTGGATTTCAGCTGACTATAGTGGTCAAGAGTCATATCTAATGGCATCTATGGCTAACGATGAAGCTATGTTGGAAGAGCTAACTAATGGTAGTGGTGACTTACATAGTCTAACCGCCAAGATGGTGTTCCAACAAATTCCAAGGGATATGCCCCTAAAGGATATTAAGAAGAACTTTAAAGACCTAAGGCAGGAAGCTAAAGGTTATGAGTTCTGTTTCAATTATGGTGGTCAAGATAGTACCTTAATAAGGAATTATGGTCTCGATGCTAAAAGGGCTAAAGAAATCTATGAGAATTATATGTCTGGTTTTGCTGGATTGAAGAGGTATCAAGATTTCAGAAGAGTAGATGTAATGCGTAAGGGTTATATCCTACTAAGTCCTATTACTGGTCATAAGGCATATATTTATGACTATGATGAACTTAAAAGACAAATGGATCTTCAATCCGAGGAGGGGTTTTGGGAGTATTACAGAGAAATGAAAAGAGATGCCCCAGAATGTGATACAGTACAGGGTGTTAGACGTTTAGCAAGACGTAAAGCGGAGTCTGAGAAGCAATCTATTAATTATCCGATGAAATGAGAGTTTGTGTCGGAGTAAAACTCCTTAAATTCGGTGGAGCCTGAAGCACAAGTCGTGAGACTAACTGTATTGGTAATACCGAGCCAACCTAAGCAGTAATGCTTAGAAGTGTGTAGAGACTAGAATATGGATTCCTATGGGAAATAAGTAGGAAGGTAAAATTCCACGAAAAGGGAGAATATATTATGATATTAAGATATAGTCCGAGCTACCCGAAAGGGATAGAACTAGAGGATAAAGAGCCTCTAGGATAACATAACTGACAAGCTGCTGGTGCATTGTGTTTTAAGCTAGCATCTATAAAGCTATTCAACTGGTTATTGAAGAACGGCTTGTTATTTAAGGTTAAGTATTGTATTCCAGTACATGATGAAATTAACCTTGAAGCTCCAGATGAAATTTCAGAAGAAGTTGCAGATATATTAGTTAAATGCATGGTAAGTGCAGGTAAACCATTCTGTACAAGAGCACATTTAGGTGCTGATGTGGAGATTGGAGACCATTGGATTCATTAATATGGGTAAGTATATAGACTTAAGTTCAGTAATTGATGTAGAACCTGAAGTATGTGAGGTACTTCCTCTTATTGAAGATGATGACCTTCAATATGAATTTTGGCAGAGATTAGATGAAGGATTCTTTAAAGACTTTCTTTGTAATCACTGTAATGAGAATGACCTCAGTATAATGAAGGAAATTCTCGACGAGATAATAGAAGATTCTAAGGATGCAGACTGAGATTGAGAGAAAGTTCCTAACCACTAGCAGCTTGTTTAAGGAGCAGGCTGTTAGGGTTATGAATATACAGCAAGGATACATAGGGACTACAAGTAAAGGAGAAGCTAGAGTATCTATAAGAGACGAGAAAGCATGGATTATAGTCAAATCTAATGAAAGACTGTCAAGGTTGGAGTATGAAATTCCTATTCCTAAGAAGGATGCAGAAGAATTACTTAAAAGAACCTGTGGTAGGATTATTCATAAAACTCGTTATATCATTCCAGCAACATCTGGTATGTTGAAATGGGAAGTAGACGAGTTTCATGGAGAGGATGAAGGCTTAATAATTGCTGAGATAGAGTTACCATCAGAGGATATGCCATTTGAAAAACCTCAATGGCTTGGTAAAGAAGTAACACAAGATACTACTTATTATAACTCTACACTCTCTAAAACATCTTGGAAAGCTATTCAGAAGTCATATGCTGAAGCTAAAGCTTGGGATGATTGGAGGGATTCATTAGTAAAAGGATGAAGTATAGGAAGAAACCAGTTATCATTGAAGCTATACAGTTTGAAGATAATTCAGACCGTATTATAGAAATTCATGAGTTTATGGGAGGTGATACTATAAGAGTAAACTACGAAGATAAGGATAATCCTTATTTGAAGATTGAGACTCTTGAAGGTATAATGAAAGCCTCTGTTGGAGATTATATCATTAAAGGAGTGAATGGGGAGTTCTATCCTTGCAAGCCAGATATATTTGAGAAAACTTATGAAAGAGTGATTGATGAGGCTGATTAAACCGTCATTTGAAATAATTGAACAAAAGCCTGGAGTAGAAGGTGTTTATAAACAAATAGAGTTAGCAGGGAGGACTTGCTATAAGAGTTTGGATAAGATAACAGAAGATTCTGCTAAAGGATTCGTTGATAGAATGATTAAATCAGGTCACGGTGCTATGTTAGAGCATGGTACTATATATCTTACTATGCAATATGGGGGACCCTCTAGAAAAGAGTCTGATGCTATAGAAAAATATACAAAAAATAAATATAGTAAATATAATCAAGACATAGATAGTAAATATTATATTACAACTAACTTAAGAGTTCTAGTAGAAAATAACTGGCTTGATGATTTACAATACTTATATGAACCTACAGAGTTTCATAAGAAGAGAATTACTGTTAGATTTGTAACAGACCAGGGTATCCTAAGAGAATTTACTAGGCACAGAACTGCTAGTTTTGCCGTTGAGAGCACCCGTTATTGCAATTATTCTAAAGATAAATTCAATAATGAGCTTACTTTTATTCAACCCTGTTGGTTGGATGATATGAGGCTGAAACTATGTGGTCCTTATCATACTGTAATAAGAGATAGGTCACCAGAGAGTATATTTATTGCTAACTTAAATAATGCAGAGAAAGATTATTTGGATCTAATTAACCTTGGTTGGAAACCACAACAAGCAAGAAATGTACTACCATTAGCTACTAAGTGTGAAATGATAATGACAGCCTTTGTAGATGATTGGTGGGGAGGGTATCTAGTCTTTGATAAGAGTACTGGATTATTAGACCAAATAATCCACGGAATGTTCTGGAAAGAGCTAGATAATATAGATAGAGAGAAATATAGAATTGTTGAGAAAGGATTCTTTCCTTTAAGATGTTCTAGTGCAGCTCATCCCCAAGCGCAAGAGTTAGCTATTCCATTAAGAGAGGAGTTTCTTAAGAGAGGTTATATAAAATGATAGTAAAGATACTAATAGAATATGAAGACCCTATGGATAATTCACTCCCACCTCAAACTTATATTAGAGAATGGAGAAGTGTAGAAGTTATTCCTATGGAATGGTACAAAATACTTTCTAATCCTCATGGATATAGGTACTATAGGATATGACCGCAAATGAATACTTTGGTGACTGGATTGATGTTATTGACAAAGAGGAACTACGTAAAGTAGTAACTTGGGTTAATAAGGTCAATTCAGCTGACCTATGTCCTTCTCCTAAGAACATCTTTAGAGCATTTAGGGCTTGCTCATTCAAGGACTGTAAGGTAGTCTTTCTTGGGCAAGACCCTTATCCTCAAAGAGGAGTAGCTACTGGAATACTATTTGGTAATTCAGAAGATACTCAAGAGGATTATCTATCTCCTTCACTTAAAGTAGTTAAAGAAGCTGCTATTAATTATGAAATTCCCCACAACCTTATAGAGTTTGACAATACGTTAGAGTCTTGGGCTAAGCAAGGGATATTAATGATTAATACAGCTCTAACTTGTGAAGTAGGTAGAGTTGGGGCACACTTTGACATATGGAAACCATTTGTATCTAAGTTGATTCACAACATGAGCTATAAAGATGGGGGTATGATTTATGTTTTATTTGGCAGCCAGGCTGGATTATTTAAGAATGATATAGTGAATAGCTTAAAGACAATCGAAGTATATCATCCAGCATATTATGCTAGGACTGGTAAGAAGATGCCTAGTAGTGTATTTACTGACATCAATCAGGTATTGAAGCAACAGTATAACTATCAAATAGAATTTTATAAGGAGACGGAATATGGAACGTGCTAATAGAAAATCAGTAAATGATAATTTACGCAAGTATGACCATTTAGCCAAGAAGGATGACTTTATTGAAGTTACTGAATGGACTAATGGTGAAGGTTGGGATATTACTATAAATGATAGGGTAATCCCACTAACTCGTGGTGAATTAGATGCTATTGATTATCTAACTAAAGGTTTAGATTATGATAACGATTAATAATTGTAAAAGATGAAAGAACAGAAGTTTGAATTTAGTGCTAAGAACACTTTCTTTACCTCAGACCTTCATTTTGGCCATACTAACATAATCAGATTATGCAATAGGCCATTTAAAGATGTTGAGGAGATGAATAAAGTGCTAATTAATAATTGGAATAGAATAGTCCCTGAAAATGGGACTATTTTTATTTTAGGAGATTTTGCATTTGGAGGTAGTGAATTATGGAACACTGCTTTAAACCAGTTAAATGGCAATAAGTACTTAATAATTGGAAACCATGACGTTAAAAACCTAAGACAAGGCTATATGGATAAATTTGTGGATGTACTACCGCAAATGCAAATTCAGATAGAGAAGAGAAGTGTCTATTTGAATCATTATCCATTCCTGTGCTATGGTGGTTCATATCGTAACGATGCCGATGCTGTGTGGCAGTTATTTGGCCATGTTCATTCTGGTCCGACTAGTTCTGGATTGGATTGTGATAGATTGGTTCATCTATTCCCTTATCAGTATGATGTAGGTGTAGATAACAACAACTATACTCCAATCTCTTGGGCAGAGGTAAAGGAGAAGATTCAGCACCAAATAGATGAAGGAGTGGAGAAATCAGTCAAGGAACATACAATTCCTGACGAAATATACAAACTATAATGACTAAATTGACTTTAGAAATCGACGGAACTATCTGTTCTATGGAGATACCTTATAATGATGTAAGTGCTACTGAACTAATTAAGGGATTTGGCTCTCTAATGATTGGTCAGACATTTCTTGCTTGCACTGTTAAAGAGGCTCTAGAAGAGGTAGCCGAAGATTATGAAGACGAACTAAGAGTAGGTTATGAATCCCAACACACTGAGGAAGATTAAAAGGTTAGAAGCTGGTGAATCATTTATCACTAGTGAGCCTGGAAACTCTATGCTTCCGTTATATAAGAGTAATGAGAAGCATAGGGTTACTCCAATGAAATGGGAAGATTGCAAAGTGGGCGATGTAGTATTCTGTAAGGTTAGAGGTTCATGTGTAACTCACAAAGTCTATGCAGTAGATAGTGAGAAAGGTTGTCTAATAGGTAATAATAAAGGACACATGAATGGATGGACTAAGAATGTATATGGCAAAGCCCACAAAATTGACCAATCGTTAAAAACTAAGAAGCCTTGAGAATTTGTGTAACGTCTGATTTACATGGCATTCTTCCTAAAATAGAAGAGCCATGTAATGTAGTATTGATATGTGGAGATATTATGCCATTATGTATGCAGAGAAACATTCCTCAGAGTGAGAAATGGTTAAAGACTACATTTGCTGAATGGGTTAATGATCTTCCGTGTGAGTCTGTTATTATGGTAGGAGGCAATCATGATTTTGCTTTAGCTAATATGTACAGGCAGCCTCTAAAAATTAGCTCAATCTTAACACAGCCAACTAATGGTAAGCTGAAGCTATTAGATAATGAGGAAACACACATTACTGATGAAAATGGAAAAGATTACACAATATGGGGAACCCCATATTGCAAAATCTTTGGTAATTGGGCTTATATGTATGAGCCTGAAACTCTGATTAAAGCATATGAATCTATGCCAGAGAAGTGTGATATTGTTATATCTCATGATGCTCCTAAGTTGTGTGGTCTTGGTGTTATTCATCAAAGATTTGACCAAGAGGATGCTGGCAATCCCTGGTTGGCTGATGAGATACTTCGCAAACATCCTAAATATACATTCTGTGGACATATCCATAGTGGGGAGCATAATCTACAGATCCTTGATGATATGAAAATGGCTAATGTGTCTTTAGTAGATGAAAGCTACGTAAAATATTTTAATCCTTTATATTTGGATGTCTAAAATTACAATTAAGCTGTCAGTTACTCCAATGCTATTGGTTCTTCTGCTACTAATACTAAAACTAATAGGATTGGGGATTAGTTGGCTATGGGTATTTTGTCCAATATGGATTCCATTGGTATTTATTGCAATTTCTGGAATAACGGTTATATTTATACTAATTATAGCATTATGGATGGGAAAATCGTTTTGGTTATAGTGGATTTTCAGTATGACTTCTGTCTATCTGGGAGTCCACTTTATGTAAAAGGGTCTGATAAGGCTCTTTTAAATGTTGCTGACTTAATCTCAAGTGATAGAGTTAGTAGAGTGATATTTACTGCTGATTGGCATCCGTCTAAACACATTTCTTTTAAAAAGAATGGTGGTCAATGGGATGAACATTGTGTGCAGTTCTCTAAAGGTGCGGCTATACATGACTTATTATTGTATGGTTGTATTAGTGCTGGAATACCTTATAAGGTAATTACCAAGGGTACATCTCACATTTCTGAGGAATATGGAGTAAAGGTTGCTCCGGCTAGTGCTAAAGCTCAGTACCATACTATCTATAGTTTATCAGTAGGAGTTGATGTTCAGCCAGATGAGCAAATAGTAATCTGTGGCTTAGCAGGAGATTACTGTGTGTTGGAAACTTTGAAAAACCTGGCTCCCATTAACCCTATGATATTTCTCAATGGTGTAGCCTCTCTTGACGGAGGAATTAAACTTAATGAATATATAGAAAATAGTGGGACTAAGGTATGGTTATAGGAATTATTGCATTACTAATTTACCTATTAACAACAATAATAGGTATTCTTATGGGCAAGTATCTGTCTAACATGGTTGACAAGAATGACAAGCAGGAGGTACACTCATTTATTCACGTTTGCCTTATTCCTATAATTAATATACTTGTTGTTATTGTAGGTTTATTTGAACTAGTAAATGGGATATTACATAAAATAGCAAATTATATAGAAAAATGGTGGTAAAATCAATTCTTGATACGGACTTGTATAAGTTTACAACTTCGTATGCTTACATGAAGTTATTTCCCAATGCGGAGGGGACATTTTCATTTATTGATAGGGATAATACTGAATATGATGAGGAATTCATACTTATGTTGAACATGGAATTGCTAAATCTATATTCTCTGTCTCTATCCATAGAGGAGAAGGATTATATGATTGCGAACTGTAGATTTATACCTGCTGTATATTGGGAATGGCTTAGTTCTTTCAAGTTTGACCCTTCACGTGTTGTTATAAGCCTTGATGAAAACAAGCATCTTAATATAGATGTTACGGACAGTCTCTATAAGGTTACTTTATATGAAGTACCAATATTAGCTATAGTATCAGAAGTACGCAATGCCTGGCTAAGCAACACTCCTGATTCCGACTGGAAGCAGAGATTGTACGATAAAGTACAAATGTCCAATCAACATGCTCTACCGTTTTCAGAATTTGGAACTAGGAGGAGATTTTCTTATGAAGTACAGGAATCTGTATGTATCTATCTAAAGAGATACGCTACATTTTGCACTGGTACTTCCAATTGTTATCTAGCTATGAAATGTAGTATGAAAATGATGGGAACTCACCCACATGAATGGTTTATGTTTCATGGTGCACAGTATGGCTACAAACAGGCTAATTATATGGCATTAGAGAACTGGGTTAACGTTTATGACGGGGATTTAGGTATTGCTTTAACTGATACCTATACATCGGAGGTATTCTTAAAAAACCTATCACGTAAACAGGCCAAGCTGTTTGATGGTGTGAGGCATGATAGTGGAGATCCCTATAAGTTTATAAATAGAGTAATAACTAGGTATAAAGAACTAGGGGTTGATCCTGCTACTAAGACTATAATCTTCAGTAATGCCCTTACATTCCCCGATGCTTTGGAGATTATGCAATATTGTGGTGGTAGAATTAGGTGTGCGTTTGGTATAGGTACTAATCTTACCAATGATACCGGTAACAAGCCTTCTAATATTGTAATGAAATTGGTTAGGTGCCGAATGACTAAAGCACAACCTTGGTTTAACTGCGTTAAGCTATCTGATGATTTAGGTAAGCATACTGGGCAGAAAAAAGAAGTAGAACACTGTATAAATGAATTGAGACTATGCAATGGGAGTATGACAAAATTACAGTTAAGTATGAAATGAACATCTCTGAGTTAAACAAGATGGGAAACTCAGGATGGGAGTTAGTGGCTGTTACATATCATGCAAGTGGTTGCTATACTTATTATTTTAAAAGGTTGATAAAATGAATGAGTTAAATTATGAGAGGGTGTTTAATGTTTTAGTTAATGAAACATCTAGTTACATTGTTAAGAATCATCTTAAAGCTATGATTCTTGGGATCAGCGGTGGTATAGATTCAACAGTAGTTGCTGCTATTTGCCATGAAGTAAGTAAACAGACTGGTATTCCTTTAATTGGAAGAAGTCTTCCTATTAAGAATAGAAACGATGAGTTTGAAGTATCTAAGCTAGTGGGAGAAGCATTCTGTAATGACTTTGCAGTATGTCCGATGACAAGGTTATATCATGCAGCTCTCAAAGAAGTGTACCAAGTAGAAAACATGGAAAGGCATGAGTCTACCTATACTATTGAAGAACTAGAGCAAGCTAATGGACAGACTAAGATAGCTAATGGTAACATTCAGGCTAGGTTAAGAATGATGTTCCTGTATAATCTTGCTTCAATCCATAAAGGTTTAGTAATGTCTACGGACAATCAGACTGAATATCAGCTTGGATTCTGGACTATTCATGGTGATGTAGGTGATTTCGACCCAATTCAGGACTTATGGAAGACAGAGGTTTACGGATTAGCTAATTACCTACTGGGCATGTATTATAATTTGTACTGCGAGGCTACTCTTGATAAGTGTAAAGAAGCTAGAGAATGGGAACAGTGGTGGAAAGGCAAGTACGAGGCCATGAAGGCATCTATAGCTCTTACTCCTACAGATGGTCTTGGCATCAGTAATAGTGACCTGGATCAAATTGGGGCTAAAAGTTATAACGATGTTGACAGAGTGTTGCAAACTTTAGTCTGTCCTGCTTCTCCTGAGAATGACAGAGTGCAAGATGCTTTAGCTGTTGAAATAGGTCCAGAGACTATAGATAAGATTATCAAAAGACATAGAAACTCTGGGTTTAAGCGTGAAAAGTCTCCTATCTATATATCTAGGGAGCTTTACAAATAACTTATTATTCTAGTATGAAACTATATTATTTATTTTTATTGATAATGGCTCTTTTAATGAGCTGTTCTGGGCCTAGTGTTGACAGTGTGTCTAGTAATACTCTCACTGCAGGGTATACTACTTACAAGGGGCAGGTTAGAGAGCTTATCATAGATGGACATACCTATATCAAGGTAAATAGAGGTGTAGCCCATTCAGGTTCATGTGGGAAGTGCAAACAAGAGCTTTACAGTATCATCCGTAAAGCTATAAAAGATGAGTTAGGGAAATGACAGGTTTATTCTTTGGATCATTTGATCCAATTCATATCGGGCATGTCAACATCATCACATCAGCATTAAATTCTGGAATAGTTGATGATGTTGCAGTTATTCCAGCATTTAAGAGTGTATGGAAAGATACCGAAACCAGCTTCTTAGTTAGATGTGCTATGTGTACGCAGGCTATTAAATCGATTCCTCATACATACGTTAGTACCATCGAGCAGAGTTTAGCTGAAGGTAAGCCACTCCCTACTTATAAGACCCTTGAATGGTATGAAGGAAATTATGACTTCTACATTATAACTACTCCAGAAACATATCTAGAAATTCCTAGATGGCAGAAGGGCGATGAGATATTGGAGAAGTATAAGTTCTTAATAGTAACTTCCAGTCATTTTGATTTTATGTTGGGAAGTGAAAAGCTTGAAGAGTTAGAGGAAAGTATAATTAGTAGTGGTAAGAATAAATTAATATATTCTCCAAGTATTAATGTATGTTCAACCTCTATAAGACAACGTGTAAAGAATGGTAACATTGTAATTCCATTCGTGCAGGATGATGTTTTAAATATAATTAAGCGAGGAAATTTATATAAATGAAAGTATATATTTCATGTCCTTATTCATTTAAGGAAGGGGTAAAAGAAACAGTAAAACACCTTAAAAAGCTAGGACTTACTGATATATCTAATAACACTAGAGGAGAAGATTATGATGCTTCTAAACTCCAGGAATCTGACTTTGTTATATTCGTGCTAGAGGATTTTAAGTGGAGTCAGCCTTTAAATACTATGAGTAAGGGAATCTTATCTGAATTTGTGTGGTGTCTAAACCACAGAAAGCCTTATTATATCTGCTATAGGTCAGCTGCCGGATTAGGGATATATGGTGCACAAATAGATGAGACAGCTGTATTTAGAGGAGGTGAAAGCATATTATTAAGTGGAGTTGCAAGTACCAAGGATTCCCTGCCTCTTGTAGCACAAACATGTTCAAACATTTACTATATGGGAGGAAACCTATATATAAAGTCAGGTGAAGATAAATCGAGTATTGAAACAGAGTCAAATTTTTATTGATATGAAGAATTTTCCATTGTTGGATGAAAACGGCAAGGAATGGTGGATAAGCCGTTCTATTGCAGTAACTGGATGTATATTTACATTTCTGAATGGTAAGTGGTGTGTACTAGCCAATAAGAGGGGTGAAGGTACACCTGATTTTCAGGGAATGTGGAATATGCCATGTGGTTACTTAGACTTTAATGAAACTACAGCAGAAGCTGTAATCAGAGAAGTCTATGAAGAGACTGGAGTTAGACTGAATCCTAACTTCCTACACTTCTGGAAATTCAATGACTCTCCTGCCCAAAATAGACAGAATGTATCCTTTAGATACTATGCTCTAATTGATGCACAGCCAGGTAGTATCAGTGTTGGTACTGGTAACGATAGAGGCGGGGAAGAGGATGAAGTGGAAGCTATCGGGTGGATTCCATTGGACTCTATTGATAAATATCAATGGGCGTTTGACCATGATAAAATTATCAGAGAGTTTGCTGAATGGATGCACTTAGAGGATGGAGATTTGGATATGGAGGATATTGACTTAGACCCAGTATGACATACTTTATAAGTGGACATAGGGACTTAACATGGGAGGAGTTTGCCAAATGGTATGCTCCTGCCATTAGTAGAACACTTAGTACAGATAATGCAGCCCAGTTCGTTGTAGGTGATTGTGAAGGCGCCGATAAAATGGCTCAGGATTATCTACTAGCCTGTGGTGTTTCATTTAGAAATATCACTGTATATCATATGTTTAAAGCTCCTAGATATGCAGCTCTTAGAAGTGTGCCCACTCAAGGAGGCTTTACATCTGATATAGAAAGGGACAAAGCTATGACTGAGCACTCTGACTATGATATTGCCTTTATTCGTAAAGGTAAAGAATCCTCTGGTACTGCTCAAAATATCCTAAGAAGATGGACGAAGTAAAGAAGCCTACTGAGAGGGAAAGATTTGAGAGTCTTAGGCTGCACTTCACTAGTCTATTCCTACAGCATCCTAAAATGCTTGAAGTCATGTCCTATAAGGATATAGTATTGAAAGCTAAGGAATTTACTAAAGAATATCTAAAGCATGAATAAGTTTATATTTTTAGATATAGATGGGGTTATGAATAGTAATCTCTTCTACTCTGAAAGAACTCAGGACAAAAGATATAATGATTGGATTAAAGAGCACCCTGAGCGTATAGCTTGGAGTGCTTGTAATATTGACCCAAGAGCAGTAGAAAGGCTAAATAGACTTACTGATGCTACTGGAGCTAAGATTGTTGTATCTTCTACCTGGAGAAGTGATAGTAATTTGCAGGAAGTATTTAACCTTGTTGGAATTAAAGAACCTATACATGACATAACTCCTTATATGAGGAGTAGGCATAGAGGTTCCGAAATCCAAGAATGGTTAGATAAGCAAACTGAACCTTATCGGTATGTAATCTTTGACGATGATACTGATATGTTGGACTCTCAATTACTTTATTTCATTCAATCTGATTGGCTGAAATGGGGTTTAAGTGATGAAGATGTCGAACAAGCAATACATATTCTAAATGATACAGCCACTTAGACATATCTATAATGACCCAACCCTAGACAGAGAGTTGCTTCTTCGTAAGTTAGCCTCTCTAAGGATTAAGGGTGTAATTAGTATTGAAGAATACGAGTATTTAAAACATTTAATAAGAAAGGAGAACGAAAATGCTCAGAGAGCAAATGGATGCACTTATTAAGCAATCAATGCTTGATAAGAATATAAAGAGAACTGATGTATTAAGGGCTATTAAGAATGAGTTCTTAGTGTTTCAAACAGCTAAAAATGCTAAGCCTTTAGATGATGCAGCTGAGTTTACTATTCTTCGTAAGATGGTTAAGCAAAGACTTGATAGTAGAGACCAATATATTGCAGCAGGAAGGAAAGACCTAGCCGATAATGAATCTAAAGAGATTCTAGTGCTGGAATCTTTCCTTCCGCGAGAAGCCACGATTGAGGACATCAATAAGGCAATCTATGAAATCTGTACTGAGAGGGGATGGTACATACCGCAGAGTGAAGACACAATCTGCCCGGAAATCCCGAAAAAGTCTATGGGAGAAACTATTAAGATGGTCAAGGGAAAGCTTGATAATGTAGATGGCAAATTACTTGCCGATACTATTAAATCATTTCTGGTATGACATTGAAGGAAATAGTAACTCTTCCAAGTACAGCTAAATTCAGTCATGCAATAGCTGGGGTATTATACTATAGAATTGTGACTGATGATATTATTATACAGTTCCCTATTGATATGAATGATAGGGATGATGTGGGTACCACTACATTTGTAGACTCCTATAAGCCTATTACTCTAATGAGATATATCAGAAAGGCCATTGACAATCAAAGTATAATAATTATTAATAGACATAAGGGTACTTGGTGGTGACATTATACCTTATCTGACTAATATATCTAATTCTAGTTTAATTCTTGAAAATTTGTAAATTAATTTGGCAACGTAGCTTATAATGCTTATATTTGCAGAAATTAAGTGGTTAAACATGTTAAACGAATTAATTTATGAAAATCGAGAGTAAAGTAAAAAGGTTTCAGCAAGGTGGGGCTGCTCCTGCACCTCAAGAGGCTCCTGAAGGTGGAGCACCAGCTGGTGGAGCACCAGCTGAAGGGGGGGCACCTCAAGAGGGGGGACAAAATCCTATGGATCAGATTCTACAAGTAGCAGAGCAAGCTGTTCAAACACAAAATTGTGAGGCAGCTCTAGCGGTATGTCAAGCATTGGTACAAGTTGCAGGTGGTGGTGCTGCTCCAGCAGAAGCCCCTCAAGAGGAACCAACCTTTGCAAGAAACGGGGCTAAACTGATAAGAGTAAGATAATTAGTCACAGAGGCAGAAAGGAGCGTATAGATTGTTATATGCTCCTTTTTTATTATACATAGTATATGTCACAAGTAATTAGGAAGTTTAAAAACTCTGGTAAGATAGAAGAAACTACACCAGAGCTATTCGAAAGGGCTGGTGTTGGTAAATATGACAAGGCTGAGTTAATTTCGGGACTACTAAGGAATATGGATACTTATGTGCAACATAATAATCTAAACGAGAGCCAAGCAGAACAGTTTAGAGATTATGCTAACCAGTTTATAGATGGAATCAAGAATGGCACTATTACTATGAAAGGTGATGGAACATTTACTGACTCTACAGGTAAGTTATCTAGCACTGGTAAGTTCGATAAAAATTTCCTTGGTAAATATAAAGACACTGCCAACAATGCTCTTAATCTAGTTGGGGATTACGCCAAAAGCTACATTGATCAAATGTCCCAATATGTAGAAAAAGCTGCACCTACTAAAGAAAGATTTGATGCCAATAAATATTTAACATCTGAGATTTCCAAAAGATGGTATGGGGGTCAAAAGGTGGATATGGATAATTGGTTTAATAAAAGGCAGGAACAAGATAGAAATTCTCTTATGTCAGAAATATTCAATACTGCTAATTTAAATGAATTATATGATACATATGATTGGACTGACACAGGAGTTACTTCTGCAGAAGACCTATCTAATAGATTTAAGAGATTCGGAACAGCAGTATCCAATAATATATTAGACAATGAAGATTATAATTCATTTGCCAATCTAGGTGGATCATCACTTGACAAGTGGTTTAAACAGCAAGAACAGGTTGACGGTGATCAGGAGCCTACAGAGGAGGATAGAATCAAGGAATGGTCGGAGGAAGCTAAACAACAAGGTGCTTCTACTCCAGAAGCCATACAAGCCTATGTAGAACAGAAGCAGAGACAACAAGCTGATCTGAATAAGTCATTCATAGATAAGAATGAAAAAGAAAAATACAAAATTGCTAGGGATAATTATTTTAATGAGTTTCAAGCCAATAATCCATTTACAGGAGGACTTAGTGGAACATTAAAGCACAATTATTTATGGAATCAAGATGCAGAGGATAGTTTAATATTAGGTATGGAAAAGAACTACGAGGGAGGTTTAGACGCTTATCTGGCCAAAGAACTAAGTAGAGAATCTTTATCTAATGATCCTAGTAGTAGGAATGTCGGTAGTTTACTTGATTTAGTTATTAAAAGAAATCCATCTAGGTATATAAATGTTGAAGGAGACTTCGCTGCAATTCCAGAAACATTTGATTTTGATAAATATACAGCATTATTATATAATCCTAAATCCCAGCAGTACAAGGAAGTATCCATGTTAGCTAATGATGTTTTGAGAAGGTTAGCTGAGGAGAATTATGATAAAAACTTCAAAAAAGCAGAGGGTGGAGTTATTAAGTTTCAGTATGGGGGTAGTACTAACCCGATGGTTACTGAGGTATTATCAAGAAGGAAAGCTGATAAGGAAAATAAGGCTAGAGAAGTAGAGCAAAAAGCTGCTAGTTCTGGTAAAACTAAGGAACAAGTAGCTAATGACAGTCGAATAGTTAGTGAAGATTGGACTGGAGAGGACTTCACTAGACTAGCCTCTATTGCAGCTGATATAGGTTCTATGGCCGCTGCCTATGCTCCCGGAGTTGGTACTTTAGCATCTGCTGGACTGGGATTTACGAGTTCACTCATGAATTATGGTGCCGACCTTTCAGCTAACGGATTTAATAGCAGGGACTTACTAAATCTTGGTGCAAATATAGGATTAGATACAGTTGGTCTGATTCCGGGATTTGGTTCAGCTGCCAAAGGTAGTAAAATCCTTAAGACGGCTATGAAGTATATACCAAGAGCTTTAGCTGCATATCAAGCGTACAATTATACTGGACCTGCCGTAGAATCTATGAGAAAAGCATTAGACCCAGATGCTAAACTTACAGTAAATGATTGGAGGAACATAGCAGAAGGGTTTAAGCTACTAACACAAGGTGGTATTGGTGCTACTAGAACAGTAAAATCACATAACCTTAGAAAACAGTTAGCCACAGGTAATAAAACCCTAACCACATTAGGTGGTAAAGAAGTATCACTGACTCCTGAACAACTAGCTGAAATTAAAAAGGCCGGACATCGTTTAGAGGACCAAGAAGCAGCGCTTAGACTGGTAAAAGGTGATGATAGTTTAAGGATGGTGGAGAATCTAAATAGAAAATGGTATGATCCACGTAGGTTAACCCCTAAATCTAGTCTACGTAGTGAATATGACTTTAATAAAACCAAACCTATACAAACATCACAAGGTACTATTGAAGTTCCTATAGTGCACAGTAAGGGTGATAAATATCTGGCTGCAGTGATGCAACAAAAGACTATGAATATACCCGGACTAGATGCTGCTGCTAGAAGGTATAATGATTGGAAATATCGTGATGTTATAAGAGCTAACAGACAGGATATACCTAAACCAAATACTTCTAAGCCTTCTAGGGAAAAAGTCAATATAACTCCCCCAACAGGAAGTTCTCAGTTAGCATTACCTCAAAAGGGTACTCCATCTCAGATACCAGAGAGAGTATCCCCAGTAGTTGATAAGACTAATCCTGAACTTCTATCAAGGCCTATCAGTCATGAGGAGAGAGGGCAACAGGTGGTAACAGCCCTAGCTAATCTAAACAAAATGTTGTCTGGTGCTATATACCAAACTAGAAATGTAGCACCCACTAGGAGAAGAATATTGAAAGAAGAACAGTACAATAGAGATTGGGATGAGGCTGTTAGAAATACACCTGCTGCCGGATATGTAGAGCCTCAATCTATTAGTAAGCGTTACACACCACCAACCCCCACAGAGTTATATATGGAAAATGCACCTGGATCAAATTTATCAATAAAGGATCCTAATGCAAGATACTTATGGGAAATGGTAGACAATGCTACTAAGAAAGTCACAGGACATGTGAAAAATCAAAACCTACCTCATAAAAAATCTAATAAGAAAAAGAAAACTTCGAGGGATGATAGGGTTACTAAAAAGGCAGAAGGTGGACTAATTCAATTCTTACAAGCAGGTAAGCCCGTTGGAAGAATTAAAGCTAAGGACATGTCTAACTGGAATAGATCTTCTGCATTAGCTGGTTATGACTTTGGTGCAGATGTTGACAGATGGAAGCAAGGATATACTGGTGAGGATGAATGGCAAAATGCATATATACAAGCATTTAATGGGGGAGAAGACATATATGATCAATTAACTACTAAAACAGGAGACTATTTTGGTGGTAATTATAACTACTCTGTACAAGATCCTTTAGCTAGACATAGGCAATTTACCTTTAGAAACACTAATCAAAACTTTGATGATTTAATCAGAAATAGTATTATAGGACATGGAGTTACTGAGGGTGCTACTAACTTTGATAACTATGCCGGAGATAGAACAGGTAACAGAACCCTAAGTAGAATATCAGCTGATGATGCTGTTAGGTTTAATAATCAATTAAAATCTAGAGGTTTAGAGCTGTATGACAAAGGTAATGGAACTTACAGACTAAGAAGAATATATGACCCTGTAGCTAATCCAGTAGTTGTTGAATCTACTGCGAGTACAAACCCAATAGAAACTAAATCTTCCTCTGGGTCAAATGTAATTGGAAGTGGATTCCCACTATCTTCTAAGTACTCTGTAAGGCCAGAAGATGTACTAGCTACTGGAAGAATGGTTGGAGGTCTGGTTACTAATAATAGAGCAGCTAAGCTATATAAGGAAGGGCTGAAACCTACCTTGCTAGATACCTTTGAAAATACAGTACCTTTGCAGGGTAATTATATGGCTAAAACTAGCGCTGAAAGGCAAGCAGCTAACTTGGAATCGTTAGCCGCAAGGCCTAGAACTTCCGATGCCTCATTGCAGTTAGCTGCAGAATTAGAGGCTAGTGACAGAGCTGGACAAGCTAGATTCCAAGGGGATCTTCAAGATGCTGAAATGTTCTATAAAACTAGACTGTTAGGACAGCAAGAGTCTGATGCTGCTAAAGCGAGAAGAGTTGAAGTTGCTAATAGAAACAAAGGCTCTATGCGTGCTATAGAGGCTGCTAAAAAGCAGGTAGATGCTGCTAAGGCATCAGCTAACTATCAACAAGTAATAGCACCTTGGCTAGCTGGAATAGAAAATCAGTATAGGCAGACTAGAGCTATGGGTAAGCAATTTGCTATGGAGCAAGCCCAAAATAATATGGCTTCTAACTACGATGCAGAGTATACTAAGCTACTAGAACAATATGGGGATGATCCTGTTAAACTGGGTAATGCTTTAAAGGCTTTAAGAGCTAAGTCTACACAGGAAATGTTAGACTATAAAAAAAGC